TGCCGTTTGATTGTAAAGTAAAATACAAAAAAACCACAATCAAAATACCTATCAAAATTACTGAACCCGATGACTTTCGTCCGGGAACACACAAAGCACGACTAGTTGATAAAATAGTGTGGTTAGTGGAAATTACTATTCCTAAATCTCTAATGGCTGACATACGCACAGGCAGTATCGAACTAGAAGATCAAACAATTGATCTAGAAGACTTAGATGCAGCTTACGAAGAAGATTTAGATCAACAGGAATTCAAACAAGATGACACAGAAACAACAGCTCAGTGAAGGTCTTGATTATAAAGATCTGGTTGGTATGATGAAGCCAACTATTCACATCGATGAATTTGCCAGCAAGATGGGTGAAGATGACGATATTATTGTGGCCAGTTTTTATGTTCGTAGCCTGCAAGCAGCTCGAGATCTTGAAAATTGGTTTGAGAAAGGTTACGATTGGGTGCTGGATGCTGCTACAAGTCCCGGAGAAATCAAACCTGGAAGATATCTTGTGTATATCGAATTACGTAGACGTAGCAGTGCAGGTCGGAAATTATCAGAAGCAATCGACGATTTATCAACATTAACTGAATACTCGCCCAAGGACTGGACCTTAGTACACCGCAAAAAACAACATCCTTTTTCAGTTGAAGAGTTTGAAAAAACAGTACCTTTAAGCCCAGCAGATTACCGACAGCTGACCGAAAAAGGTCTCAACGAAATGCGTGCTGCTGCAGGACTTGATACAGTTCAAATTCACGATCGAGAAAAAGATATTTTACAACTTCAGGCTGCAGCCGGTATATAAACACAACTAACTTTTATTTTAAAATTCAATGATTCTCAAAAGCTTTGGGTGCAGTTTTATTTTTGGAAGCGATTTATCTGACGACGGAAGATACGGAGGACATGCTACTTATAGTCTGTATTCCTGGCCGGCTGTGCTGTCTCGCAAATTAGAATTAAAGTATTCGTGTTATGCTCGTCCTGGATCTGGTAATTTAAGAATACTGGAACGAGTACTAACTCAAGCTGCTTGCAATGAAAAAGATCTTTTTATAATCGGATGGTCCTACATAGATCGATTTGATTATACTGACCATTCAGACACATGGGAAACTGTGTTGCCGGGAAATAATACAGATCAGTCTCGTAGTTATTATCGAGATTTTCATTCTCAATTCAAAGACAAACTAACTTCGCTTGTTTATATAAAAACAGCCATTGACGTTTTGTCTGATAAGCAAATACCGTTTGTAATGACTTACATGGACCCTTTGCTGTTTGAAAAAGAATGGCATACTACTCCTGCAGTAACGGATTTACAAGATCAAATACTGCCTTATATGAATACATTCAATGGACAAACATTCTTAGAATGGAGTTATGACAATGATTTTGAAATCAGTTCCAATAAGCATCCATTGGAGCCTGCACATCGAGCAGCAGCTGATTTATTATTGCCAATGGTTCGTGAAAAATTAAAAGATTAATAATTATACGGATAAGTGCAACAGTTGTACTATTAACAATTCTGTGTTATAATTAACGTGTGAAAGATTACTATCAAACACTTGGAGTACCTAAAACATCTACTGCCGCCGACATCAAGCAGGCATATAGATCTTTGGCCATGAAACATCATCCTGATCGCGGCGGAGATGTTGGTAAGTTTCAAGAGATACAAGAAGCTTATGCTGTTTTATCAGACGAAGCCAAACGTCAACAGTACGATAATCCTAGATCGCAATTTTCGAGCAGTGGTGGATTTGACTTCGATGCTATATTTGACATGTTTGGTGCCGATCTCCGAGGCGCAAGACGGTCAACACCACGCATTTCTTTGTGGATTTCTTTAAACGATGCCCTAACTGGCGGCAATAGAACAGTAGCTATACAAGTTGGGCCCAGCGTTTCTAATATAGAAATTTCTATTCCGGCTGGCATACAAGACAACGATACTCTGCGCTATAATAAACTTGCGCCCGACGGCCAAGATCTCATAATTAACTTTCGAATCAGACCAGAATCTGGATGGTATAGAGATGGACTAAATCTTGTTACTGAACGAACGATTGATATTTGGGACCTGGTACTTGGTACAGAGTTGACTGTTCGCGACTTGCAGGGCAATGAGTTGATACTGACAGTTCCTCCGCAGACTCAACCTAATGCTATACTGCGAGCCAAAGGTCGAGGATTTCCTGAACGAGCATTACCCGGAAATCGTATAAATCGTCCTCCAGGAGATCTCTTGGTAAGATTACACGCAAGAATACAACGTCCTGTTGATGCAGAACTTATAGAAGCCATACGCAAATTTAAATCAAAATAAATAGGCAGTATATGCATTTAACTCGCAGAACACTCATGCTCAAGCTCAAGCTCATGAATCTCAGCAATTGCTGGTACAATGAAGATTTGGCAGAAAGACTGCATCGATTGATGCAGACCGAAAATGCCATTGGTTTGGCTGCGAATCAGGTAGGCCTCAGAGACCGTTGTTTTGTCATGAAAATTGATCAAAGCAAATGGTCGTGTTTCAATCCCGAAATTATCGAATCGAGTCAAGACCTAGTGGATTTCGAAGAAGGTTGCTTGAGTTTTAAAGGAGAATCGTGTATAATAAAACGACCTGATTTGATAACAGTACGTTACAGGGATGCTGTTAACTGTGAGCATGTCGAACAGTTAACAGGATTAGCTAGTCGTTGTTTTCAACATGAATTAGATCATTTAAACGGTATTACAATGTGGGACCGATACAAGGAACAAAATGCAGAACAACCCTGAGATTGAAAAAATTATCGAAGACGCAGTTAGGATTGCCAAAGAACGTCGGCATGAATATGTGTTAACTGAACATCTGTTAATGGCCATGATCACTCATGCACCATTTCGAGCTGTGCTGGAAAAGTTTGGTACTGATATAACCCACATGCAAGTAGATGTTTCGAGGTATTTAGATTCTTTGGACCATCTCACTAAAACCAACAAAGATATAACACCTAGAAAAACCAATGCCTTGGAACGGGTGTTTAATCGTGCTCTAACACAGGTCTTGTTTACTGGCCGCAGAATTGTAACTACTGCTGATCTATACCTGGCTATTATGGGTGAAAGCAACAGCCATGCTCAATACTTTTTGTTAAAATATGGAGTGACCAAAGCAGAATTTGTACATTTCTGGGAGAAAAATTACAGCGCCAACAGCTACACTCTTGACACGCAGCAAGCCAATGAAGTATTGGAGGAATACTGCACCAACATTACCCGTTTAGCAGCCGAAGATCGATTAGAACCAGTGATTGGCAGAGAAACAGAAATTGAAGAAATGGTTACAGTTTTGGCTCGTAGATTCAAGGCCAATGTGCTGATGGTAGGTGAACCCGGTGTTGGTAAAACTGCCATCATTGACGGACTAGCACAACGCATTAGCACTGGCCAAATTCCAGAATTCCTTAAAGGCAATGAAGTTTGGAGTTTAGAAATTGGCAGTTTGTTGGCTGGTTCAAAATATCGCGGCGAATTCGAAGAAAAAATTAAACAAGTACTAGCTGCATTAGAAGCTAAGAAAAATTGTGTGTTGTTCATTGACGAAGCACATACCATGCGCGGTGCCGGAGCTTCTGGATCATCTACCCTAGACTTTGCTAACATGTTGAAGCCGGCTATTACCAAAGGCTATCTCAAGGTCATTGCCAGCACTACCTGGGAAGAATACTACGAAAGTTTTGAAAAGGATCGTGCGCTGATGCGCAGATTTTATCGTTTGGCAGTAGATGAACCGGATGCAGAAACCACAGAAAAAATCTTAATCGGTCTAAGTCCGCGGCTAGAGAAGTTCCATAACGTTATGATCGATACTGATGCAATCGAAACTGCTGTATCACTTGGTACAAGATTTTTAACTGACAAAAAGAATCCCGACAAGTCAATTGACTTGATTGACGCTGCTTGTGCTAGAGAACGTGTGAAAGATGCTGGTACTATTACTGTCACAGCAGATCTTATTATGCAGCAAGTCAGTAGAGTCACTGGTGTTCCTATGGATCGTTTAAACAATACCAGCAACAGCAATGATAGTCATAGAATTGCTGACCTAGAAACCAATATCAAACAAAAACTTTACGGACAAGATGCCGTAGTCGACCAGGTTCTAGAACGTGTTTACATCAGTTTTGCTGGTATCGGTAATGAAAAACGTCCCATGGCCAGTTTCTTGTTTCTTGGCCCTACTGGTACAGGTAAAACCGAGATGGCCAAATTACTGAGTCAGAATCTAGACATGACTTTGTTAAAGTACGACATGAGCGAATATCAAGAACGTCACACAGTTTCCAGTCTTATTGGGGCTCCCCCGGGTTATGTTGGATTCGAAGACGGTAATCTCGGCGGCGGCAAACTTATCAGCGATATCAGCAAAAATCCTTTCAGCATCTTGTTGTTTGACGAAATCGAAAAGGCTCATCCAGACGTTACAAACATTTTATTACAGTTGTTAGACGAAGCACGTATTACCAGCAGTAACGGCAAAACTGTAGACTGCAAAAATACCATTGTGATCATGACTTCTAACCTGGGTGCCAGAGACAACGAAAACAACAACATTGGTTTCGGACAAGAGCTCGAGCGTGTAGGCAGCGAAGATCGTGCTATGAAAGAATTCTTTAAACCAGAATTACGTAACCGAATTGATTTGGTCTGTAAGTTTAACAAACTTGACATGCTGAGTATCAAGAAGGTAGTTGTAAAGTTTGTAGATGAATTGCGTCAGAGTTTAAACGCAAAGAATATCAAATTAAATCTTACAGAAGCAGCCGTTGAACTATTGGCGGAACAAGGATATGACAGCAAGATGGGTGCTAGACCTCTAGGACGTAAAATCGACCAATTAATTAGAGTTCCACTCAGTAAAAAAATTCTGTTCAATCAACTGCACGACTGCAGTATTTCAGCAGATGTAGTTGATGGAGAATTGAGCTTGATCAGCGATGTTGCTACAGCTCCTTCTGTTAATTTACCAACAGTGGATAATAATGGATTTATCGTCATTGATCGCTTTAAACCCAGAAGTTAAAATAAAACAAAAGAATACTGATCGATTATTTTATGATCAGTATTCTTACGGCGTTAGTTTCGGAATGTTGCATTTTTGGTGTCTTAGAACAATAGTAAAAGAGAATTTAACTCTATCTCAAACTCTCAACGAAGTAAAAAAACGCTACGGACGCAGAATGCGTTGGCGACAATGGTTTGCTCATCAGTCATTGCAGATTCCAAAAGACAACGATATTGATTGTGATGATTTTATAAATGACTGCACTAAAAATTTAGCTGATTTAGCAGAACTGTTATTTTTATACAAACGTCAAGTCAAGCTAATTGTATCAGGAGATAGCGGATATATATACAGCAACGACATTGATTTATTGAATTCCTTAATAAAAAAACCTTATCTTAATACCAATTATATTTTTCAAGCAAACGTTGTACGCCAAAAAAATACAATATCTCTACGAAAAAGCTCGCATCGCTATCGAACATATCTCAATGACAGTCGCATAACAGACAGTGAACATCGTTCACTCAGTGAGTATTTGTTTTCCCAGTCTGACTGGCGATTAAGTCCTGCGTTACAAAGATGGTGCCTGAGTTCTTTGCCGTGGCTGCAGAGAAGTCATTTTATTGATCATAATAACGCTACTGAGATTGTAATGCTGGAATTGATCAAGTCGGGTATCATACGTAAAACTATGCCGATAGTAGAGGTAAATAATTCAACTAACTATTCCTCAGGAAATTAAAATGGCAAAAATACACACAGAATCTGTTGTAATCACGTTCAGCAAATTGGTCAAAGATTCTGATCATGCTGCTACCATCGCCACCGTTGACATTGTGGCAGCATTAGCTTCAGTAGCCGAAGAGCTGGCCGGCTCTGGTATTGTTGTTGAAGTCGAATCTGCACAATGAAAACTACAACTCTACAACTGTTACCCACTACTACATACGGAACTCCGTCCGGCAATTATGACGGCAGCAGCGTAGACTGGGCAGGAGATCAACAACAGGCAGCCAACTATTACGGCGGTTTTGGTGATCTTCAAACCGTGGCATTTTATCTATTGAATTTTCAAGGGTTGATACGCATACAAGCTACACTGGACCAAAATCCAATCAACGACGCCAGCTGGTTTGAAGTTGAGTCGTTTGATGCAGTTGCTACTGCTAGAACAATAAATTTTTCTCGCAACATCACCGGCAACTTTGTATGGATTCGTGCCAGAGTAGAAGATTTTTCTGCTGGTACCATTACCAAACTTGCACTAAGTTATTGATACTGACTTTCCTGTTTATACGGATATTGGAAAATATGTAGTGCTAATAAATACATCAAATAAACAGGTCAAACCCAATGAAAAAATTAGTTATTATGCCCGGCGGATTTCATCCCTGGCATGCAGGACACACTGCATTGTATCATGCTGCTCAAGCAGCATTTCCTTCAGCTGATGTATTTGTTGCAGCCACTGCCGACACAGCCACAAGACCTTTTCCGTTCAATCTTAAAAAGATGCTGGCACAAGCAGCTGGTGTCCCTGCCAATAGATTCATCCAGGTTAAAAGTCCTTTTAGTGCCGAAGAAATTACTCAGATCTACGATCCTGCCGACACACAATTAATTTTTGTTCGCAGCGAAAAGGATCAAGATCAAAATCCCAAACCTGGTGGCATTAAGAAAAACGGCGAACCTGCGTATCTACAACCTTACAAGAGAACTGGATTGGCACCAATGAGCCAACACGGTTATATGGCTTACTTGCCAGTGTCGCAGTTCGGACCAGGTATGACGTCGGCTACAGAAATACGTGCCAAGTGGCCGGAAATGACACCGGAACAAAAGGCCGGTTTAATCAAAACCATTTATCCTAGTGCTGCCAATAATGCAGCAGCCACCAATAAACTGATTGAAATTTTTAACAGTGTTTTAGAAATCAAAGAAACTGTAGAAGAAGTTGAAACTGGCAGCATGTTCAGCAACGACTCGGAACGTTCTATGGTAGCTGATCTCAGCAAGCATTTATCAACTTTAGTTGATTGTATCAAGAACAAGGACTTTGCACAAGCACAATCTTTGGTTGTTGGCGAAATACGTGATGTTGTAGATCGTTTGGCTGGCAATACTACAACAACTTCTGTAGATTCTGTAATTATTGACTCAGACTATATCGAAGAAAAATCTGTCGGCCTATAATACTCCATTAAATACTCATATAATTTAAGAGGATGTTATGGCTGAACAGCAAATTACAGTAAACGTAGACTACTTGCGCACTACCCGAGTTCACATTTGTATGCCCTGTTACGGAGGCATGTTAACTGAACAAACTTTTATGAGTTATATTAAATGGGCTAATACTTGCCGACAACTAGGCATTGATTGGACTATGGAAACTATGACCAACGAAAGTTTGATCAGCCGAGCAAGAAATACATTAGTAGCTAAATTCCTCAATAACCCTGATTCCACACACTTGATGTTTATTGATGCTGATATCGGATGGGAGCCATGGCACTTGTTGTCCTTGCTAAATCGCGATGTAGACGTGATCGGTGGTTTGTATCCCATGAAGACATTGCCTGTAAAATGGGTAGTCAACGGGTTCGAAGGTGCAGAAACAGGACCTGACGGTTTGCAAGAAGTCAGCAAAACCGGCACAGGATTTATGTTGGTTAAACGTCATGTGTTTGAAAAACTCAACGAACATCCTGCTGTCAAACCCTTTGCCAACGACATTGGCCTGCCCAAGGAACTAGACAAGCATTTGAAAACTTACTATGATACCGCTGTTCGTGAAAATCGCTACTATAGTGAAGACTGGACATTTTGCGAAAACTGGCGTGATCTAGGTGGTAAAATCTGGGTCGACAAGCGTGTGCTTTTGCGTCACACCGGAACTTACACTTTTGATTATGCAGCGCAGGAACCCTTGTACAAGGCCTTGCACGAAATGGCATTACAAAATGCTGCATCGCAAGCAGCGGCACCTACAGCAGAACCAGTTACTGCTGCCGAGCCAGTTGTGTTGTCTAGTAATAAGACAGCAGACAAAAAAACACGCAACAAAAAGTCTTAAATTATTAGAACTACAACAAAAAGCCCTATTATAGGGCTTTTGTTTTTTCCGGTAAATACAAGATGGACATCAAAGAATTACAAAACTATCGTCTCAGCGACGCCGTGAAATTCCACCGAACACTGAATCCCAGACTCTGGGGGCAGGATGAACATCTGCTGCCCGAAGTGCGCGAAAAACTCCTAGCTATTGCCGAAGACTTTAAAGAATTCCTAGGCCTGGATCTTGAAGTCAAAGACATCACTATCAGCGGCAGCAATGCTGCTTACACCTACACGGGTCACAGTGATATTGACCTACACTTGGTAGCTGATATACCCAGAGCTGATGTTAGTGATGTATATCGCGAACTGTTCGATGCTAAAAAATATCAATACAACGATCAACACAATTTCAAGATTGGTGGATATGATGTAGAACTATATGTTCAAAATGCCAACGAACAACCCAAAAGCCAAGGCATTTACAGTGTGATTAACAATGAATGGATAAGTGTTCCGAAACGTCGTAAACCTGACATCAATGACATCAGTGTGCGCAGCAAGTACGAAGATATAGGTCAGAGAATTGATGCTGCCATCGAGTCGGGCGACCTCGAACAGATGGATGCAGTAAGTAAGAAGTTGCGATCATTTCGACAAGCAGGTCTAGATGCATCAGGAGAATTTGGACCGGAGAACCTGGCATTCAAAGTGCTGCGCAGTAACGGCACCTTGGATCGTTTACGTGCAGCTAGATTAGCAGCCAAAAATCAAGCCTTGAGCCTGACCGAAAAGAAAAAGAAACGCAAGAAGAAAATGCGTTACGGCTCATTTGGTGGAGTATTCTTTCCCGGCTATCACTACTACGGTCAAACTGATGCTGCCACCGACGGTGGTGATGGCGGTGGTGGTGGCGAAAGTGTCAGGGAATCCGCCGAACTGTCAATCGATCAAACCGTACAAGATTTTGTATTGTTTTGCGCTGAAAAATTACAATTACAAGCAATTCCTAAAATTCGACTCAAGCAGGATCCGGCTTGGAGCGAACGTAATGCCACATTCGGTCGATACATGCCCGACGAAGATACACTCATATTGAGCGTAGCCGGACGACATCCCTTAGATATCTTGCGTACGGCTGCGCATGAACTAACACATCACCGTCAAGCCGAAAAGGCCACAATGCCAGTTAATGCCGGAGAAACCGGCAGCGAATACGAAAATGAAGCCAATGCCTTAGCTGGCGTAATCATGCGTGATTTTGCAGAACTGCATCCCGAATACTTCGGTAAACAGATCAACGAAGCGTCGGGATACATTCCTGTGAACAATCGAGAAGCACGAGACCCACGCTATAGCATGGCACTCACTGTAGATATCAAGCCAGGTGAGAATCAACGTCAAGCAGCCAAGATGGGATGGAAGACCAATCCTGCTGGCACACCCCCCACTGCCAAGACAAATGGACTTGTTGAAGCACTTACTCGAAAACTACAAGCAGTCAAAGAAGGCTTGGGCTTTCCCTTGGTCAGCGAACAAGATCTAGAAGAAGTGGCCATGAGCCCAGGATCCTTGAAGGCCTTTGCCGCCAGCGATATTGGGCAGAGCATGATGGCTGGATTTGAAGCTGAGTTGATATTTACTGGACTTGGAGCCAACGAGGAAGAAGGCGAATGGGAGTCTGACTACAGCTATGATCCACGTGCCAACAGCATCAACGACATCGAAGAATTTTTCGGCTCAGGTGATTTTGCCGAGGGTTTGTCTCGGCGTCAACGAAACGAATTAGAAGAAGACTGGATGGAATGGTATGACCAGACTCTGTATGATGAGTTTGATGCACCTGTTGCTGTACGTGAATGGATTCAAGAAAACGACTGGGACGAAGAGGACCTTATTGAACGTGCGTTAGATGATGAATACAGCGAAGACCGTGTGAAAGAAATATTAGCAGCCATGGAACGACGGGTCAGGGGTACTGGTACTGCTGCCGATCTTGAATTGGTAGAAGAATATGTCAGTGCCGAACGAGAAGTTGAGCGACAACTGGATGAACGTGTAGAACTGGCCATAGAAGAACACAACAGCGATTACGAAAGTGCTTTAGACGAATTTAGAGAAAACTGGGACAAGGATGAAAGCGACTGGTTGCGTGATCGCGGTTGGCGCAACATGAGCGATTTATCTTATAACTTTGATTTCACATGGCCACACATGACCATGTCAGGTGGCAGCTCTGAAGGTGGATTTAACGAAGATGCAGCACAACAGTTAGCTGATGACTTGGCAGATAAGTTAGATGTTACAACCACTGTCAGCACGGGTTATCACGGTGCTCGACGTGACACCAGTACTTGGATCTTCGAACCCGATGGCAGTTTAGAAGCCGATGATGATGCCAACATGCCAGTGGAGATTGTGAGTCCACCTATGCCCTTGGGCGAAGCCTTAGAAATCTTGCCTCGATTCTTTGCCTGGGCCAAAGACAACGGTGCCTATGCCAATGACTCAACTGGTTTCCACATGAGTGTCAGCATGCCGGATCATGGCGAGAATGTGCTGGATTATACCAAGTTGGCCCTGTTCCTAGGTGATGAATATGTGTTGAAACAGTTTGGTCGTGAAGCCAACACCTACGCCAAGAGTGCCATCAGCAAGATTCGCGATAGCATGGGCAAGTCCTTGACTGAAGCCACTGAAACTCGAGCCGACGCTGTGTTGTCGGCTATGCGCAACCATTTAAATCAATTTGCTTCCAGAGCCATCGCACAGCCTGGCGGTTTCGGCAAGTATACCAGTATCAATCCCAAAAGCAACTACATTGAATTCCGTTCAGCTGGTGGCAGTGACTATTTTGCGGACATGGACAAGATACAGAACACACTCATGCGCTATGCTAGAGCCACTGACATTGCCATGGATCCTGCTGCAGAAAAGGCTGAGTATGCTAAGAAGTTGTACAAGCTGTTGACCCGTACGGAAACTGAACAAGTAACGGATCCCAAAACTGGACGCAAACGCACTGAGGTAAAAGGCAAAAATGACAATGATGCCATCAGTATCTTCAGTCGTTATGTGGCTGGTGCCCTGCCCAAGTCAGAACTCAAAGGCTTTCTCAAGCAGCTACAGTACGGTCGCGAAGTTGCTAAAAATCCACCGACGGAAAAGATTCAGTGGAAAGTAACGCACCCCAATAGACGTGCCACGATTACACTCATGGCCACAACAGCAGAAGAAGCTATCAAACTGGCCAAGCAAGAATACAACGATACTATGAATCCCGATGATGCTTATCGTGCAGAACCAGTTGCGCCTGCTACACAGACTCCGGCAACTGATCAACTCAATGCACCGGTACCAGACGATCCTCGTGGCAATTTTGTGTTAAGACGTAGAGAAGGCAACGAAGGTGTGGGTCCTATACTGTATAGATTCAGTGCCGGAACCACCGGAGACGCAATCAATGCAGCACGTCGTTGGACCGAGGCACGTGGTATGGAACGCAGATCAGTTTATTTGGACAGTATAGAGTCGTTATCTCCTGAAGAATTACGTGCAACACCGCCAATTGAGACAGAACCTCAGAATTTTCCAGCTGCTAGAAATCCAGAAGAACTTGAACCCCAGGTAGCACAGAACTTTACACAAACTGGCGGCGAGTTCACTGGACGATGGAAAATTGTCAGCGGAGCCACAGGAGAAGTGTTACATACGTTTGTGTTACGTAGCACTGATCAAGCTGCTGCCAATCGTGTGGCACGTGATTGGGCCCAACGAACCAGGTTTGATGATACTGTAGAAGTATATCCGGAGATGGGACAACGATGAGAGCTAGTGAATTTATAACTGAAAACTTTGCCGATGGTCAAGACAAGATTAGTTTCAAAGTACAAAAAGGTAAAAATAAATTTGCCACTACTTTAACTGTCAACAATAAACCAGCTGGTGTATATCAATACAATGCCGACACGGGACGTAGCATTGCCGAGATTATTCCCGAATTTCAAAGTCAAGGACTGGGTAAAATTCTAGTGCTACATGCCATCTACACTGCTGCACAACTGGGTATGGATTTTCAGGAAGACGAATCGCGTACTGCTGCTTACGACCATGTGCTTGATAGTTTAAGCAGCAATGGTTATATTGTAGATGACGATGGTTATTGGTATGTCACAGGCAAAGGCGAACAGTTCTTAAACACATCTTTGAATGAAAACTTTGCCGATGGCAAGGTCAAAGGTCGAAGTCGCCCTGGGCGTGTGAAACGTGCCGGTGCCAGTTGCAACGGATCAGTTACCAGCTTACGCAAACGAGCCAAAGCAGCAAGCGGTGAACGTGCCCGAATGTATCATTGGTGTGCTAATATGAAGTCAGGTAAAAAGAAATGAGAGCAAGTGAACTAACAGAATTCAGTACAACTGATAAAAAGATCGACCGTATCTTAAAAGACAAGGGTTACAAACGTCTAGGTGCCGGTGTTGATCAAACTGCTTATTTAGAACCCAGTACTGGCCTTGTGCTCAAGGTGTTTGGCACACAAGGAGGTGAATCATTCAGTCGTGATCATAAGATGTTCTTTGCTTGGGCCAAGTACTGCATAAAAAACAGCACAAATCCATTCTTGCCAAAGTTCAGCGGATACGAGAGCTTTGTGTTAGACGGTGATCGTTATTTACAAATCAGACAGGAAGCCCTGAAACCAGCTGGCTACATGGGCGATACCTTGTCAGAAATAGCAGATTCCGTGGAACATAATGGTATTCGAAACTTCAAACAATTAGATAAACAGCTCGAGGGTTATTTTTATTATCAAAAACTGAAAGAACAATTAGGAGCAGATGCAATGAAAATATTGTTTGCTACTATTCGACAAGTATACCTAACCGGCGAAAGAAACGGTTGGTCCTTTGATCTACATTCTGGTAATATCATGCGACGTGGCAAAACTCCAGTCATTGTGGATCCTTGGGTAATATAACTAAATACATCATGCGACTACAAGAAATAGCACAGCCTAAGAAATCCAAGCTCAAGACTTATGAGATACGTATTCGTATCCCGGTGCTAGGAGGCAGTAATACCAATACCTTTACTACTGTCATGGCTGTAAATCCGCAAATGGCTCGCAAGATAGTACAAGTTCAATACAACGTACCTGGTATAATAATCGGACAACCGCGCGAAGTCAAAATCAAGTAATTGGTTGCAGTGATATTAATAGACGTACTTTTTGATAAATATCACTATGCAAACAGAATTCGTACAAATTAAATTTGATGTTTACTGTAGTTGGCGTGATACTCCGCCGGTGTACAGGATTTTTGTCAACGACGAATTGTTTGTTGAACGAACTTATATTTGGCGAGACGAATATCTTTCTGAAATGCTGCAGATATCTGCACCGCCTGGTCAATACAAGATACAGCTTAAACCTCTACATAAAAAGACCGGAAAAATTCGTGTCGAAAATCGCACTATTGATCACGGTCCAGGCCGTTGGATCGACAATGAAACAGTGGAGATAACAAATGCGAGCACGTGAATTCATTCGAGAGACAGCTTCTGCTGGCGCAACTTCTAGTGGTAGTGTTGCTGCTGTTGCTGTTCCTCTGGGCGGTTTAATAACAAGAACACAAAGTGTTAGACCAGCTAAATATCGTAATACCTATAAAGGAAGTAATCCTGATGCTCGCAGATGATCTAAAGACATTATTGGCCACACAATACGCATTTGTAATCAAAGCTCAATTCTTTCATTGGAATGTAGAAGGAATGTACTTTGGCCAGCTTCACAAGTTCTTTGGCAAAATCTACGAAGAAGTAAACGAAGCAATTGATGCCACTGCCGAATACATTCGTATATTAGAAGAATATACACCAGGATCTTTTGAACGTTTTCAAGAACTCAGTTTAATTTCGGGGCAAATCAAAGTGCCGCGAGCCAGACTTATGCTGCAGGAACTGCTAGAAGACAATCTGGTGTTAATTGACCTGTTGAACCAGTGTTTTGCCAGTGCCGAACAAGAAAACCAACAGGGCATTGCAGATTTTATAGCTGGACGCATTGATGCACAAGGCAAGCACGGCTGGATGCTGAAATCATTTTTGAAAGAAGATCGAGCATGAGAATAAATCAACTTTTAGAGTCTCTTAATCAACAACAACGTTCGGTTCCGCAGCTGCCTGCTATGTTCCGTCCGAAAAAAATAAGCGTATTAAACAGCCCCACAGATCCTCGTCATCCTATGACTGGTTATGCTGTGGGCGCCAACGAAAGTATCAGCAGCAAAGATCCTTATGATCAAGGCTGGCGTGCTGGTCATCGAGCCGGGCAAGACGAAACTGCATGTCCGTACAAGCCCGGCACAGCTGAGCATGCACAGTGGATGGCCGGTTACGAAGAAGCCCAAGCACAGCCCGGGCACTATGATGAAAGCGTTGAAGAAGGTATAAAGCAGAAAGTAGCAGGTGCCGTTCTTGCTGGTGCTGCTGCGTTCGGCGGCGGCGCCCAAGCTCAAACCACTGACAAGTTTGATCCCAGCTGGGGAACATCTGGATATGATACTTCTATAAAAAGTGATCGGACTTTAACTACAACTATGGGATCAGATCCCAGCAAAGACTCACATGATTTCCAAAAACGTATTCAAAGCGTAACAGGTCCCAATGCCAAAGGCGAGTACAAGGTGGTTGTTATACAAGGTGATAATATAGCTAGTCACTATGTAACAAAAACTCCACCACCCGGCTGGATATTCAAAGAAGATATCACCAAAGAAGATATCATCACTAAACTAAAAGCTCGATTAGGAGACTACTTGAGCGACATCGGCAAAGAGATTAAAAAAGATCCTGATCTGATAGACAAGTTGGCAGCTAAGGCACCTGGTGATCAAATGGGTCCACCAGTCAAAACTGTGACCACAGATGACGGACATGAAATACAGATCCACGGCAACGAAGACGACGGGTTCCGTGTGTCGATCAAAAACAAAACAGCCAACAGCAAGTTTAACAACTTGGACGAAGCTGTCATGGCCTGTGAAATGTACTGCGCACGACGTCGTACTCAGACAGAATCGGCCGACTACCTCGACGAAGCCGGCAAAGACGCCTGCTATAACAAAGTAAAAAGTCGCTACAAGATTTGGCCCAGTGCTTATGCATCCGGAGCTTTGGTAAAATGCCGAAAGGTGGGTGCTGCCAACTGGGGCAACAAGAGCAAAAAATGAGAGCCGATGAATTCGTAGCCGAGGCGTGGAGTAAAAAATACAAGAGCAGCATCAACTGCTCCAATCCCAAGGGCTTTAGCCAAAAAGCGCATTGTGCCGGTCGCAACAAAAACGAAGACCTAGCAGAAAATCTACGCGACTGGTTTGGTACAGGCAAAGGTGGTGGTGCTGGAGGCGGTGGTTGGGATAGATACAACACCAAAGGCGAAAGAATTGGCAAATGCGGAGATCGTAAACCCGGCGAAGGCAAACCCAAGTGTCTAAGCAAGAGTCGTGCTGCCAGCCTACGTGCGTCTGGTGGTAAGAGTGCTATAGCAGCAGCAGTACGACGCAAACGTGTCAAAGACAAGAATCCCGATCGCCAGGGTGCTGCACGAAATGTTGCAAGCAAAACAAAATAATTGGTATAATAAACTATTATGAGACTAAATCAACTATTTTCTGCATTGAATGAAGTTGCCGCAGATTCCTGTTGGATTGGCTATCGAAGAGCAGGCACCAAAAAGAAAGGTGGCCGTACTGTGCCCAACTGTGTGCCTAAAGAAAGTGCAGCACCCAAACGATCAAAGAGTCGAAATATCAAATGAAAAGAATCCTGATAGCAGCAGTTGCCGCAATTGGCCTTTCGGGTTGTGTAGCTTACACACCTTATTATGTGCCATCTGCACCGGTTTATGTACAACCTCGCCCGGTGTATGTAGCACCACCTGTGTACTATAGACCTGCGCCGCCTATTTACTATCGTCAGCCCACATGCTATTGGACACAGCGTTGGGACTCTTATTATCGCACTTACCGTAATGTAAGGATTTGTCGATAATGGATTATCCAGTGTATCCGGAAGTACCAATTGATTCAGATCAAAAAAGAAATCCTTATAGCCCTGTGTAATAAAAATAATAAAAGGAGCAGGTTATGAAACAGTTTAAATTTTGGTTACCAGTAGCCAATTCGACGGGTGTAACGGAATCTGTTGAATTTACATTTCTTGCTGCAAGTTGGACACAGGCAAGAAAAATGATGTCAGATGCCGTCAAACAAGTGAGAGCCGAATGAGAGATTTATTAAATTTGTTAGAAGCTGTTGAGCAGGGTTGTCCATCGGCAACTCAGAGTATCGATTTGAATCTGCGCAATAGAAAAAAGGCCATAGATGAATATATGTATGGCCCTCTTGATCCCAATGAACCCAACAAAGAATACTGGAGTCGAATTGCAGCAGAATGGAACATGGATGATGCCGAATCAGCTAAGTCAGCTCGTTGCGGCAACTGTGCAGCATTTGATATCACGCAGAAAATGCAGGACTGTATTGCCAAGGGTATTGGCAGCGAGCCCAGTAGCGACCCTGCTGACACAATCGACGCTGGTACCTTGGGCTACTGCAAGTTTTTAAAATTTAAATGTGCTGCCAAGCGCACTTGTTCAGCTTGGGTTGAAGGTGGCCCTATTGAGGATTAACATGATTGATCGAATTTGTTTTTCAACTACTGATTTGAGTTATTCCACAGAGCCCGATTGTGTGATGCCGCCTGATGATCCTATATACAACAATTTAGCAGCACGAGAAGCTAAACGTATGAGCCTACCTAATATTAAAGACACCAACTGCGGTGTAATACAACGCCAGCATAACATTAAACCTGGAACTGAAGAATGGTTCAAGTTATGGTTTAAAGGCGCTAGATGAGAGCTGCAGAATTTGCAGTGGGCGCATTGGAAAAAGATCTAAAAAATCCAACCGGTTATGATGCAATAGATCACATGATGCAGACCATTGCTCGTGAGCATGGTATTACTGCTAAAAAATTGCACGATTTGTTTGTGGAAAAACATGGAACAATTCCCGACGAGTGGACCCGGGCTCAATTGGACGAACTAAAATTCTTGGGCAGTCAGTGTACCAAAGACTGTTCGGGGCATCGTGCTGGCTATGCTTGGAGCAAGGCCCGTGGCGGTGTAGAAGGCAACAGTCCCTATAGCCCCAGTTTCAACAAAGGTGCTCGATTAGCCAAGGACGGAAAATGACAGAATTAATTTTGGTTTTAATAATGACTCACTTGACTATATTGTCAGTGACTATATTCCTACACCGTAGTCAAGCACACAGATCAGTCGAACTGCATCCTACAGTATCACATGTGATGCGTTTTTGGCTATGGTTGACCACAGGCATGGTCACTAAAGAGTGGGTAGCGGTACATAGATTACACCATCAAAAATGTGAACGAGTTGGAGATCCTCATAGTCCACATATACACGGCATCTGGCGTGTGTTGCTAGGCGGTGCTTGGTTGTATAATTCAGCTTCTAAAGATCAAGAAATGGTTGATCGACTGGGCTATGCCACACCCAACGACTGGATGGAACGCAACGTTTACAGTCGCTACAGCGTAGTAGGTGTCTTGTTGTTGCTGATCATCGAAACTGCCTTGTTTAATGGATGGGGTATTGTTATGTGGCTGATGCAAATGGCTTGGATTCCGTTTTGGGCAGCAGGTGTAGTCAACGGATTAGGACATTGGTGGGGATACAGAAACGGCGACTCTAAGGATTGCAGTACCAATTTAATACCCTGGGGTATTGTCATTGGCGGTGAGGAATTACATAATAACCATCATTTGGATGCAGCCAATCCCAAGCTGAGTCGCATGTGGTGGGAATTTGACATCGGTTGGTTTTGGATTAAAACTTTGTCTTGGCTGAAGTTAGCTAAAATCAGAACATCCCCTTAGGACCGTCTGCGTTAGCAGCCTAAGGCGTCTGGCACCCCCGGCCATCGAAACAGGATTCGCTACCCTTGTTTTGAAAACAGGGGGTTTTATTTTTCTTTTTTATCTGTTATAATTGTTACATACAACAGGATTTAAATTGATCAAAAATTCAAATCATTTCTTTCTTCCAGAAATTTGGGAAGAAATAACTGACTCTACTGATTTTCACGACTGGAATTTTCTAAGACCATTGATCGGTAAGAATGTTTTTTGGGCCAGCATCAATTGGTACACTCAACATAAGGATCTACCCGATGGGTATTCTTATTACTTAATTAAAACTGAAGGACCCAATGTCGGTTGGATAGAACGTCAAGCCAATCTAGTAGATGGTTTAATTTTTGTTTGTTGTTTGCCCAACAGCTACAACTATTTTGAATCTTACACTAACATACATTTTCTACCCTGTGTGGAATGGCATTACCAGCTGAATCGAATGTTAAAACAGTTTGGATCCGATGTTGTAAAATCCGTTGACAAAAAAGTCAGTGTTCTTACTAACCGAGTAACTTATAGCAAATCAGTTGCATTGTCTGCTGTGCTCGAACACATCGATTACAACGATGTTTACTACAGTTTACACAACTGGATTGAAAATAAAAATGTTCATAATTGGCAAGATACTGACAATGAAATTGTTAATTTTTACAAAAATCTTTTTTTAGAAAAATTCGAAGTTTATCAAAAAACACTGGACAACAAGTTTGTTGTTGAAAAAAATAATATAACCTTGTTGTACGATTATCATCATTTAGCCTATCAAAGTGCTGCAATAAACATTACCAACGAAAGTTGGAACTATTCGTTACTTGTAGATCGTCAGTTACCGGGACCTTTTATAACAGAAAAAACTCTTAAATGTTTGTTAGGGGAAACTGCGTTTTTGGCCAATGGACAGTCGAATACATATCAGACTCTTGAGAAATTTGGATTTAAATTTAACTACAGTCTTGACCTTTCTTTTGATCTGATAGTGGGTGACTTAGACCGTCTTGTCAAGTTGACTAACACTATAAAATCTTTGAATAATATTACTACCAACGATCTTTATCAACAAACCAGGGATTCTTGTTTGCACAATAAACACTGGATTGTTTCAGGAGGTTTTTATCGCTGCGCTGAAGAATTTAATAAAAACAGCCTGGAAATCATGATAAATGTATTAGAATAAATGAATCAACTTCCTATACTACCCTTCTTAGAAATATTGATAATTAGAACCTGCAATCTGAGTTGCCAGGGATGTACTACATTTTCAGATTTAAAATATTCCGGGTATACAACCTGGGACCAGGGCAAGAATTGGCTTGAACCTTGGACTAAGAGATTAGAAATTCAAGCAATTGGGGTAATGGGCGGAGAACCGTTGATTAATCCACAAATTACAGATTGGTTGATTGGTATGCGTCAAATATTACCATCGGCACAGATACGCTTTGTCACCAATGGTCTACTTCTAGAACGCAACTGGCACATTGTAGAACTACTTCAAGATCTTGGCAACACAGTATTAAAAATCAGTCAGCATGTCAACGACGATCGAATCAATTCAGTTGTAGAGAAGATATTTTCAGCCTGGGATTGGGAACCGGTTGAAGAATTTGGAATTAAGCGGTGGGGACGCAAACATAATCTAAGATTTCAAATTGCAAAACCTACACAATTTTTAAAAACGTTTCAAGGCGAGTACCATAATATGCAGCCGCACAATAATAATCCAGCAGAAGCTTTTGATTTTTGTGTACAACAGCGTTGCCCGTTGCTATATAATGGTCGTATCTACAAATGTGGAACTGTCGGTCTTACGCCGGAGCTGCTGCAAAGATACGATTATCCAAATTATGACCTATGGAACCCTTATATCGATGCCGGACTCGACAACAATTGTTCTGAGCAAGATTTGAATAAATTTATTAATAATTTCGGAAAACCACATCAACTGTGTCGCCAGTGTCCTACCAATCAAGATCACTCAAGCATTGTTGACCATCAAACTACTGTAACTTTTAAAAAGATAAAAAATGTATAATGTATATCAACACTGGGATCCTTTACAAGTTTGTCTTGTTGGAAAAACATACCCTCCTGAATTCTATTCTTGGATAGAGAATTCCAAGACTCGCAAAAAATTTGAAAAACTTGCTGAAGAAACTGAAGAAGACTATCAAACACTGATAAAATTATTAAACAAGTTTGATGTAGAAGTCACGAGACCGGAGTTTCCAGACGATCTCAACGAACTGTACATCAATGGAAAATGGGTGCAGCCACCAACGGCTCCGCGTGATTATTTTATTATGATTCAAGACAAATTCTGGATTCCTTCTGTACCTAATGCCAGCCATGCCTGGAGTGTATTTTATCGTCAGAACAAACAGGACTGGTGGCCGGACTTTGTAAGGCCTGTGGATTTTTATAATCACTATCCGGAGTTTCAGCAGGAAATCAGTGAGAAATTTGAAAAATTCAAGCAAATGGATCAACTGCATCTTGATGCTAAATTAAATTTTTACAATCATGTGTTTGACAAAATTAACAACAGCGGCACAGAAATTATAAAAACAGAACTAGATTTTATCAACGGTTGTTTTGTTAGCAGGATCGGCAATGATTTATTTTTTGCAACACAAACCTACTACGACAATAAACAGGAAATTTTAAATCAGGTCAACGAATTATTCCCCAATACTCGGAATCATGTTGTCAACGCCGGCGGCCACGGCGATGCTGTTTATTGTCCTATAACACCGGGCTTGATTGTTAGTCTCAATGATGTGCCTACTTATGCTGACACATTTCCAGATTGGGAGGTTGTTTATTTGCCGCCTAGTAATTACAGTCACATGCGAAAATTTGAATCCAGTATGCGTCACAACAAAGGTCGCTGGTTTGTTCCGGGATTTGAAAAAGATACCAACATGATCAACATGGTAGATCACTATTTTGATGAGTGGGTCGGCCAAGTTTCGGAAACTGTTTTTGATGTTAACATTTTAATAGTAAATCCAAAAAATATTGTAGTGTCTACTCACAACGATCAAGTTGAAGCAGCTTGTGCTAAACGAGGTATCGAAGTACACGTGGTTCCGTTTAGGCACAAGTATTTCTGGGACTGTGGTATTCATTGCGTAACCAACGACTTGCATAGAAATGGCCGACCACAAAACTCTATCAGTTGTTAATATACACGGACCCACATTAACTGCCAAGCAAGAACTATCAAGTAACACAGACTGGGTCAGAGTCTCAGACCATTACAATCCAGTCGATCTTGACCTATTACTTGATCAGCGCGGTTGTCAACACACCAAGATATTTCAAGATTTTTTTTGGTTGCCAGTGGGTAGTCATAGAGAAACAGTATTTGCCCCAGTCTGGCTTAGTGTATTTTGTGATTTCAACTACGGCCATCCGATATTAAACAACAACGTAAGCACTATAGATTGTTTCAATTTTATGATTTATAAACCTAGATTGCTGCGTCAAATGATAGCAGCAGAACTGCTAGACAAAGGTTTAACTACTAGCAGTTATATCTATTCCGGAACCAACGACTTTAGTGATGGTGTTAAGCCAAAATACTTTGGTCCAGCAAGACAATTAGTGTATAATAATGTAGCTGACTATAATAGTTTTTTAAGAGATAACGTTTTTGACAGATCCGCAGTGGCATTGATAACCGAGACTATCGAGCCAGAATGGCATGATAACATGACGTTTACAGAAAAAACTCTTTGGGCTATGTTAAGTTTAAATTTTCCAATTTGGCTAGGAGGTCGGAAACAAGCTGACCTCTGGAAGAATATAGGCTTTGATACTTTTGACGACATAGTTGACCACAGCTATCAACATCTGTCGGATCCAATAACACGTATACAACAGGCACTGGATGCAAATCGACGATTACTAACAGACTTGCTATATGTTTCTGATCTAAGACATCAAATGTCAGACCGATTAAGACAAAATAGACAATTAGTAATTGGCGGTATAATTAAGAAGTACACAGACCAACTGTCTGTGAATTTTGATACAGACTTACTCAAAAAGATTTAAATTTATTAAAAAACACTCTATAATTTAACTTTTAAGGAAATAATAATGGACCGTACTTTCAGCAGCGAACAAAAAGCCAAGCTTACTCAGATGATCAATGAAGGCATGCAAGTCATGCACGAAGTTGAAACTCTCAACTCCGGGCTCAGTGACACTATCAAAGCTGTAGCTGAGGAATTAGAAATCAAACCCAACATTCTTAAAAAAGCCATTAGATTGGCACACAAGGCTGAGTTTGGCAAAGAGCAACAGGATCACGAATTGCTAGAAACTATTCTAACCACAGTGGGCAAAACTCTGTGACAGTTTGGTTACGCAATTTTGCACATGATATATTAAACTGGGCTGAAAAAGACTTTCGAGTATGGCCTTTGAGATTTATATTAGAAGTTGTTGCTTGGGCTACTAGCATTGCCTGTAGTTTGATAATGGCTTTTACATTGCCACATCCACCATTTTTGTTGCTGTATCCTATGTTTATTGTACAATGCGGAATATTTGCGTGGGCAGCTTGGACACGACAAAGTCTTGGAATGTTAGGCAATTATATTTTGCTAATAAGTATCGACATAGCAGCACTGATCAGATTAATCACGTTATAGGAATCGTCCGCCTCAAGGACATGCAGAAGGTTAATGGGCCATAATCCATTTAGGAGAAATTTTTGAGTTATATTGACGCACTTTTCGATCGAGACAAAGATCGAATTCATGTTGTAGGCCGACGTAACGGCGAACGTTACTATCAAGAATTTCCAGCTACTTATATTTTTTATCACGACGATCCTCGTGGCAAGTTTCGCAGCATTTATGGAACACCTGTGTCACGTTTTTCCAGTCGCAACAACAAAGAGTTTCGAAAAGAACTACGCATGCACTCCGGTAAAAATATCTATGAAAGTGATATTAATCCGGTTTTTCGCTGCCTTGAAGAAAATTATCAAGGCAGCGATGCGCCGAAGCTGCACACAGCGTTTTTTGACATTGAAACTGATTTCGATGCCGAGAGAGGGTTCAGCAGCACCGAAGAAGCGTTTAATCCCATCACTGCAATCTCAGTTTACTTAGATTGGTTGGATCAAATGATCACGTTGGCTATTCCACCTCGCAGCATGAGCATGGAAACTGCCAATGAGATTGCTGCGGAATTTAGTAACACTTTCATGTTCAATAATGAAGCAGAAATGCTGGATACTTTCCTAAACCTGATCGACGATGCTGATATCTTAACTGGCTGGAATAGCGAAGGTTATGACATCCCTTATACTGTTAATCGAATCACCAGGGTACTAAGCAAAGACGACACAAGAAGATTCTGCTTGTGGGGTCAGTTGCCCAAACCTAGAACTTTTGAACGCTACGGTAAAGAAAGTCTTACATTTGACATCGTAGGCCGAGTACACATGGACTATATGCAACTGTATCGCAAGTACACATACGAAGAGAGACACAGCTACAGTTTAGATGCCATTGGTGAATATGAAGAATTAGGATCAAAAACTGCATACGAAGGCACACTGGATCAACTCTACAACAACGACTTTAAAAAGTTTATTGAGTATAACAGACAAGACGTTGCACTGGTAAACAAGATTGACAAGAAACTGAGATTCATGGATCTTGCCAACACACTGGCACACGAAAATACAGTGTTGTTGCCAACCACAATGGGTGCTGTAGCCGTAACTGAACAAGCTATCATTAACGAAGCTCATGCTCGTGGCATGGTGGTACCTAATCGAAGGCAGTATAGTGATTCCGAAGATACACAAGCTGCAGGTGCTTACGTTGCTTATCCAAAAAAAGGTATACATCAATACATCGGATCCATCGACATCAACAGTTTGTATCCGTCTGCTATTAGAGCACTAAACATGGGTCCTGAAACTATTGTAGGGCAGTTACGACCAGTGCTGACTGATCAATATATCAACGAGCGCATCAGACGAGGTATGAGTTTTGCGGCCGCCTGGGAAGGCCTGTTTGCTACACTCGAGTATAATGCTGTCATGGAAATGCAGCGTGGAACCGAGATCACTGTAGATTGGAGTGATGGCGCTGAAACAATTCATTCAGCGGCTGAAGTCTGGCCTATGATTTTTGACAGCAACAAGCCTTGGATTCTCAGTGCCAATGGCACGATCTTCACTTACGAAAAAGAAGGTATTATTCCCGGACTACTCAAACGCTGGTATGCCGAACGTAAGGAGATGCAGGCCAAGCTCAAGTCTTGTGAAACTAAAGAAGATGAGGAATACTGGGATAAAAGACAGTTAGTTAAGAAAATTAATCTAAACAGTTTGTATGGTGCTATTCTTAATCCAGGGTGTAGATTCTTTGACAAAAGAATCGGTCAATCAACTACGTTGACTGGTCGTAGTATTGCCAAGCATATGGACGCACATGTCAACGAATGTATCACTGGCAAATACGATCATGTGGGTGATGCTATCATTTATGGCGACACTGACTCCTGCTACTTTAGTGCTTGGCCCGTACTCAAAGACGATATCGTGCAAGGTCGCATGGAATGGTCGAAAGAAACTGCTATTTCTTTGTATGATTCAATTGCCGAACAAGTTAATCAAAGTTTTCCGGGTTTTATGGAACAGGCCTTTCATTGTCCCAGAGACATGGGTGCTGTAATTCGCGGCGGACGAGAAATTGTGGCCAGTAAAGGTTTGTTCATTACTAAGAAACGCTATGCTGTTATGATCGTCGACAAAGAAGGCAAGAGATTAGACGGTAACGGTAAGCCCGGTAAAGTTAAGGCCATGGGGTTGGATCTCAAGCGTAGTGACACTCCGAAAGTCATACAAGAATTCTTAAGCGGTATTTTGACAGACACTCTAGTTGGTGTTGACAAACAGGATATTATTGAAAAAATTCGAGATTTTAAAATTCTGTTCAAAGAAAGACCGGGGTGGGAAAAAGGCTCTCCTAAGAGAGTCAATAACTTGACCATGTACGGCAATAAAGAAGCAAAAGAAGGCAAAGCTAACATGCCAGGACATGTGCGAGCAGCACTAAACTGGAACAATCTACGCCGGATGAACAGCGACAATTATTCTATGTCCATTGTTGATGGCATGAAAGTTATTGTCTGTAAATTAAAATCTAATCCATTGGGATGGACAAGTATCGCTTATCCCACTGATGAAAAACATTTACCCAAATGGTTTTGTGAACTGCCGTTTAACGACGCCGAAATGGAAGCCACTGTAATTGACGGTAAGGTAGATAACTTACTAGGAGTGCTAGACTGGGATTTAGGTTCTGCTACCAATACCGACAATACATTTCAATCATTGTTTGAGTTCTAATGAAACTAAGTTCTCTTCTTGCTTATAAAGCCATTCTTGACGACATGACACCGTTAGATACTGCGCCTATTGCTCATGAAACTTTGGCTCCGGTATTGCATACAGTCAAGACCAATGATTTACAGTTCTCTAATTTAACTGAACGTCTACAACAACAGTACAACCGAGTACTTGACTGTTTAGTTGACATTGATCAAACATTAGACGAAGTTAAAGAAAATATTACAACAATGATTCGTCAGCACGAACCGTCTTACTATATCAAAAGCTCTGAACTATATCAGGAAATGACTGCGTACGATTCTATAGAACACACATTGAGCCGTCGATACCAAATTGACAAAGAAACTAGAGAATTTCTTACAGCACGTATACAAGCACACGGTGACTGGCACCATGCTGGAATGATTATTCGACCTGGACACGAAGAATGGATTAATCTGTTGGTAGGATGCGATCCGTTGTATCTAGTTGATACTGATCTTAAATTACTAGATCCTGCTGTGTTGAGATTCAACGATCAATACCAAAGAAGGCTGAGAACTTATGCAGTAACTGAATCAGTTGATGCTCCTATACTGACAGATTTACCAACTGGTCAATTTGCTTTTTGTCTGGCCTACTATTTTTTCAATTTTAAACCTATTGAAATTATTCAAGCCTACATAGTGGAAATTTTCAGCAGGCTCAAACCCGGTGGTACGTTGGCCATGTCATTCAATGACTGCGATCGAGCCGGCGGAGTAGACTTAGCCGAAAGAAGTTTTATGTGCTACACACCAGGGCATGCTGTATTAACAGCCGCACAGTCAGCCGGATTCGAATTGCAGCAGCGTTTTAAAATAGACTCGGCTAATACCTGGTTAGAATTGCGCAAGCCTGGTGAATTAACCAGCATTCGTGGCGGACAGACATTGGCCACAGTCATGCCTAAATGAGCATGTAACTGTTGACACTGCTTAATAAAAAATGTAAAATATATTATTGATCTAAATAACATCAAATTATTCCTTGGAGAACTCATGAAAGATTACTTATTAGACTTAGTAGAACACACATACGACTTAGGTTGCATCGATATAGTTAAAATTACTGGTGACCAGAATGAAACTTTGATTAACTCTGTTGCCGAAGATCTTTCGGTAGTAGTTGAAGGTAAATTTTTAGTGCCAGTTGCTGAGTTTATTGGTGTTTTTGGAATGCCGAATCTCAACAAACTTAAAATTCTGCTTAATCTCGGTGAGTATCGAGAAAATGCTCGTATCAACGTACTAAAGCAAAATCGCAACGGCATAGATATGCTGTCGGGACTGCATTTCGAAAACTCAACTGGAGATTTCGAAAACGACTATAGATTTATGACTGCCGAAATTGCAAACGAAAAATTAAAAACAGCCAAGTTCAAAGGCGTTACATGGCACGTGGAATTTGAACCTACTGTGGCTGGTATTCAAAGACTTAAAATGCAAGCATCTGCCAATGCTGAAGAAAATACATTTCAAGCCAAAACTGACAAAGGCGATTTGAAATTTTCTTTTGGTGATCATTCAACTCATGCTGGTGAATTTGTATTTCAGCCCGGTGTTTCCGGAGCATTAAAACGCACGTGGAGTTGGCCAGTCAAACAATTTATCAGCATTATGGATCTCACCGGTGACAAGATTGTACGTATCAGCGACGACGGTGCTGCAATGATCACAGTTAATTCTGGTATTGCTGAGTACAATTATATCTTGCCTGCACAGAGCAAATGACATGAGATGGTTCGATCGTTGGTTCTATAATAAAGCTCGTTGGTGTTGGCATCGTGCCAACATTCTACATCCGGAATGGAAGGTTGAACAAGATGCCGTAGATCGTCTTTATCGAGATGGGGGTAATGAAGTACCATTTCCTTCAGCCGTTGACACACATAGGCTTGAAACCGGTTTGAGAATTGACATCAAATCAGTCATGGGTGGATATGTTGTAACAATTCGACATCCCAGCAAGGAAAGTGCAACCAACTACGAAGAACCACAGGTAACCAGTTATCTTGTAGCCGATGAACAGGACTTTGATCAAGAACTTTGTCGTATCTTGACCATGGAGCGACTGAAACAGTGAGCGGATCAAAATTTAAATATCTTATTAACAATTTTCATCCCGAGATGCTGTGTGGTAGACAAAGCGAAGCAGGTCAAGATTTATTTGTAATAGCACTCACTCAAGGCAAGCGAGAAGGAACTTTTTTAGAAATCGGCTGTAATGACGATTATAGAGAGAACAATACCTGGCTTTTGGAAAAATTGCTAGGTTGGTCTGGCGTTAGCATGGATTTACCAGGCGGTGCTGAATATGCTAAAATGTGGGGTATGCACAGACCTAACTCTCAATTAATCACTGCCAATGCTACAGAATATGATTATTCTATACTTCCTGATTACTTTGATTATTTGCAAATTGATATTGCGCCGCCCAGTGCTAATCTTTCGGTATTGACATCTGTTTTAAAGACTCAAGAGTTTGGATTAATCACTTACGAACATGATGCTTGGGACAACAACGGCGAAAGCCAGGATGCAAGAAATATCGGTAGAGAATTATTAGAAAAAGCTGGTTACGTTATGATTGCCGGCGACATTGCCCTACCGGTGCATCGCAGATTTAATCCCGAGTTTGAAATTTATTTCGAAGACTGGTGGGCAAATCCTAAGTACATCGATAAAGCAGTTATCGATGCTTATCGCACAGTAGAAAAATCAGATTCGCTGACATTTTTTTATGATGTGCTGTTTGAATCTACAGCAAGTACTAGACCGTGAAATCTCTGGAGCAGTTTAGGAACAGTTGGAAATTATAAAGAAATTGTGCCCGCAGGAAAAGGAAACCGAATGAACGAACAAGATAACTTAACAGACAAGCAACAAGACTATGCTATTTTCTTACCGGCACTCAGTAGTTTTTATGCCAATTATGTAGGACGTCAACGAACCAGTGAGTATGTAGAACAGTCTCGTATGCCTGCTGGAATTCCTAACATGGAGCAACTTAACTGGTTGAATTCCCAAGAAGGACTATTCCCATATCGTTGGAGTCTGTACTCAGCAGGGCATGCTAACTTGGATTTAGCAAAGCCGGATCCTCGCGAGGATATGATTCGTAATAGAGATCCCAATACTATTATGTTAGCTGACTCAGGAGGGTTCCAGATTGCCAAAGGAGTATGGCCCGGAGAATGGAAGGATCCCAGCAGTCCTGAAGTTGCTGCACTAATGGCAGAAGCTGTGGCCAAGGGTATTGAATTAAAACCGTTACTAGACGATGCTGGCAATCAAAAATTTGACAAGAATGGCAAGCCAAAATTTATTAAAATCGATCATGTCAAAGAATATCAAGCCAAATTAGATGCTGCAAAAAAAATGAGAGAGACTGTGCTCAAATGGCAAATGGGCATAGCTACGTATGGCATGACAATGGATATTCCAACTTGGACTTTCCGTGATCCCAAAGCATCTGCAGCTTCTGGTATTACCAGCTACGACGATGCTGTCAATGCAACCAAATACAACAACGAATATTGGATTGCCAACAGATATGGCGATACTAAAATTTTAAATGTATTGCAGGGCGGTGATCACGACGAAGCAGAGCGTTGGTATCAAACAATGAAGGATTATTGCGATCCGAAAAAATACGAAAAACACTTCAACGGCTGGGGCATGGGAGGTCAGAACATGTGCGATGTTGAATTGATATTAAAACGCTTGGTACATTTAATACATGATGGATTATTAGAGTCCGGTGTACAGGATTGGATGCATTTCTTGGGCACAAGTAAACTTGAATGGGCTGTGCTATTGACTGCTATTCAACGCAGCGTTAGGCGTTATCACAATCCTACATTTACTATTAGCTTTGATTGTGCCAGTCCATTCTTGGCCACAGCCAACGGACAATTGTATCATAACATCACTACAGAGAATCGATCAAAGTGGAGTTATCAAATGAGTCCCACAGCTGATAACAAAAAGTACGCCACTGACAATCGTTTGTTTGGTGATGTTGTTAGACAAGATAAAGCAAACAGCAAAGCTAATACAGTTATACATCCCGGATTTGAAGACAGTCCGATTAGCAGCCGATTGAAAATTTCAGACATTTGTCACTATGCTCCTGGCATGCTGAATAAGGTAGGAAAAGAAGGAAAAACTTCTTGGGATAGCTTTAGCTATGCACTACTGATGGGACATAATGTTTGGATGCATATCGAAGCTGTACAACGTGCAAATCGTGTTTTTGATTCAGGGCAATGTCCGGACATGATGGTACATCCGCTTGATTCGGATCTAGATATTGTACGAATTATTGATAAGGTTTTTTCTGCTAAAGATCGCCAGACCAGCTTGCAAATTATTAAAGATCATGCTAAAGTATGGGAAAGAGTAATTGGAACTAGAGGTTTTACTGGACCCAGAGCTGTAAATTCCCGGGTCATGTTCAATAACTTATTTGATACAGAAGACGAAGAAATCGAAACCGCTGAGTTCGATGAAGAATTACTAGACCAATTAGAAAACACTGTCAACGATTAAAATACTGATGAATAGACAAGACCACCAAAATGTGCGATTCTTTACCGGAATCGAAGTAGAACACACACCTGCTTATAACATGAATACTTTGTTTGTGGTAGATGTGCAGCCCATTGACGATATTGAATATCACTTGCGACTTAACCCCGACGGTATCCAGCATGTGTATTTTGGCGCTAACCAAAGCTTTCCTAAAGGTATAGCCAACAATGCTCAAATTTGGGATCTGTGGTCTGGTATGATTTTTGCTTGCCTTAATCAAGGATACTGGTGCACATTAGATGTCGATGTTGACCAAGTTGAAGGGCTGCTAGAGTCCGGCTTGACTGAACATCCGATGTTCATCCCAATGATTTCAGTCAAGCTGCCCTATTTACAACAATTGGGGTATAATGCTACAATTAAATTAGATGATGTAGATTTTTCTAAATCTAATCCCGGAGTATGGTGTCATCATCTACATGACTTATTGGATAGAAATAAATTTACAGATTGGTCTCAATACAAACAGGACATAGTAATCAAATGAAAAAACCACGAGTTAAAACTATTAAAAATAATATAACTGTAGGAACATCAGTTCCAATGGCGTCAAATGATAGCGATGTCGGGAACTTCGTTGATTATCTAATGCAGCAAAAGGGTCATAAAGTTGACAAAACTGGTCTTGTGGACATGCCAGATTATGGTGTCGACAATAAAAGCAGGAAGAAAGGCAGTCACGCACATCACACTGTTGGTTCGATGACCATTGTTGATATCATCGACACTCCCAACTTTAACGATACTCGTTATCGACACAAAGTTCAAAATCAAAATCAAGTGACATACGATCCGGACTTTTTAGAAGTATCAAGTGTTCAGTTGATTGATATGGACATTGATATAATTCAACAAAAACTTTCCGAGGGCTACAACGATTGTCGCAACCAACTGTTAAACAATGTTCGAGACAAAGAAATTAAATCTGTCAACGGATGGGTAATATTTGACGGATACGGTCATCCCAACTCGTATCGTATGCGAATTACTAACTCTGCCATGAAAAAGATTCATAACATTTCGGGATCAAGAGATACATTTAAACAATTATTCAATTAAGGAAATTACATGAATCAACAAGAACGTGAACAAGTCGATCGTATTATGTCTCGAGCCGAACGAAAAATTTGGATAACTTTTCATCGCGAAGGTATCCATAAATATCCTGCGGCCTTGACAGACCCCATGTTAGCCACAGGAGATGAATATGATGTATCGTTTTTGGGTTATCCTCATCGTCACATCTTTCATTTCCGGGTGTGGATCGATGTATTCCACAATGACCGAGATATCGAATTCATCCAATTCAAACGCTGGCTGGAGAACCTTTTCCGTGCCACCGGTTCCAATAATACAAGTTCCGTTTTAAGTTTAGATTTCAAATCATGCGAAATGATTGCCGACGATCTGTACCTGCAGATTGCCAACAGATATCCTGGACGTAGTGTCTGGATAGAAGTAGCCGAAGATGGTGAAAACGGTTGCTTGATTAAATATGAAACTCATCAATCTCAGAAAGTTTCAGTATAATGCCAGCTGTAATTATATCGTATCCACCAATGGCCGGTGGCAATCATTTTAAAAATTTACTGTGTCTGGATCAATCCTTTGCCAACAGCGGAGATCTTAATTCTGAAGTATACGAACATGCGCATGCTCCGGTTTCGGATTCTCAGCCAGTTGGAACTGTGCATAGCACCGGCGGTAGAAATGTACACAAATATCTATTTGAAAATATTTCTGCAGAGCCTGAAAAAAATTGGATCATACACGGGCATTTTGGAGAACTTGCCCCGTTTCGCAACGAATTAAACTTGATCAAAAACAAAAAATATATTATTATTACTATAGACACCGATGTAGACCGTAAACTTCTTTTTGAAAGACAAGAACGGCTGGGAGGAACCAGCGGGCATCCATACTATCTCGACGAAGAACAACCGTATCTTTACCAACCTCCTTTGTACAATACTTACTTTATCAGCAATGATGTGCTAACTACAAGCATACAATGTGCATGGCACCCAAACTTAACAGAATCAAAATTAATTGATACCTGGAACAATTATCTAAATATCAACATAGATATAACACGAGCTCAACACTACCATACCTTATGGTGGGAGAGCAATTTTAATTTACCTCACTACAATTGTAATCACGCAAGGAAAATATATGGCTAAGCTAACTATTAAGTCCAATCCTAAAGTTCAACAAATTTTTGATGACCTTGAACTGTATCTTGAATTTTGTCGGGACTACGGATATCGCTATAACGAAGCAGATCTTTACAACTGGAAAAGCTATGCTTTCCAACAGTTTAATAAAAGACTGCAGGGTAAACATGTCAAAGACATGTGGATGCAAGACGCACCCAGGGTTCGCTAATTATGCGTAAACTATTTTACATGGGACTAGAGTCGTACGAAGCTCGATACACTCTGCAACTAACAGAATGGAACCGTCGTGTTTTTGATCGACAGGGACTTGATGTTGTATATGTGCCGGGTTCGACCATTGACGACAGTCAAAGCATTTCAGTGGGGCAAGTTTTAGACGCACACGGCCGCAGCTATTTTTCAATGAGTCAGATGATGAATCTGGTTCAAATGATGCGCAACGGCGAAGTAACCAGCCAAGATGTTGTTTACTTTGAGGATATGTTTCAACCCGGCATTGAAAGCTTGCCTTACATCATGGATCAGGTTCCAGAAAATCTTCGCCCGCAGATCTATGTACGTTGTTTGGCTCAAGCAATTGATCCTGATGATTTTGTACATGTATGGGGCATGGCTGGCTGGATGTCAACTTATGAACGCATGGTAAATCAGATTCCTAATGTTCATGTGCTGGCCACCAATGAAGAAATGGTCGCTCACATGCGTATTGCAGGGTGGACAGCTCCTATCTACAACATCTCAGGTCTTGCATTTGGAAAAGAGGAAGTGTTAGAACGCATCGGCGGTATCGGAAATATCCGTCCTTGGGCAGAACGTAAACGTCGAGTTGTATTTGCTGCTAGATTTGACCAAGAAAAACAACCGGGTTTCTTTATGGATCTCATTGACATGTACAGTCAATTGACTTCTGAACCATGTGAGTTTGCTGTATTGTCCGGTGGTCCACTTCGTAGTAATAATCCTGAGTACGTTGACCGTGCTCGTAGAATGCAAAGCGAAGGGCGTCTAACAATTTACGAAAATCTCAAGAAAAACGATTACTACAATTTGCTCAATGACAGCCGTGTGTTATTCAATTGTGCATTACAGGATTGGGTTTCTAACACAGTCAGCGAAGCTGACACTCTTGGTTGTAATGTTTTATATCCTGCATATCGCAGTTTTCCTGAAACTTTTGCAGACGATCCTCAAAGATTGTATATTCCTTGGTCCATAGATGATGCTTATCACAAGATGCAGATGTTGTTGTCGCAGCCGCATCACAACATGGGTTTAATCAGTGACTGGACTAACAGCACTGTTGATCGGATCGTTGATATTTTACAAGGCAAAGGTGAACAGTGGAATCGCGCCGGTAATCGTTATAGAGACCATGTAAGCCAGCCCAAGTATCATGCAAGAAAAGACAAGGAACATCAATGAAAACAGTGATAGTAACCGGAGCTGCTGGATTCATTGGCGGTCAAACAGTATTGAGATTTAAGGCAGCAGGCTATCGAGTCATTGGCATTGATCGCAGAACTATTCCAACTCACTTGGAAGGAATTGCCGATGAAAACTGGCAAACTGATTTTGTAGATACCAATTGTCTGCATATGATTGCTAGATCCGAGCCTGTGGCTATAGTACACTGTGCTGGAACCAGTTTGGTTGGACCCAGTGTTACAGATCCTGATATCTACTACGAAAATAATTTTGTCAAGACCAAACAGTTATTGGATTACCTTAAAGCCAATCGATTGACCGATATACAAGTTATTTTTAGTAGTAGCGCAGCAGTGTATGGCGAACCTGTCATGGTTCCAGTTAGTGAAGAAGATCCTACCTTTCCTATTAGCCCTTACGGCGAAAGTAAACTTATGGTAGAGTTCTTGCTGAAATCATATTACCATGCTTATCATCAACAGTTTACTGCATTTAGATATTTTAACGTAGCTGGCGCCGATCCTCAGGGACGTCACGGCAATGCTGCAGGTGGCACTCACATTATGAGTCGCTTGTTAGAAAGTGTTAGAACAGGTTCTGAATTTGTTCTATATGGTACTGACTATCCCACAAACGATGGCACCTGTGTCAGAGACTATATCCATGTTGAGGATCTTGCCGAAGCACACTTATTGGCAGTTGAAAAAAGTGCGACAGGAATCTATAATCTCGGTAACTTGCAAGGCATCAGCAACAAAGAAGTTATTGCAGCAGTTGAAGAAATAACAGGTGTTCATCCTGCAATCAGCACTGGTGCTGCTAGACCCGGTGATCCGGCAGAACTTACTGCCAGTGCCGATCGATTTAAATCGGCCACAGGATGGCAGCCTCAGTACACGCTCAACGACATGTTAACTCATGCATGGGCCTGGTACAGTCGATGACATTTGATACGCTGTTTGAGTTTGAACGCCGGTTATCTGTGTACACCGGAGCACCTTATGTGGTCTTAACCGATTGTTGCACACATGCAATCGAACTGTGTATGCGATACGATCGTGTCACAGCTACAGAATTCTCAGCGTTCACTTATCTCAGTGTTCCGCAATTGATGCGGCAATTGGGTATCAAATACATGCTCAACGACGATGTATGGTCGGAACAAGGTGAATACCAATTTCACGGCACTAGGATTTGGGACAGTGCCAGACGCTTAACGCCGGGCATGTATCGGCCTGGACAGATGCAGTGTGTCAGTTTCGGCAACGGCAAACCCTTGCAGTTGGGACGAGTAGGTGCTGTGTTATTAGATGATATTGTTGCATACAATACCATGAGCCAACAACGCAGCGATGGGCGTGATTTGCGTGTTTCTCCATGGACCCAACAAGAGTATTTTGCCGCCGGCTATCACTATTGTCCCACGCTAGAAGATTGTGCTAAGGGACTAGAGAGCTTAGACAAAATAACCAAAACCGTTACACAACAAGTCTATCCTGATTTACGAAAATTTTACTTTATCTAATTGACTTAGGTCTAAATAAACTGTATACTACAGTATGATTGGTCATCCTCGACCCTATAACTCGGAGAAATACAATGCAAGAAAAACATTTATCACAAGTGATTCGCCAACGCTTAGAAGCAGGTAAGGTCAGATACTGGGCGGGAGACAACATTTCAGCACACATCACAAAAGAAGAAAAAACTCAACTAGTAGACGAACTCACACTCAAGTTCGAAGATGTGCTACAAAGCCTGGTCATTGATACAGTCACAGATCCCAACAGTCAAGGCACAGCACGTAGATTGGCCAAGATGTATGTGTACGAAATCATGTCTGGTCGATATGAACCTGCTCCTGATGCCACAGCGTTTCCCAATGATAGCGAGGATAGATATGAAGGTATGTTGGTTGTGCGCAGTGAGTTGCGCAGTATGTGTAGTCACCATCATCAGCCTGTTAGCGGTGTTGCCTACATTGGAATTATTGCCGCAAATAAACTTATCGGGCTATCTAAGTATACTAGGATTGCTCAGTGGTGTGCTCGCCGTGGTACTTTGCAAGAAGAACTCTGCAACGATATTGCAAGAGAAATAATGCGAGCCACTGATAGCGAGAATGTCGGCGTTTACATTCAAGCTACACACGGTTGCTGCGAGAATCGCGGTATTATGGCACACTCAAGTTTGACACAGACCACAGTGCTTAAAGGTGTGTTTGGTACCGATCCTGGGGTCAAAAAAGAGTTTTTTGATAATATTAAATTACAGCAAGACTTTGCGCCTAGATAATTAATGTTACAGCGGCCTTCCGGCATTCATCCCGCTATACAAACTCTGCTGCCTATGCTATACTATAACATAGGAAAACATAATGGCAAAATATCTTTCAACAAAAACATACGGCAACGATAGAGGTCTGTCATGCTGTTTTAGACAGTGGCGTGCCACACACAGTCATTGCTCGCTGCTCCACGGTTACTCGATTGGTATTAAATTGGTATTTGAATGTGATACTCTTGACGAAAAAAACTGGGGCATGGATTTTGGAGGTTTAAAAGACTTCAAAGCATGGGCCGACAATATGTTTGATCATACTACTGTGATTGCACACGATGATCCTCTACTAGATAGATTTAAAGAAATGGCCGGATGGAGTAGTAATCCAGAGCATGACGGAAATCCGAATAGAGTGCAAACTGAACCATATCGCCGCAGCGGTGTGTGTGATCTACGCATTGTAGAAGGAGTGGGCTGCGAATTGTTTGCCAAAATGTGCTACGAAAAAATGGATTGGTTGCTAAAGAATGGAAATCATCGGTATCCATTAAATCCATCAGTGCGTATCAAGAGCGTAGAAGTTTTTGAACATGCTGGAAATTCTGCCACATACGAAGGGTAATATATGAAAACAATCCAAATCAATCGCATGATCATTGGTGGTAACAACCCGTTGGTGCTGATTGCTGGACCTTGTCAAATTGAGAGTGAAATGCATGCTCAACATATAGTGGGTTCAATTTTAGATATTGTTCGTCCTTTAAGCATTCCTTTTATCTACAAAAGCAGCTTCGACAAAGCCAATAGAAGCAGTGCTGGCACACCTCGCGGTGTTGGTATAGATGAGGGTTTAAAAATTCTTAACGGCATCAAACACAGGTATGGTGTGCCGGTATTGACAGACATACACGAAAGCTATCAAGCACAGATCTGTGCCGATGCTGGCATCGATGTCCTACAAATTCCGGCATTCTTGTGTCGGCAAACTGACTTACTGCTAGCTGCTGGTGCTACTGGTTGTGTTGTAAATGTAAAAAAAGGTCAGTTTCTTGCTCCACAAGATATGGCCAATGTTGCAGCCAAGATTGCCTCCACAGGTAATCAAAGAATTATGCTTTGCGAAAGAGGATACACACATGGATACAATAATCTTGTGGTCGATATGCGCAGTTTACCTACTATGGCACATACTGGTTATCCCGTGGTTTATGATGCAACACATAGCGTTCAGCAGCCTGGAGCACTTGGCTCAAGCTCAGGCGGCGACCGTCGGATGGTCGCACCATTGGCCCAGGCGGCTGTAGCAACTGGATCAGTATCGGCAGTGTTTGTTGAAACACACCAAGATCCTGAATCGGCACCCAGTGACGGTCCTAACATGATACCGCTTAATCAATTAGAAAAGTTAGTGACTCAATTAAATTCTCTACATCAACATGTCCAACAATTCAACTAAAATTAGTATTTTATTACCCACACGCGGTAGGACCGAGCAATTGGCTCACAGTGTTAAAAGTTTAATTACAACTGCTGACAATCCAACTTCCATTGAATGGTTATTTGGATTTGACTCCGATGATCAGTTGTCGTATCGTTGGTTTGAAACTAACGTCATACCCGAAATTATTGAATCAGGTGGAACATATACCTGTTTACAATTTGCACCACTAGGCTACGAAAGACTAAATCAATATGTTAATGCATTGGCTGCGGCAGCCGAGGGCAATTGGTTTGTTTTTTGGAACGACGATGCTGTGATGGAGACGCCAGGATGGGACTCAGTAATCAACAGCTACACTGGTCGATTTTGCTTACAGGCGTTTGATACGCATAACTTACATCCTTACAGTATTTTTCCTATTGTGCCGCGTGAATGGTTTGAAGTGGTTGGGCATCTGAGTCTGCATCAATTGAATGATGCTTGGCTGAGTCAAATTGCTTGGATCTTGGATATTATGCAACGCATTGATGTTCGGGTCAAACACGACCGTTTTGATTTAACAGGTAACAACAACGATTCGACTTATCAAAGACGTAAGATTTTCGAAGGCAACATCAACGATCCCAGAGATTTTAATCATGTCTCTAACAGAGTAGCCAGGTTTAAAGATGCTACTGTGATTGCTGAGTATTTAAAATCAAAGGGAGTAGACATGTCTCGATGGGACGATGTACTGTCTAAAAAAGTTGATCCTTGGGACAAAATGCTAGCAGCGGACGTTAATAATCAAGTATCTAGAATAGATAAAGCTTAAAATTATGAATAAAAAATTATTAGATGTTGTTGAGCGCATTCGTAACGAATCAATTGAAAAACTATCCGATCCTGCTTACCTGGAATATCGTTTATTACCTGAATTGGGTCTAAACGATCGTCACATGCATCAATATCCCGAGCATCTTCACCGCTACTGCGGCATTGGTGTCGACAGCTGGCAATATCCTAACCAGTTCAGCAAATATTTGTGTTATTTGTCCCGTTGCAAAATTCAAAATTATGTAGAAATTGGATGCCACAAAGGTGGTACATTTATCATCACTTGCGAATACCTGGCCAGATTTAACGAGATGGAAAGTTGTTTGGCCGTTGATAATTGGCCCAGAGACATTATGCACGACTATGCAAAACTCAACACAAACGTCACTTATCTCACTGACTCTAGTCACGACGAGTCTTTTGTGAGTTTGATTAAATCAAAGAAATGGGATCTGATCTTGATTGATGGAGATCACAGTTACAGCGGTGTCAAACGCGATTATGCAGCAGTCTGTTCCAATGCCAAAATGATGGCTTTTCACGATATTAAAAATATCTTTTGTCCAGGCACTCAACAAATTTGGCAAGATTTACAGAAACAATATCCTCAAGAAAAACTGCATGAGTGGACTGATCAATACGATGATGTGCTGTTACGTATTCGTGGCAGTGTCATGGGCATAGGACTTGTAGACAATCGATGAAGTATGATTACGTTATTGTTGGCGCAGGCTTTTACGGTGCAACTTTTGCTAGACTAATGACCGATGCTGGTCGACGCTGCCTTGTATTAGAGTCCAGGCAACACATAGGTGGCAATGCCTACACAGACAAGATTGAGGGCATTGATGTACATGTGTACGGTCCTCACATTTTTCATACTGACAACAGAGAAATTTGGGAATTTGTAAACAAGTTTGCCGATTTCAACAACTATATTCACATGCCCAAGGCTGTTAGAGGCCAGCGTCTTTATAGCTTGCCATTTAATATGAATACATTCTACGAGATCTGGGGAGAAACTGATCCCAGTATTGTGCGTAGCAAAATACAACAGCAAAGAACTAAAAAAGAAATAACTAATCTTGAAGAGCAAGCAATAAGTCTAGTAGGACAAGATGTCTACGATTTGTTGATCAAGGACTATACTAAAAAACAATGGCAAAGAGATCCAACTCTGTTGCCGCCTTGGATAATCAAACGGTTGCCTATTAGATACACTTACGACAATCGATATTTCAATGACCGATATCAAGGCATTCCAGAATCGGGATATACCGCATTGTTCCAACACATGTTAAAAGGTATCGAAGTAAAAACCAACGTGGATTATTTTGAAAATAAATCTTACTGGGATCAACAGGGCAAATGTGTTGTTTACACTGGAAAAATTGATCAATTTTTCGACTATGAATACGGTGAGTTGGAATATCGCACATTGTCTTTTGAAACAAAAGTACTGGACACCGACAATTACCAAGGATGTGCAGTGATTAACAATTGTGATCCTGACCAAGATTATACCAGAATTATCGAACATCGACATTTTGCTCAAACACAAAGTTCAAAAACAGTTGTTACTTGGGAAAGACCTGTTGAATGGAATAGAAATTTGGTTCCATACTACCCCGTAAATGATGAAGCAAATACCAGTAAATTTAGGCAATATCAAGATCGCGCAGAAACCTTAAACAATGTTATAATAGGTGGAAGGCTAGGAGAATATAGATATTACGACATGCATCAAGTAATTGGTAGTGCCATGAAAACTGTAAGAGACTTGTTAAAAACATGAAAAATTACCTAGTAGGAGCAGTAAGACCAGTCAGCACCACTTGGGGTTATTGGAAAACTCAAGAGGAAGAAACTCAAGCACTTGCTGGACATAAAAAATACGAAGACATGTATCGTATCAGTCGAGCTAGTGCAAGAAAATTTCTGCAAGGAGACTGGGAAGAAATTAAGTTCACTGCGCCAGTACGCGATGCTCGTATGTACCAAATTGCACAATGGTATGTGATCAAAGAACTTTGGCATCGAGAACCTTGCAATATTTTGGCCATGGGTGCTGATACGTTGTTTATCAAGCCAACTGAACTGTTTGGTTGTTATGACAACATGATGATGTTCAACTACACTGATCCAAAATCTCATTCAGAGTTCCCTAACTATTTCAATGACGACATACGTTATTATCCTGCTAAAATGCATCCCGAAGTATGGGCTGTAGGGGAGAGACACATGGAGGGTTGGTTCACTCACAGCGAAGGCAATTGGGCTTGGGGACAACTGGTGCATAACTATCAATTCTGGAGTCAGAACATAAAATTAGAAGATGTGTTAGATCCTGCTATGGCGTGGCAGGCTTTTAGTCTTAATCAACAGCTAGGAAATCATTGGAACAACTGTGATATCAGTCAAGCTAAGATATTACATTTTCACGGAAGTCGTGACGCAGATATACGTGTTCAGGTAATGACAGACTTAGCTAAACAACTGGGTATAGAATTATGAAAAAGGTATATGTAAGCTGGAATGATGTACAGCGTCAAGTTCAAGAACTGGTTCGTCAAATGTGGCTAGACAAATGGACACCCGATTACGTAGTAGGAATTACCCGCGGTGGTTTAACACCGGCCAACTTGATTAGTCAGTATCTTGATTGCCCCATGGAAACACTGAAGGTCAGACTGCGCGACGGTGCTGCAGATGACTGCGAAAGCAACTTGTGGATGGCCGAAGATGCGTTCAACGGCAAGAACATCCTGATTGTTGATGACATCAACGATTCCGGTGCCACACTGAACTGGATCAAACAAGACTGGCCCGCAGGGTGTTTGCCCAACAGCGAGAATTGGAGACTTATCTGGGGCAAGCCCGGTAATGTGCGTGTGGCTGTGCTGTATGATAACCAAGCCAGTGAGAGTCAACTAACTCCGACTTATGCTGCAGAAACCATCAACAAACTAGATGATCCGCAATGGATAGTGTTCCCTTGGGAAGAATGGTGGCGTCGCTGGGATCCAAAGGAGAATCATCAATGAAACTCAAGACTGCCGATATTGCCGGTCGGATTGTCAAACAAGATGATCGCTATACTGTGATTGATAATACCGACTTAAAAAATCTTGTAGTAAGTTCAACTTGTTTACATAGAGAAAAAAGCACGTCCGGCCATTGTCATGTTGGGCAGGAAGAAGTATATTTTTTCTTGCGCGGTTTCGGTGAAATGGAACTGGACAACGAAAAGTTTTCCGTTGGTCCCGGTGACATGATCCTTATACAAAACGGAGTGTTTCATCGTGTACACAACACCGGCGAAATGGACTTGTATTTTGTTTGCGTGTTTGATGGTCGTAGAGAGCATCAATGAAAGAAAAGTACATACAAGCTTATATTGATATTGCACACAGAGTAGCAGAACTCAGCTATGCTCGTAGATTAAAAGTAGGCGCTGTGATTGTTAAGGACGATGTTATCACTTACGGCTATAACGGCATGCCTTCCGGGTGGGATAACGATTGCGAGTACAAAGAATATCCAGACCGGTATGATAAACATTCTGAATGGGCAGACCTTTACTTCCCCCTACAAGAACCCGACGGCACTTGCTACAGATTAAAGACACGCCCGGAAGTGTTGCACGCCGAATCCAATGCTGTCAGTAAAATGGCCAAAAGCACTGTCAGTGCTCAGGATGCTGATATGTTTATTACACACAGTCCTTGTATAGATTGTGCTAAGATGATATTCCAAGCAGGTGTGAAACGAGTATTTTACAGCGAAGATTATCGTAGCGATGCTGGAGTTGAATTCTTGAAAAAGAGCGGCATCATAGTTGAAAAAATTTCTAAATAAGTGTATAATAAATCATGAGCAAAATTAAAATCGCAGAACTATTTTATTCCATCCAGGGCGAAGGTCGTTTCATGGGTGTCCCCAGTGTGTTCCTTAGAACATTCGGTTGTAACTTCACTTGCGACGGTTTTGGTATGCCGTTGGGAGAAAAAACACAAGAACGTCATCGCGTGGCTGAACAAGCAATAAATTTTAAAAGCTACGAGGAACTACCGTTGGTATCAACTGGATGTGATTCGTACGCCTCGTGGGCTCCAGAGTTTAAGCATCTTAGTCCTATGTTGACAACTGATGCCATTGCTGATCGTATTACAGAAATACTGCCGTTTAACAAATGGCAGGATGAACATTTGGTCATTACAGGCGGTGAACCTCTGTTGGGCTGGCAACGTGCTTATCCTGATCTGTTGAATCATCCCAAGATGGCAGATCTTAAAGAGATTACATTCGAAACAAACGGCACTCAACAACTCTCCACAGAATTCAAAGACTATTTGTTTACAGAATTTACACGGTTTGGTCGAGATTACAACAAGTTAACTTTCAGTGTCAGTGCTAAACTTAGCTGCTCAGGCGAAGAACGGTCGGAAGCTATTCTTCCCAAGGTTGTGTGCGAGTATCAGGAAATCGGTTACACTTACCTCAAGTTTGTGATTGCCACAGAAGCGGATGCTGCTGAAGCACTGGAAACATTGTCTGTATATCGTGCTGCTGGATTTAGTGGACCTTGCTACTTGATGCCGGTAGGTGGAGTGGAAAGTGTGTACGTACTCAACAATCGCCGTGTAGCAGAGTTTGCTATGAAAAATGGCTTGCGCTACAGTGATAGACTGCAAGTTCCTTTGTTTAAGAACGAGTGGGGCACTTGATTGTCTAAAAAATCTAATCGAGCTAAAGGAAGAACCAGCTTTGACGTTGAAGTTGGCAACACGCAGATTGATTTTTTTAATAGGAACGTTACACCTTACCCCACAGAAGCCGGTGCGCCGGCATTTGATTTAGTTCCTGTTACTCGACAAAAAGACATCATGCTGAATGTTGCTCGCATGCATGCCGAGCAAGAGTACAACAGAATCATGCAGTTGGTAGATGTACTACAGCAGCAGGCAGCTGACATAAAGCGCAGATTAGACTTAACTGATATGGTACATGCTGCCCGTTATGATTTTCAAATTGCTCACGGACAGATCTATTGGCTGGTGCAAGATACCAGACGCAACGAAATCATATTATGCGGCATGGGACCTGATGGTTGGTCAGCAGGTCCACCTGCATGGTATCAATATATTACAGCAGTCAAGTGGTTGGGTGACCACACATGGATAGAAATCAAGGAATAATAATGTTTGAATATTTTAAAAAGAAATTTGTAAAAGCAACAGCTGACCAATCTGCTGCAGAAACTCCCAAGACTGGCAAAAAATCACGTGTCAAAAAGTCCGACAAAGATTTGGCTACCGAACGCGGAGATCCGTATGTGGCTATTCTCAGCATGGACGTTGATCCTGAAAACATCCACCAAGGTGCCTTTGAATTGGACTGGAACGAAAAGTTTGTGGCCAATCTAATACGTGCCGGATACGTGGGCAAAACCGATGCTGACATTGTGGATCAATGGTTTCAAAATGTGTGCCGGCATGTGGTCATGGAAACCTGGGAACAAGAGCAGGCCATGAACCCTACCAGATTTACACGCAGCAGAGACATAGGCAACGGACGTACAGAAGTATCATAACCAGTGCTAATGCTGAGTTAGCACCATTTTTAATGTTAAAACTAAAATGATATTCAACAAAATTAAAGAACTAAAGCAGCAGGGCCTGAGAATTGGCATCACTTTCAGCACATTTGATTTACTGCATGCCGGACACATTGCCATGTTAGCCGAAGCTAAAAATCACTGTGATTATTTGATTGCCGGCTTGCAAACTGATCCCACAATTGATCGACCCGACACAAAAAATCCTCCGGTGCAGAGCATAGTAGAACGACAGATACAGTTGTCGGCCACTAGATTTGTAGACGAAATAGTGATATATCAAACTGAACAGGATCTAGTAGACTTGCTGTTGATCTTGCCAGTTGATGTTAGAATCTTAGGAGTAGAATATGCCGATAAAGAATTTACAGGAGCGCATGAGTGTTGTGCCCGCGGCATTGAATTGATTTTTAATAAACGAGATCATTCATTTAGTAGCAGCAGCTTACGTAAACGTGTAGTACAGGCCGAAATCGAAAAGGACCTGCGCAAATGAAATTATATGTCAACGGCGATAGTCACACCGCTGGTGCCGAAGCTGTAAATGCCTGCGCATTTGCCGAAGACGACTGGGATTTGCGATATCTTGGAAGACTACCGCATCCTGAAAATCTGGCAGTCAGCTGGGGTAAACGATTATCTGAAGTATTAAAGGCTGCGTTTTACTGCGATGCTGAATCAGCTGCTTCTAATCAACGTATCATTAGAACCACCAGAGAATGGCTAAAAGATCATTCTGACACGTCTGATACTTTAATGATCATACAATGGTCAACTTGGGAGCGCCAAGAGTGGCTAATCGATGATTCTTGGTTTCAAGTTAATGCGTCCGGTATAGACCACCTTCCTGAATCTCATCAACAAAAGTATAAAGAATTTGTCAGTTCTATTGATTGGAACACAACAACTGAACAAGCACATAATGATATATGGAGCTTTCATTTGGAGCTGGTTGAACTGGGTGTTAAACACATATTCTTTAACGGAAACACACATTTTGGATCCGTTTCGAAAAAACAACGGCGAGACTGGGGTACCAGTTATATCAGTCCTTACGATTCTACAATGACCTACAGTCAGTGGTTATTAAGCAACAGATACGAAACAGTTGCATCCAATTCATACCATTTCGGTAAGGAAGCACATGCAGCATGGAGTCGTTTTATGCTACAATACATTATTGCTAACAAATTGATTTGATTCTCGATGACATTTAAACAAAGAACTCTGAATAAACAATTCGATTCTGTCATTGACTTTGACATAAAAAATCTTGTGGTTAGTGGTTGCAGTTTTACTTTTAACAATTCAGAATCTGATTTGTGTGCTTGGCCTTACTATCTTAGAGACTTGGCAAATTTTAAACAAGTGTATGACTGCAGTTTGCCCGGAGCTGGAAATTATCATATATCTCAATCTCTACAATGGTCTTTAGAATTAGAAAAATTAAATCCTGTAGATACATTGGTTATTGTCATGTGGTCAGGTAACGATCGAGATGATTTTATATTTTCCAAGGATGCGATTAAACCATATTCATTTTCTTTTGCATACAATGACAAAGTGCAAACTGGTTTATCCGGTCACAACGATTCAGGGAATGTCGATATTGTCTTGTCAAGAAAAGTATTAAATTCCAAAGACAAAAATTCTCGGTCTGTAGAAAATTTTTTATATGTAAATTCAACCTGGCATTATTTAAAATCTAAAGGTTATCGATTTTGTTTTTTAAACTATGCAAATAGAGATGATATAAACAGTGATTTTGAAATAAACAACTTAATACCATTGCATTTAAGAACAGAATATAGTAAAATGTTTTTAGATGCTGAAACATTGTACAATTGGTCAGTTAAACACGACCTAATTTCAGAAGACCAATTCCATCCCAGCATTGATGGTCACTTAAAATGGACCCAACAGGTTCTTATTCCTAGTTTAACTAACTACTTAAAAGCACATGAAATACATTCTTATTGATACTGCTAATTTGTTTTTCCGTGCCAGACACGTGGCTTTTAGAGCCAGTGATGACTGGGAAAAAGTAGGTTATGCTTTGCATATCACACTTAGCGCAGTTAACAAGGTCTACCAAAAATTTGGTGCAGATCATGTGGTATTTGCACTCGAAGGACGCAGTTGGCGCAAGGATGTTTATGCTCCTTACAAGCGTAATCGCAGTGACGCTAGAGCAGCGCAGACTGAAAAAGAACAACAAGAAGATCAATTGTTCTGGGAAACCTTTGATAACTTGACTAAATACTTGGCTGAAGGTACAAACTGTTCAGTAATCAGAAACGAAAATGCCGAGGCCGACGATATCATAGCACGTTGGATAGCTTTACACCCCCAAGACCATCATGTAATTATTTCTAGTGACACTGACTTTGTTCAACTGTTAGCCGACAACGTAGATCAGTACAATGGAATCACTGATGAATTACTGACTGTCCGCGGAATTTTTGACGCAAAAAATCGTCCAGTGATCGATAAAAAAACCAAATTACCCAAGACCATACCCAATCCAGAATGGCTGCTGTTTGAAAAGTGCATGCGCGGCGACACTAGTGACAATGTGTTTTCGGCCTATCCGGGTGTGCGTGTCAAAGGTACTAAAAACAAAGTGGGTCTAACAGAAGCATTTGAAGATCGCAGCCGGCAGGGTTATGCTTGGAACAATCTCATGCTGCAACGCTGGACCGACCATAATGGCGAAGAGCATCGTGTGTTAGACGATTACGAGCGCAATCGTTTGCTAATCGATTTAAATGCACAACCGGTAGAAGTTAAACAAATGGTCGATGACAGTATTCAAAGTATGGTTAGTCACAAAGATATTGGACAAGTAGGCATCAGATTTATGAAGTTTTGTGGCAAGTATGACTTGGTCAAGGCCAGTGAATCAGCTGAGCAATATGCTCGATGGTTGAATCAAACATATCAAGGAGTTCTCGATGATAGTAGCAAAAACAGTAGTTCCTAATCAATACTGGATCTTAAAAGAAAACGATCGCAAGATTGGAAACATAGAAGCAGGACCACAGGGATTTTCAGTAAAAATCAATAATCAGATTGAACGTTTTAAAACCATCAACACAATCAAGCAGCGAGTACAAATCGACTTTGAACCTGTGATCAAGAGAAAGTCCGCTACATCGGTAAATTCAGTTCATGGTTACAGTACCAGCAGTAGAGCCTACAATGCCATCTACGACGTCAAGCACCAAGTACCGCTGTGGACCAAAGAACCTAAATCCAAAAGCTGGTACGCAGCCGGTTGGTATCAAATCAAACAAGGACGCGAATGGGAAACTGTGTTTTGTCCCAAACTGATTACCTTGCAACGCTACGCTTATCGCGGCCCATATCATACCGAGGAACAGTCACGTGACAAATCCCTTTAAAGATCAATACAAATTCATGCGAGCTTGTGATCAATCAGTTGATGAGTTCAATGAACAGCAATTTGCAATGTATAAAAATCTCATCGAAGAAGAATACAAAGAGCTAGTAGCTGCCGAAAATGCAGGCGATATGGTAGAACAGTTAGATGCACTAATCGACATACTAGTTGTTGCTATTGGCGCTATTCATTCGATGGGAGCAGATGCCGAAGGTGCCTGGAAAGAAGTTATAGGCACAAACTTTGCCAAGATTGATCGATTAACTGGAAAAGTTCGTAAACGCGAAGATGGAAAAGTTCTAAAACCTGTGAACTGGCAGTCTCCTAAGTTAGCACCTTATTTGAGAAAATAATCATGGATCGAGAAAATATCATCACCAACATGTGTTACACTTACAGACACGACTACGGTATAATAAAATCCGAAACTGGCAGCTTCTTCTCTGGTATGACTATAGAGGAACGCACATATCTTTGGAACACTATGGCGCAGATTTTCGACAACGACATTGCTCCGCACATGGAATTTAAACATGTTGCAACGGCTCGAAATATTTGCGGGAATGACTAATGAGCTTGCATATAAATCGATTTATCGATCGTATCAAAGCAGCTGATTCAAGATCTCAGCGTGACTTTACTATGAGCATGAGTGATGCCAAAGATCTACATGCTGACATTACCAAACTGTTGCTAGCTCTGCAAAATTTACAAGAACAACGCACTATTGCACCTGTTACTGCACCCAGCAGTAACATTGAAATAGATGGAGGCTCGTTCTAAAACGGCTTACATTTAGATAAATAAATGTAGGAGTTTAATGAATGAGCAGACCAAAACCCGATGTGCTAGTAGAAATCACCAACAGATCTACTTATAAAACTGAACAGGTATTAGCAGCCCAAGGTATCTGGGCTGTGTTCTTTGATAGCAAGCCTATCAATCTCAAGACTTCTAATCTGTTGGTTCAATACCCTGGACCCAAGTATAAAAAAGTATCGTTCAGTAATCAAGGACATGCTGTCAACTTGGCCAAAAAACTCAACACTCAATTCAAAACTGACAAATTCTCAGTGGTGTTGTTGACTCAAGGTCAACAGATATATCCTGATGATAAACAAGCGTGACATCACACAAGAACTTATTCGTGCCTGGCCCGGTGCTGCTGCTCCGGAATTAAACGAGGCTCTATTTGATTGGTATGTCAACATAAGAGATACTGGTGGCTTGAGACTCACTGCTGAGGGATTTAGAGTATTGAGTCAGACCTTGGAAATACAGCATTGGCATTTGCCGTTCGAACCCAAAACCATAACCAAGCGTGTGTTGCTGGACATGGACCGTAAGATTGCATTTCCTTTTTACCTGGATTCCCGTGCTCGAAAAATAGTATTTTTTAGCAGTCGAGAAGCCATGATGGCCACCATGTACGGTGACCTCACGGCATGGCTAAATGGGTGTGTTCCGCGCTAAGGCGTATGTACAACAGTTGTGAAAAAACCACACTTTCTCTGTTGACTGGCAACAAGTTTAGTAGTATAATTAACGCATCAGGAGACAGAAATGAAATTCCGTGTGTGGATTGAACAACTATGGTTTGACAACTGCGACGAACGCGAGCAGTGTCACGAATCTCGCTTCAGCCGATCAGAATATTTTCAAAGATTTAAATACTTTCTCAAACACGAGTACCGACGCCAACAACGACTGGAAAAAATATGATATCAATTCCTAATCTTTCGCCTCTACAACAAGAATTATGTGATGCAATTTGGTCATGCAACACGTCCGAACAACTAATCAAGTGGTTCGAATCTTTACCTGCTAGCATCAAGCCTATGGCTCATGCCATGATCCGCATGGTCATGTTCGAAGTATTCGATACCGACATCGATAACGGGCTTGTTGACATGTCAGAGTCGCAATTAATTATTGATCATATTCAATCCCTGTAAGGAACAGCATGGATATCTTAGTAAGCATTTTAAGTACCATTGGCTGGTTTGCTGTGGGGGTTGTTTTGGGACGCATGGTACTGCGCTGGTTGATTTTGCCCTCGCTGCAGGATCAACACGATCAAGAACAACAGGAGATTGCACAACTGGAACAACGTGTGCATGTGGTCAAACAAGAAGTTATCAACGACATCATATATTGGTTTGACAACGACGACGGTACCTTTTTGGCCCAGGGACGTGATCACAACGAAATTGTTGCTGTGCTAGAACAGCGTTTTCCTCAACATATTTTTGTGATCAACAAGACCCAAATGATCATGGGACCTGACTGGGAACAAGTGATAGAGTTTGAACGTAGATGATTGTAGATACTCAGGACACTGAACGTGCTCGTGCCATTGTACAATGGCTTACGGACAATGTGGGCGAAGCCTTGCCGCATGCAGGCGGTAATCATGTACGCGGGCAAGGATGGAGCATGAGTTATCAGCAGATTAATCCAATGCAGCATCGTGTCAGATTTGAATTGGATACTGATCTAGTGGATCCAGACACTGTCATTATGTTTGCGTTGAGGTGGTCGTGAGCGACGCACCGCAATATATTGAAATGGCCTCAGAAGTCATCGAACAGTATCTGTTTGAACCTTGGGACTACATTACACGAGAACGCATAGAGGAACAGTTTAGACTGATATGCCCTGGACCTTATCGATTTGTATGGGAAGAGGGGTTGGATCAGGCGTTTATGCCACGGTTTCAATTAGAGTTTAACGATTCTCCCGAGTCAACTGCGTGGATATTGAGGTGGTCATGATTACCGTCATACTAAACGATACCGGAATGACGCTAAGAGTGGCATCACAATATTTTCGAGCAGCCGCTGCCTGGGCTGAGGAAAACTGCGAGAGTTTTGTTACCTATGAGGTACAGGATGTATCAGACTTTTCTGTTACAAATGATCTGATGTGTGAATATCAATTTGGTGACGATCAGGATGTTGTGTTATTTCAATTGAGGTGGAAGTGATCGTCAGAATTTATGTGCCCGGTGTTGATTATAAAAAGATGCCCGTTATGTTTCAATGGTGCGAGCAACACTTTGGTGAGTTCCGTGATCAATGGAATCTGCGCATTAGGGATAGTATCTGGGAGTTTAAAAATTCCGGCGATGCGGCATTTTTTACATTGAAGTGGTTATGATACAATTACCTATTGAACCTTACTGGGTCAATGCTGCCAAATGGTGGATAGAAAATCACAACCTCAACAACGACGAATTCAGTTACTGGCTATATACGCAAGGAGTGTTTCCTGTTCGTAGGGAAACATTTTATCCTTGGTTAGAATTTGAAGACGCCGAACAGGCCTTGTTGTTTCAATTGCGGTGGGCATGAAATTCGTCATGACAGTGTTAGAGGCACCAGACGAATGGCCTTGTGTGGTCAATGTGGTTCAGGCTGATGTTGACCATTGGTGGCGCGGCAGGCGATTACAAAACGAAATAAATCAATGGTTAGATTCTACTGGCATTGCGTACCGCAACAGCAGTTGGCGGTGGGAATTTAAAACAGTCGAGGACGCAGAATGGTTTCAGCTTCGCTGGAGTTAGAGTCTACTGAGTTGACCCCAGGACAATGGAATCGTCTTCGCGAACGCTTGGTACGCGACTATCCTCCCAGCCACATCATCATGCGCTCGGTCATGCAACGAGAACTGGGCTTTACTGTTAGACGTCATGCTCACTGGATTCAAAATCGTGACAATCTCGGCTACTATCGAGGTTGTGTTTACTTGGACTGGTACAACAGTGCAAAGAAAACATTTTTTATGTTAAAGTACAGTGAATATATACAGGATGACAATTAATCAATATCAAGAAGACATTTTTTCTGAGTGGAAAAAACAAAGATTTATAGTGGTAGAATCTGCAATAGCGCACGACAATGCAGTGTCGCATTTGATAGTACTAACCGACATCTATTTCTGGACAGATCATGCCGATGCGTTAGATGCGTGGTGTGCTGACCATCCCGGTGCTGTTCAAATGGGCATGACTGTGGGTTTTGACAATCAAGAATTGCTGCTAATGTTTATTTTACGGTGGTCATGAAACGAGTAAATCTCAAACAGTATCCCAAATTTTGGCACGACATAGTCAGTCGTATGCAAAATCATATTGACCCCAGTGCTGCTGTCGGCAGTCAACAATTTAAACTTTGGATGGCTGAATGGTACGGCATAAATGTATATGTAATGGCAAGTACTCAAGCCGGAGAAGTATACATGTTAGAACCTGAATACATTGCTTTTTTATTAAAATGGTCATGACAGAAATATCATTTGATCTCTACAGCAATAATGAAATTGACTCCATGATGGATTGGTGCCGGCAGAATTTGAGATCTGGCGAATGGAGTGTTAAATTCAGCACAGACTCGACTACGTTTGTTTTTAAACGTAAAAGCGATAGTTTTTTATTTGCATGTCAATGGCAACCTCCGAAGAAAAAGATCGATTAATTCAGCAGCTTATGGGAATTCGCAAAATAGTCATCAATGATTGTTTTGGCGGGTACGGTCTCAGCGAATCTGCCTTGGAAGAATACAAACGCATGGCCTGCATTGACGACGACGAATTCACTGATCAAGACATCGACCGTGACGATCCTTATTTGGTTCGATTAGTTGAAGAATGGGGAGAACGTGCTGAAGATAATTTTTCTCAACTTAAAATAATAGAAATACCGGCTGATGTTGACTGGATTATACAAGAATACGACGGACACGAATGGATTGCTGAACGTCACAGAACTTGGCGTTAGTGTTGCATTTTTGCTACAGCAATTGCTTGACAAATAAGAAAATATCCAGTATAATTGTAGTGTAAATTAGAAATCAGGAGATCAATATGCGTGATCGTCATTTAACAGAAGTGCTGCATCGTATTGCATTAGAAGCCGGCGGCAGTATCTATCCTGAAGTTAATACTGCACAATTAGCCAGTTTTGGACAGCGCATTGTACAGGAGTGCGTTGATGTTGCCAGACAGCAGGGCGACAATGTAGCATATCTTAAACAACACTTTGGAGTTGAATAATGGAAAAACAAACAAATATGAGTTTCATTCGTTGGCAGTTTCGAGATTGTCACAAGAGCTTGAGCTTTTGGGGATTTGTGACTGTAATCTTAGCTGTAATCATGCTAGTCAGCGGATGCCCTGGGTCTTGGCCTTTTTATGTGCTAATTACCGGGGTGTCAATGTCCTTAGTTGATGCTGGTATCGCTTGGTATCGCTTTAGTCGTGCTGTATACGAAATGGAACAGAATCAGATCATGCGCAACCTTAAAAAGGACTAGGCATGTCCAAGGCACAAGAACAAGATCAATTGATTAAGGTATTGCAGTTTACACCTAGACAGATCTGTATTACTTTACACGGCTATGGCGGTGAAATTGTGATGGGTCGTGTGTCTCAGTCAGTGTACGAATACTGGCAAGATCGCTGTGACGACCTGGAAGAATATGCCACAGACTGGAGTGACAACGAAACAGAGACAGTGCCAGAAAAGTACCAACCGTTTGCTCGAGGTGCCTGGCACGACTGCGACGATATTGCGCACAACAACGGTATAGAGTTGAGTGGGTTGTGCTGGATCACAGTAGAGGATCAATCGACTGGGGAAACTTTGTTTTCCACCACACTGGATCATGAGAACTTGGAAAACCACGGCGTCAAATTAGAAGAATTCGAAAATATCGAATTGGATGATTTCGAGTCTGGTACTTGTGTATTTGTGGGACAGAGTGTGGATAAAGGCTGCTTTTTCAGTGCCGAATTTGAACTGACACAACCGTGGGATCCTGCTCAATTGCAGATCAGATACAGTGTGTACAACAGTTGGCCCATTGTGGACAGTGTTTCGTATGCCGGGGAAGATCTAGACGGCGCCGACGCTTACGACACACGTGGTAAATCTGCCAACTACGAAATCTACCGTGTGGGCAGCGACGCAGTGGATGTGTTAGAAGGTGAAGAAACTTGGGCGCAACGTGTGATAGACCAAGACGATCGCACCGAGTGGTTGCCGGGAACATGTGACCCGGTACACTTGGGTGTGTACGAATGCAGCATCAACGACACTGTGGAATTTGTACGCTGGGACGGTGAACGGTGGATCAACTGTAATTCTGCAGTGGATCGGTGGCGCGGATTAAAACAACCAGTTGACCAGTAAAACCAATTGCACTACAATTGTATTTCAGTAGTAGACAACATCAACAGTAATTAAACATCAAGGAAACATCGTGTCCCAAACATTTAATGTCAATTATGTTGTTTATCGTAAAAACAGCGGTGAAGTATTAACAGAAGGATCTCAGGCAGTGACTTGCGATGGTGGGCGATACTATGCTGAAAAGCAAATCAAAGCCATGTTTGAGCGTGACAATACCGAAGTGCAGATCCGTTCTGTGTTTCCGGTATAATAAATAGAGTTCCGCCCCTGTAGCTCAGTGGTCAGTAGCAGTCGACTCATAATCGATTGGTCGGGGGTTCAAATCCCTCCGGGGGCACCAATACTGGCGTTAGTATAATGGATAATACAAGCGGCTTCTACCCGCTGAATATGGGTTCGATTCCTGTACGCCGGGCCAGAAAGTAAAATGCGATGGTGGTGAAATAGGTAGACACAAGAGACTTAAAATCTCTCGCTTAACAGCATGCCGGTTCGATTCCGGCCCGTCGCACCATATTTCTAAAATAAGAATCTTATGAAAATACACACAGTAAAAGAATTTGAATTGAACGGAGTTGTTCACAAATTTGGTTCTCGTCACGATGTTGTTAAACTGGTGAAGTCTCAAGGTATAGGAATTGAATTGGGCACAGCAGGGGGAGATTTTTCTCGGCAAGTGTTAGAAAATTCTGATTTAGAATATCTTTATACTGTAGACATGTTTGATCCAGACGACGGCCGTTACCAAGCCGCAATGCAAAATTTGATACCTTTTAGAAATAGATCATCTATAATCAAGATGAAATTTAGCGAAGTTGTTAATGTGTTCGAGAACAATTATTTTGACTGGATTTACATTGATGGCTTTGCACATACTGGACAAGAAAACGGTCAGACTTTTGACGATTGGTGGCCTAAAGTAAAACCCGGTGGTATATTCAGCGGTGATGATTATAATCAAACTGCTTGGCCACTAGTGGTTGAGAATTTAAACATCTTTGCCGAACGTAAGCAACGAGACATTTATGTTATCGACTGTGCACCAGGCGATAATTGGGCCAGCAAGCAACCCACATGGTTTATGTGCAAATAATGCTACTGCAATATTGAAAAATTTTTAAATTATAAAAAATGAATAAACGTATACAAGAAATTTTAGACATACTTCAGGAGGAATGTGCTGAAGTGATACAGGAAGTCAGCAAGTGCCGAAGATTTGGTATTGACAGCCGCCACCCAGATGGTCGCTTACACCGCGATCATTTAGAGCAGGAAATAGGTGATGTTATGTTTATGATCGAACTGTTGCACGAAGACGGTGTAGTATCCGAAGAAGGTTTGCAACGTGCTTGGCTCCGCAAGGAAGAAAAATTGAGAAAATACAGCAAAATATTTGAACAGACTAAGTAGGATTACTGGTTGACAAGGTATAAATAAACACGTACAATTACTTTAATATGAAAATAAACACTCTTAATCACTTCGTGCAGATATCGCAACAGCCCAAACTAGGCACAGTAGCCTATTGGTCAAATTGCGGGTTTGCAACCGTCGAGATGATTACAAGCGATCGCGAGCCATCAGGGGGTCTTGGTTAGACCATATACACAGTCCGTATATTCTTAACCAAGACCCCAGGATTAAAAACCCTGGGGTTTTTGCTTTTGTAGTACGTGGAATGGGTAACGAGAACCCAGAGCCCACGCTAAACATGTTCGAATGGGCGGAGTCCTGGATGAAATCGTTGGCGGTAACAACGAAAGTAAAATAGGCAGCACAGGGAAGGCCTGTGCAATTTATAAAGCGCATTGAGGTCAGTGTGCTTTATAAATTGAAAGTTATTCTCATGTAGCTCAATGGTAGAGCAATCGGCTGATAACCGATAGACAGAAGTTCAATTCTTCTCGTGAGAACCAAGTCGTATCTGAGTATAGTGTAGTCTGGTAACATACCTGGTTTGGGACCAGGCGTCCAAGGTTCAAATCCTTGTACTCAGACCAAGTTATGGGCTGTTAGTTAAATGGGATAACACTGGCTTTGCAAGCCGGAGTTGAGAGTTCGATTCTCTCACGGTCCACCAAGTTTGTTACTATATACACAGCTATGTAGTAAAATAATTTAATGCGGCTGTAGCTCAGTTGGTAGAGTACTTGCTTGCCAAGCAAGACGTCATCGGTTCGAACCCGGTTAGCCGCTCCAAGTTTATTAGTCAGTAGCTCAATTGGCAGAGCAGCGGTCTCCAAAACCGCAGGTTGAAAGTTCGAGGCTTTCCTGGCTAGCCAAATTAGTTTAACCACAAAGGTGTTACATGCGCAGTATCAATATAGAAGAAGTAAAGGAATTTGTTCTTGCGCAAGGTCCTGCTACCCGTATCTACATCGGTGGCGACAGCGAACGATTCCAACTGAACGGTGCTTGGTATGCTGATTACACCCTAGCCATTGTGGTGCATATCAATGGCAATAACGGATGTAAGATTTTTGGAGAAGTACAACGTGAACGTGACTGGGATCAAAAGAAAGACAAGCCACGCATGCGACTTATGAACGAAGTGTACAAGATTGCTGAACTTTATTTAAAATTAAATGAGGTACTAGAAGATCGTCTAGTAGAAGTACACCTAGATATTAATCCCAACGAAATGCACGGATCCAGCTGTGTGGTCAATGAAGCCATTGGTTACATACGTGGCATGTGTAATGTAGTTCCCCGTGTCAAACCACAGGCATTTGCTGCATCCTACTGTGCTGATCGTTTAAAAGAAATTTTAAATCAGCAACAAGCAGCATAGCAGTAAACACGGCCAGGGCCTCTGCAGAAATGTACGCCTTGGTTTTCTTGCTCCTATAGGTAAGTGGTATACCACAGTCTTGGTAAGACTGAATCACAAGTTCAATTCTTGTTGGGAGCACCAAATATGGACAGGTGGCCGAGTGATCCAAGGCAAGTGACTGCAAATCTCTACAACCGTCGGTTTGAATCCGACCCTGTCCTCCATAACACAATTTAATTAACGGTAGCGAGCATTGGTATGCGGCCGGGTTTTATAAACCTGGGAGAGCGGTCAGATGGGCTGCAACGATAGAGTTCGAATCTCTACGCTACTACCACAACACGGTCCTTAACTCAATTGGATAGAGTGCCAGTCTTCGAAACTGGAGGTTGGGAGTTCGAGTCTCTCAGGACCGGCCAAGTTAAATAACACATGGATATTTTTCTCACTGTGTTTTTATGGTTTTTTACTCCGGCTGTCACACCCGATGTAGACTGCAATCTGTATGTTGTTGGATTCCGTGGTGCCGGCGGTGTGTTTGATCAAGCAGCATTTGATCAGTACGCTGAACAAAAATCAGCCTGTTCACTGGTGTACAACTGGCAGGAATCTGCTGCGGCAGTTGATTTTGTTCAACAGTTAAATCAACCATATGAGCTGTATGGTTTTAGTGCCGGCGCTGTTGCAGTGAAGCAAGTATTAAAGCAGGTCACTGTCAAACCGGTGTATGCAATAACTGTAGGAGCTTATCATTCAGTTGATGTCAATTTTGATCGATTCGGAATTCCGTACGATAACTGGTTTGATGCTTCTGGGCGTGGGCAACGCAGTCCCGGACATGGTCACTACAAAATCAGCCACGATAAAATACAACAGCATGTCAATCAGTACTATCGGTAGGTTGACCGGTAATGCAGTTTTAGTTATAATAGAGTTATAGTAAAGTTTTATTCCCCAGTAGCTCAGCGGTAGAGTAGATGACTGTTAATCATTTGGTCGGTGGATCGTAACCACCCTGGGGAGCCATTTTGTTGGTCCATAGTGTAATGGTAGCACTACAGATTTTGATTCTGTCAGTCAAGGTTCGAACCCTTGTGGGCCTGCCACATCTTGTTGTAATTACGCAACGGTTGATTTGACCACTAACTCGCTGAGTGCTATAATACTTGCTTGTTAATCAACAAGGAGTTTATTATGCAAGCTCGCAACTTTATTAACAAATACAACACCAGCAACAAGTCTGCGGGCTTTAGCACTTACGACAGCATTAAAGCAACAGAGAAGTGGCTGGAGTATGCACTAGATGTCGTGGACATGCAAGACGCCATGATGCGGTCTCTAAATTTTAATGAGAAGTACATGTTGGCACAAGCTCTAGTAGTAGCGGAACGTAAAAAAACCTACATGTACCGCCACAAAAACTTTGACCTCAAACGTGCGTCAACATTGCTTAGTGCCGTTAAAAACAAACAAAAAGTAACATAATTTTAAGGAGTAGTTATGAAGTCTAAACTGACCGTACCCAAACGTAACCCCTTCGTTTGCCTGGTACTACAAAAGACAGGGGCAGGAAGTCACCGCAAGAGCAACAAGGCCTTGCGTAGAGAAGTAAAGATTAAAGACAGTGGGGGTATGATGAAAATGGATATCATATGACACTTTTAATGTCGCTTTCTGGGATCGTACCCCAGTGCCCCTACCAGTTTTCTAATAATTTATGATCCAGCTGTAAATGAAACTTATAACCAAGATTAAGGTATGCTTCTTTCTTATTAAGCATTTCATCAATGTCATTATAGTGAAACGTATTCAAGTAGATCGATCAACGCATAATCTTACCGGATTTTGTCAGAGTACGTTTCAATATGGTGATATAGCTTAGTTGGTAGAGCAGGCGATTCATATTCGCAAGGTCGGGGGTTCAAGTCCCTCTCTCACCACCAACCAATGAACGAAGATATCCGAGCAGTGTTAAATGCACACGGGTTATCTTTACTAACCGCCTAGTGGCGTACCCCTGCCGAAGGAAATCTGGTCGTGGCAGTGAGGATATCTTTGTTCACCCTTAAAGGAAGTGTGGCTGAGTCTGGCTTAAGGCAGCAGTCTTGAAAACTGAAGTGTGGAAACGCACCGTGGGTTCGAATCCTACCACTTCCGCCAATATTAATGCCGATCAGGTGAAGGTGGTCCTCACGCCAGTCTGAAGAATTGGAGAATCCGGATCGTAACCGGGGGTCGGCACCAGATAAAGAGAAAGTAATGTACAAAGTTTATTGGACTGATCCTAACGGAACAGCATGCAGCGAAGATTATGCAGAAATGGTCGAAGCCTTGACACAAGCCAATCGTCTACGCACTCAAGGTCGAGCTTATGTTGCTATGGTTGGAGAAAATGCCAACCAAGTTGGTGCCATGGGTGTTGACAGTGTTAAAGATGGACGTCTTCCAAGCGGAGAAAACTACACTTGGAAGATGCGTAGAGATTAGTTACACCAGCTGGTTTTTGCTTCGCCGTAGTATTCTCTGGCAAAACCATTAGCAATAAGTCCGCGACGCACACTTTGACCGTTGACGATGATGTCGCCGATCACACGACCGCCGAACTTGTCCCACTTGTATAAGATCACTTGACGCTTGGTGCTGCTGGCAATCAGCTGTTTGGTCCAAGCCGATGCTTGTTCGGCTCGTGCTGCTTCTTGAGGACATTGTGCTCTGTGTCCTTTTTCCGGAGTGTCAACTCCGTAGATACGCACAGCTAGCTCAGGCTTCAAGGGCGGTGGCAAAAATGCAGCAGCAATCACAATGGTATCGCCGTCGCTGACGCGGATGATTTGAGCATCGTATGTGACGCCCACAGGTTCTTTTGGTGTTTGAGATACAGCAATCGCAGGTACAAATAGTAATGCAAGTAATAATTTTTTCATAAGTATTCCTCTAAGAGTTATATTTATAAAGCTCCGGTGGTGTAATGGTAGCCACGCTAGTCTTAGGAACTAGTGCCGAAAGGCGTGTCGGTTCGAGTCCGACCTGGAGCACCAAATACGGCGCGGTTAGCTCAGTTGGTAGAGTGTCTGCTTTACACGCAGAATGTCGGCGGTTCGAGCCCGTCACTGCGCACCAATTATTTTACACTATCAAATATCTTCTTTTGTTTTTGATACCAATCTAGCCAAGTTTCATTTTTGATCTGACACTCTCGATATAATGCATAGTTTTCGGTAACTACTTCAAGAACTTTACTGAGTCGGGTAGTGGTTGGAACATCTAATAAATTACCACAGGGCTTTTCCAAGCTGGGTGGAATAACAGGGAATTCTCGTTTGACCGGAGCAACACAACCAGTCAATACTAGTAAAACAGCAATGACAATAAATTTCATTTCTTAACACCTGTGGCTTGATTTAATAGTTCAATAGCACGAGGCGAAACACGACAGTTGGCATCCAGTTCGGTAGCAGCACGTTCAATATCTTTGCGAACTACATATTGTATTTCTTTGACCACTTGAACTCGATCAACATAAACTGTTTCAATTTTGGTATTGGTTTCAGCAGCCTGCTTTTCAGCAGCAGCTACTCGGGCTTCCAAGTCTTGAATACGTTGTTGCCACTTGGCTTCGTTGGCTATGCCGCCTTCCATCCAGACAGTAAAAATCAATATCAGTGTAGCAACAAAACGCAACTGAATTGCGTTTGTGCCAAAGAATGGAATCATGCGTAGAAAATATGTGGCAGCTATGGTCACCAGGGAAACTCCCAGTAATACGTGCCATAGCCAGGCTGGTATCAACCCCAGCATCCACATGATTTGCCACATGATGTTAGGCCAACAATTTGGCTAGTGTCGCGGGACCAGCAACGCCGTCGGGTTCTAATCCGTTTTCACGCTGCCAACCCATTAGAGCACGTTCTGTTGCTGGACCAAAGTCACCGTCTCCGCTCAATCCCAGTTTGATCTGCATGGCAGCCACAGTGTCCCCACGACTGCCGCGTCGTAGAACTTGAGCAGTGTTGACAGCGGCAGAACTTTCTGCAACATGGTGTGCTGAATCGCCACCCAACACATGCAAAGCATGTGCATAGTGCTTTTTGCGATCTTCCAGGCCAATGACACCACCGTTGATGCGTTTGGTCAAGGTTAGTATATCGCCGGCATCGGCCCACTGATTTAAATTGTTGACTTCCCAGAACCAACAGGCACTTTGCACAGCACCTTCAAATGTCTGTAGGTATTCAGGAATTTCTTCCACTGGGGTGTCAATACTTTCAGCAAAGCGTGTGTAGTTGTCCTTGCCAGTCAACTGAATAAGACCTTTGCCGGCGTAACGCCATCCGTCACCGGTTTCTTCTGTGCCATTGCCCATGCGGCCACCATAGACCTTATTGGCAATCTTTTCTGGCTGCATGGCATATTGACGAGCAACATCTATCGAAGGGAAACGACTGGGCCAGACTCGCATCAGGCTTTCGGCCTTGTAGTTCAAGTTTTCTTTCAAGAACTTGAAGTTGGCACTTTCGTGCGCACATTGAGCAACAAACGCTGCTACACGTGGCACAGTATCAATTCCGTAGTCAGGCAAGATCATGTTCAGTGCAGAATACCATTGTGCTACGTAAGGGTTGCCGGGAATTAACTGCGCTAGTTGTTGTTGAGTAAAATTAAAATTAAAAGCCATCTAGTACTCCTTATTTTTTGTCGGGAACTGCAGTACCTTCGTACTTCTTACGCACAGTGATGGTTTTGCAAGTTTGTTTGACCGTGCCGTCTTTGTTCTTGACCACAGCACCAGCCTTGTCTTTGACGTCGGTGCAGACTTCTTTCTTTTCGCCTTTGTTCGCAGCAGGTTTGGTGTCTTGTGCGTGAACACCGGCAACAAGGCTCAGTGCTAAAATAGTTGAGTATATTAATTTCATTTTGTTTTCCTTATTAAATTGCCGGATGCTCAAATTCAGCCGGGCGAGCTTTACCTGCTGCAATTCCGCCGCTGTTGAAACTGGCAGGTGCTGGGGTAGGGGTAGGTGCGCTAAAACTGGTTGCTGGTGGTGCAGAGAACGAACTGGCTGCAGGTGCTGCAGCAATTCCGCCATTGTTAGCACCGGCCATCTTTTCTTGTGTACGACCAAATGCTGCAATACCCAAAATAGCACCCATGGCCATGTGGAACAGGCCTGCGCCTTGTAGTGTAATTGGGTTCCACTGTGTTTGTACGCTACCGCCGTGTGCTGCTTGTACTAGGCTCCAGAGAACTGGAAACAGCACAAAGTCAGCCATACACACTGCCATGTACATCCAACCCATCATTGGACGCCATTTTGAATTCATCCAATCTTCTTTTTTCTTTTCGCTTGCACTCATTTCTTTGTAGTCTTTATTCGACATAACAGCTCCTGTAAAAATAGTTGTCACGTATTTATGGATTTAGAGCTGCAGATTTCAACTAAAGAAAAGTTAGTTAGTTTTATAGTGGTGACTATAGTGTAGCGGCAACACTACAGATTGTGGATCTGTCGTCACGGGTTCGAACCCCGTTAGTCACCCCAATCCTATTTGAGATTCTATGTGTTTGGCGATTTGTTGCATGGCTTTTTCGGTTGTATGCCGGCCAGCAAAGAGTTCCTGATTTTCGACCCAAAAATCTTCCTTCTGTTGTAATAAGTCATCGTAGTGTTTCCATGCTTCCCGAAGTGCATGTTTTTTTGCCGGATCAGTTAGCTTATCTCCCCAAAATTTTGTGAGGCTAATAAGACTAGCACGATTCTCAAGGCAACAGTCGTTGGCAAATCCAAAAAATCCAGTTAAGCTATCGATGATTGTACAAAGATCAAAATCCTTGATACACGGATGCACACGACTGACACCGCCTACTAACCAAAGATTTATATCTTTTCCGGGATTCATATACTGACTGGAACTTTGAAAACTTACTAAGTTTTGATAATAATCTCTATAAATGACTTCCAGCATATCATCAAATGAGCGAGTTTGCCAATCAAACTGTTTCTTTTCGGCCCAAGCTACAAAATTAGGCCAAACAATGTTGTAATCATTGTAGTCTTGTCTGGGAGCGAATATGCGCAAGGGATCTGTTTGAAACACTAAGAAATCCACTCGATCAGGAAAGTTTGATACAGTGTTGGTAGCGTGATAAAGATCTCTAATCATCCAATCATTGGTATTAGCGTATCTAGCAAAATTTACCACTGTGTCTTTGGTAAAAAAAGAATTCAACCAGTTGGGAGAATTTATTGCCCAGGTATCAGGCAGTCTCCAGTGCTTATAACCATATGTAGATTCTTGACTGGTGTGTGCCCAGGCATTTCTTGCCCAACTGCATCCAAATAATATTATCATAGAAATATTTAGTTGTAGAAATGCAACAGGCATCGAAAATCATTGACAACTAAATAGTCCGTTGTTATAATAGCAGTATAGTAATTAACAAGCAGGGTTCGTATAGTGGTAATACCTCAGCCTTCCAAGCTGATGCGGAGAGTTCGATTCTCTTACCCTGCTCCACTTAATGCTCCGTTCGTCTATCGGTTAGGACTCAGGATTTTCATTCCTGCAAGAGGGGTTCGACTCCCCTACGGAGTACCACATTTTTGATACCATGAACCTAACAATACACTCAAAGTTACTGCTGGCAAAAAGTGCTAGTGAGTGGGAGGTTGAGCCAGAATATTACAGTCCCATGTATCGTTATTTGATCCACGGCCTAGAGCCTGGTTCTTTTTTTTCTTCTCTTTTAAGTAACGATTGGTTTTCTGCTATTTCTCGCAGTCATCCGGCCAATACTATAACAGCATTAAAACATCTGTCGAGCTGGATTGAAACAAGATGGCCTAAGTTGGCATTTGGATCCGACAGTGCGGTCTGGGGATGGACTCAGGCTAGCGAATTGCTACGTCGATCTGCGTTGGAAGAAGCAGGGTTAATTTATTCATCTGCCGACGAGGTTGTTGCTTTACTGAAGCAAGATGTTGATCAGGCGTTGAGAAAATACAACGGTTCTTTGTACAAAGAAATCATGTAACAACACAGTTGACACGTTAATCAACTTTTGTTATAATAGTACTACAGTAAGTAATTTGTTTTCTTTAAAAACAAACTATTCTCCAATAGCTCAGTTGATAGTAGCACACAACTGTGACAAGATTGGGGAGCCATATTGAAGCACGCTGTGGTGGTTCGACTCCACCCTCTGATACTGTCGTTGAAGGGGAAGTTGCAGATTCGTCTGATGTCATCCCGTGGAAGTCAGTGTGCTTCAATATGGCGTTGCTATAATAGCAACACAAAAGTTTTTGGAGGTGATGTTCCAACGGTGGGACAGCGGACTGTAAATTCGTGGGCTAACGCCAGGTAGGTTCGATCCCTACCACCTCCACCAAATTGGCTCGGTAGTATAGTTGGCCTAATACGCTTGCCTGTCACGCAAGAGATCACGGGTTCGAATCCCGTCCGAGTCGCCAACTTTTAGAATCCCGGGATCCCTACTCGTAAGTATAGGGGGCGATTGCTGCAGCCATACCAGCAGGGTACATACGGTCAGTCCTCAAGGCGGCATTACCGCCGCGTCTTGAAAACACCGTAGGGCAGGAGCCAACCTGTCCAGAAAAATAAATGGATCGACAGGGTAGACAACTCAGAATGGGGCTAGCGGGGACGCAAGTGGCCATTGAACAATCAATCGCAGGGTAGGGAAGTTGGTCATCCCGCTAGGCTCATAACCTGGAGGTCGCTGGTTCGAATCCAGCCCCTGCATCCAATTTTATTTTACCATCCTGATATATTTTGCATAATTAATGGATGATACCGATACTTAGTAAAAAGTCCGTAGACCGAGCCTGCAGCAGTTGCCGCATGTGTTGTGAAGGTTGGTTAACTGGCGAAGCATACGGACACGAATTTTATCCCGGAAAACCTTGTCATTACTTGAATCAATCAGGTTGCGGTATCTACATGATCCGACCAGAAACGCCCTGCCAAACATTCAAATGTCACTGGAAAATAAACACCCGTGTACCCGAATGGATGCGCCCGGATCAGTCAGGTGTTATTTTAGTAAACAGATCGATTGAAAACTATCGGTATGTGTTGTTGGTACTATCCAATCGTCCCGTGAAAGACCAAGTGTTTGAATGGTGCCAAGAACATTCCGAAACTGGAATACATTTAGTAGCTCGTTTGTCATCATCTGTGCGAGTCTTTAGCAAGGATCCAGAATTTACTAAATTATTTACAGACGCAAATACTTAGGATTAAAATGAAAACAGTTATTAATGACAACGACGGATTTCGAACTATTTTAGAAATCAGAGACATAGCTAAACCAGCAGGACACAAACAAATTAGATTCCTAACAGAATGGGATCATGCTCGTAGAGACGGAAGTGTGCAGACACAGTTCGAATTGGTTTTGAGTCCAGCGCAGATTGCAAATTTAAAAGATTTGCTATAAAATAAGATTATTGGGTAGTTGGCCGAGCGGTTAAGGCAAGGGATTGCTAATCCCTCACTGGGAAACCGGTGGATAGGTTCGACTCCTATACTACCCGCCAAAATTTTAAAGGAATAAAATGTCGCAACGTAATCAAGTTAGAGATCCAAACAAAACCAAAACTGGTAAAATTAGGCTTGGTGGATTGACAGTGAGTCAACTAGAGTCTGTATTAGAAAAAGAAGGAAAAAAGAAAATTAAAGCAAAAATTCTCAATCGAATTCGGATTGTAAAAAGTCGAAAAAGCTACATCGGACAGGTTGTAGCTGTTGAATCAGTTGAGTAAACAGTTTCACGCCCCTATAGTATAACGGCTATTACAGTTGACTTGTAATCATCAAATCCCAGTTCGATTCCGGGTGGGGGCACCAATATCACCAAAGCAGTTGATCAGTAATATATCACACAGTACAATACAAATATATTAACTTAATCAGGAGATCCCACAGTGGACAACACTCAAGCACAATCTTTTTTTGGTAGCATGTTTAAATTTGAAGGACGTCGCGGTCGAAAGAGCTATGTATTGGCCAACGTGGCATTGATCGCGCTGGCCATTGCAGTGGTCATTGTAGGTACCGTTTTTGCATTTTTGTCTTACGGACTTAGCCTCATCATCATGGTACCAGCATTCATTGTCTTGTACGTAATGAGCATGATTGTTTCAGCTCAACGTATAAGAGACTTCGACCAAAGCGGTTGCTGGGTATTTTTGTATCTTATTCCCTATGTGGGATTTGCTGTGGCAATTGCTCTAATTTTTATTCCACCAACTCCCGGTGACAACAAGTACGGACCACAGTCTTAAAACTTCAACTGTTAAACGATTCTTGAACCTTGGATATGGTCGATTGCTTCTTGGCGTCGACCTTGTCTTGCCAATATACCAGCAGATCTTGCTCGGCCAAAAAATTCAAAAAAAGCTGCAATTTTCTTTAAGATTTTCACGATTATTCCCATCCTCTTGTTTTAATATATAGTTCTGCTCGCAATGCCATTGCGTCTTGCATGCTGCTCAATATTGATTTAAAAAATGCTTTCATAATCCCAATCTCCTGAATTCGTTTCTTTCAAATTGCCGCTGGCAATGATCTACTTCTGCTGCTGATTGTGGCCGACACAGCCGTATATAACGCTCCATGCGTGAGTGATAATCCTGGTTAGGGAACATTTCTGCAAGGCGTTCTAGTAAGTTAAGTATTGACATGATATAAGTTTTGTGTTAAAATGGCAGTAGACTCAGTGTTTCTACTATGAAAGTATTTATGCGACTGCAGCAGAAACTAATGGTTTCTACTGAGTATTTGGAGAAATTAAAATGCACGTGGACCTAGTTAGTGACCTTCATTTGGAATTTAGTGACTTGACCTTGCCCGGGGGTGATGTCTTGATTCTGTCTGGTGATGTATTTGAAGCCAAAAATCTCAGCGAAAAAGACTACAACCCTGAGCAGGTTACATTACCTTTTGAATCGGCTGCTAAACGGCCTGATCGCTACTATCGATTTTTACTGGAAGAATGTAGTCAAAAATATCGCCATGTGATCTGGGTCATGGGCAACCACGAACACTACAGTTTTACATTTAACAAAACCTACGATCACATCAAAAGCCAGTTGCCCACCAACGTGTACTTGCTGGAAAAAGAAAGTATCGAGCTGGACGGTGTGTTGTTTTTGGGTGCTACTTTGTGGACTGACATGAACGGTGGTGATGATCTCACCATGTTTCATCTCAAAAGCTGCATGAACGATTTTAGGATCATTCGTTATCAAAATGACAACAACGATTACTATCGTTTCCAGCCAGAAATTGCGTATCGTCACCACAAGGATACCTTGACTTTTTTTCGCATTGCGTTAGAAAACAATCGTGCTAGACCTGATCCTAGACCGGTAGTTGTGGTTACTCATCATGCACCCAGCAAGCTCAGTATCAAACCCAAGTATGCCGATGACCATTTAATGAACGGTGGTTACTCTAGTGATCTCAGCGAGTTCATGCTGGACCATCCCGAAATTAGAGTTTGGACACATGGTCACACACATGATGATTTCCGATATCAAATTGGAGAAACTACTGTGCTGTGCAATCCTCGCGGTTATGCCGGGTACGAAGAACAAGCTAACAACTACACAGTTAAGGGATTTGATATCAATACAGACGGGCAAGTATTGTTTGATCCTAACTGGAATTGACAAATTTTTGATATTGTTGTATAATTTGTACTTAAACTTTCTTAAGGAAATAAAATGGCCAGAATTACCAGTGACGCTGCTGCCTTAGCAGTGGGCAACAAATACGACCTGGTGTTAATTGCTTCGCGTAGAGTCAGAGAACTTAAACGCGGGTGGTTACCCAGGGTTCAATGCAACAATGATCTGCCAGTTACTGCACTACGAGAAATCGAAGCAGGCTTGATCGGGCGTGATTACTTGTTAAAGCCACGCACATTGGATCGCAAGGAACGTCCGCCGCAGGACTCTGATGCTTAACTAAATATTATACCCGAAAAAGACGGGTATAATATTGTATAAACACAGGGGTACAGTGGTGATTGATCATCTGAAAGAAAACAACGTGGGATATTTCAAGCATTTATTTTTTGCGTTAAAGATAGCAGGTGCATTAGTAATTCATGCTGTACTACCATGGGTGCTGGTTACCTATGCATCTGATAAACTCAATGCTCGTAAACAGCCGGATTGATTTTAAGAATTGTTGTATGAAGTAAAGAGAAAAGTGTTCAAGACGAGGGTTCGATTCCCTCCAGCTCCACCATAAGCATATTAAAATCTGTAAAAAGATCAGGAATGGTAAGCCAAGACCTCTACATTGTAAGTCTATTTCACCATAGTATGCTTCTGATGGGGCTGACCAGGTTTCGATTGGGCAACAAGTAACGGCATGGACAACTCGACACAGATAGTCGTTAAAAGTAAACAACCAAATAACCGCAGCTAATGATGAGTTATTTTTAGCGGCCGCTTAAGCCGTTATTGAGGAACTATCCTTCGAAACAGAAAATAGTAGCCCGCTTCGGCGGGCTTTTCTTTTAGCAAACGATGATAAATAATATCATGGGACGCAAAAAAATAATAGAAACCGAAGAAGAACGAAAAGAACGTTTTAAAGCTTACCAACAAAAATATTTAAACAAGCCCGGTAAACAAGAAGCTCAACGTCGGTCTAATGCCAAAACTCAGTCAGAACGATACAGACGGTGGCAAAAAAATAATAGAGATAAAGTTAGATTAAAAAGTGCAACTGAACGAGCAGTTAGATTGCAAAGAATGCCGGCTTGGGCAGATAAGCAAGCGATTAAAAACTTCTATCTAAATTGTCCCGAAGGATACCATGTCGACCATATAATCCCGCTAAGAGGAAAATTAGTAAGCGGATTCCATGTCTTAGAAAATCTGCAATATTTGCCAGCTAAGGAAAATATGAGCAAAGGCAATACGTATTCGATCTGACCTCGTAACAGAAATCACCAAGCCCACTTCGGTGGGCTTTTTTCTTTATGTGTTCGAAATGTTTGACACGTTGCACAATTCGCTATATAATTACTTGTCTATAAAATATATACACATTTTTTAAAACTTTAAAGGAGAAGTAATGAAAGTTACTCATAAACTAGCAGTACTAACGGCCGCAATGGGCCTGAGCTTTGCAGCTACAGCTCAATCATCTGTTACACTGTACGGTATTCTAGATGCTGGAATTCGTTATCAAACAGTGAGTTTGCAAGATGCGTCTGCATCAAACTTTGGTGCTGCATATGGCGTACAAAGTGGCAACCGTTTTGGTCTGCGTGGTGTTGAAGACATTGGCAACGGTAACCGCGTTACTTTTGTTTTAGAAAGCGGATTTGAATTAGGAAATGGCACTAGTGGTCAATCCAACCGGCTGTTTGGTCGTCAGGCTTATCTGGGTGTGGAAAACAACGCCTGGGGCTTGGCTCGTATCGGCCGTCAATACAACTTAGCCTCTGACTATTTCGGCGCAATTGATCCGTTTAGTCAAGGCTTCGGACAAGCCAACATTGGTGCAGCATTTGGTGCAGCTAATACTTTGCGTATGAGCAATGCCATCAAGTACCAGTCACCTTTGATGTCAGGATTCCGTGCAGGTGCTGCTTACTCATTTGCCAATGGCATGAGCAACACAGCTATTGATGGTGCTGCTGCAAGAGTTTCAAGAGTAGGTTCTACTGGCTACAACTTTGAAACCAACAACAACGTGCGTCAGTTGTCATTAGGTGCCAACTACACCAATGGTCCAGTTTATACTGCCTTGTCATATGACAAGATTTATGCACCTACCAGTTCTATCAGTGCCAGCAATCCCAGTTCATGGAACCTGGGCGGAGCGTATGATCTTAAGGTTGCCAAATTGTCAGCAGCGTACGGCCAAACACGCGGTGGTTACATCCTGGGTCAGGGCAATGGCGCTACAGGTGCTGGTATTAATTTAAACGGTAATCCGGCCAATGCCAATGGCGAAGTGATCTTTGATCAGAACATGGGTTACAACAGCTACCTGCTGGGTGCTACTGTCCCCGTCAATGCCGCAAGCCGTGTTATGGTCAGCTGGACCTTGTTGACTCCCAACACCAACATGAAAGATGTTTACAATGCACAGAATCAGTCAGCTTACAACCTGGGCTATACATATGATTTCACCAAGCGCACCAATGCGTATGCTTACGTGAGTTACATGGATAACCTGGCCACTGTTGACACTGCCAAGAGCACTGTGGTCGGTGTTGGCTTGCGTCACCAGTTCTAATCTAAAGGATAACAATGAAAGCATTATTAGCCGTCATGTTATCCGCTGTTGCATTCCTGGCCATTGCTCAAGGCACTCCAGGATATGTAACAGATGGATCAGGTCAGATTGTTCGTACAGGTTCAGGCCTTTGCTTGCATACCGGAACTTATACCGCTGCTGACGCAGTCAAGGCATGTGATCCTGTTGCAGAACGTGCGCCTGTCACTATCAATGGTGATGTGTTGTTTGAATTTGATTCAGCAGCACTTACATCAGTAGGTCGTGCAGCACTGGATCAGTTGGCTGCAACCATTGCTCCAGGTTCTACAGTGACCGTGGTTGGTCACACTGATCGTATTGGCACTGCTGCTTACAATCTTCGATTGAGTCAGCAACGTGCAGGTGCGGTAGGCGATTATCTGAATGCCAAGTCGGGATTCAAGAGCAAGTTTGTCACTCAAGGAGTTGGAGCAACACAACCAACCGAAGGTACAAAACTTTGTACTGGAATGAAAAACTTTGAACGCCTCAAGTCATGCCTGGCACCCGACCGACGAGTGGTCATCACTGCAATCAAGTAAGCGTACACTCTTTAGCGTACAAGAAAATCCTGCCTCGGCAGGATTTTTCTTTGTGTGTACATAACTAATTTCGCGGTATGATTAAATATAAAGCAGGTAAAAAATAACAGGAGCGTTTACAATGAGAACCGGGTTGACAGCAATCATGCTGGCACTATCGGTCGTAGGCGGCAGTACACAGGCCAGCGAATTGGTGCACCAATTTTCTAGCCCTGCCTTTAGTGGCCAGGGCTATTCGGCACATGTGTTGACCATAGAACAATTAGAAACACAACGTCGACAAAAAATTAACGATGCTGAACAAGCAGCCCGAGACAAGGCCGAGCGTGATGCCAAGAACACCACCTTGGCCAAGTTTATTGTAAACTTGGAATCAAGAATCTATGCGCAGTTGAGCAAACAGTTGGCCGACAACATGTTCGGTGAGTCAGACAAGAACACCGGCACCTTGGACTTTCAAGGCAGCAGCATCACGTGGCTCAAGAATGGCAGCACGGTGACTCTAACCATACTAGATACCACAGGTAATAGAACTGAAGTTGTTGTACCAATAGCGAGCTTTGCGTTTTAACATGCGTATCCTAGCCGTTTTACTACTTGCTTTAGTCGGCGGGTGTGCTCAGATTCACATGAGCGCAGCTCGCGAGGAACCCGTGGAGATCAAACCACGAGTGAATCTCATTGAAAAGATTCCTCCTCTCGATGGTCCTGTTGTCACTGTGGCAGTGTACGGATTTGCTGACAAGACAGGACAGCTGAAACCCAACGATAAGTTGGCTGTGTTCAGCAAAGCAGTGACACAAGGGGCTGAAGTGTTCTTGATCAAGAGCCTAAAGGATGTGCCGGGTTGGTTCCGTGTGGTCGAGCGTGTGGGCCTGGACAACTTGATCAAGGAACGTCAGCTGATACGTAATCAGCGAGAAATTTACGAAGGCAAGGATGCCAAACCTCTCAAGCCCATGATAGTGGCTGGACTCATAATAGAAGGTGGCATCATTGGTTATGACAGCAACATCAGAACAGGCGGAAGCGGTGCTAGAATACTAGGCATCGGCGGAAGCCAACAGTATCGAGTTGACGAAGTGGTAGTCAGCATTAGACTGATATCAGTCAACTCAGGAGAAGTGTTGATCAGCAACAGTATCTCCAAAACAATATACAGTACAGCTCATACTCTGGGCGCACTTAAATTCTTTGACTCTGCTACTAAAAGCATAGAATTAGAAAACGGTGCAACCTTGAATGAGCCCACAACTTATGCAGTACGTGTGGCAATTGAGCAGGCTGTGTATGAAATGATCATGAGCGGAGAACGTTCAGGTTTATGGCGGTTCAAAAAATAATAATAAAAAGGAGCAAAAAATGCTTAAACGTTTTGGAATAATGGCAGTAATCGCTGCCCTGGCTTGGGTGCCTACAGCTCAAGCAAATGATGTTTATATAGAACAGGTAGGTGATGGTGCTGCTATCACCATACTACAGGATGGCAACAGCAACAGGATAGGCGCTGACGGCACACCTTCCATAATCAAAGGCGATGCCAATATAGTAACCATTGATCAAATTGGTAGCTCGAATGCCTTGGACATGATCATCAACGGCGCTGCAATTACTGCAACTGTGACCACCAACGGCAGCAACAACACACAGGTGATCAATTGCGGTACTGCCAACAGTGCCACATGCGGCAGCAGTTTCATCAAGCAACAAGTCACTGGTGACAACAACACAGTGACACAAAACTTGGTTGCATCTGCTACTCAGTACAGTGAGATCTTGATCACCGGTGATGAGAACACAGTGACACATACCACGTCAGGTTCTGGTGCGCACTCAGCAATCATAACAGTCACTGGCGGAGTAGCGTTAAGTGGCAATACCATCAGCTTGACACAAGGCGGAACCAATGTACAACAAGCAACTATTACTTCAACTGGTAACAGTAACTCTATTACTGTCAATCAGTCCAACTAATTTTGCAGCTCCTGTGGGGCGAGTCACTGAACAGACTGGTCCTACAGAAATTGTCAGAAATAAAAAAAGTGTTGAGAGTTCAATCAACACCGCAATCGAGATGCAGGACACAGTGACCACTGCCAAGAGTCGTGTCACTTTGTCGTTCGAAGATAAAACCACGGTCAAAATAACTGAGCAAAGTAAACTGGTCATAGATGACTTTGTGTACGACGCTTCGCAAGGAACAGGCAAGCTGGCCATGCGAGTTGCACTAGGCACAGCACGTTATGCGTCTGGTCAGATTGCTAAAAATAATCCACAAGCAGTCAACGTACGAACTCCCACTGCTACTGTAGCAGTGCGTGGCACAGACTTCTCTATGACGGTGGATGAATTGGGTCGCAGCTTGGTCATGCTATTGCCCAGCTGCGACAAGAAAGGGTGTGTGACTGGTGCTATCGAAGTTTCCAACGAAGCAGGAAGTGTGTTGTTGGATGTGGCTTATCAAGCCACTGTGGTCAACAGTTTGACCTCTGCTCCATCTAATCCCACTGTGATTTCAATCGATCAGGCCAACATCAACAACATGTTGATCATAAGTCCGCCGGTGGAAATTAAAGAAACTGCGTATCGGTCGGACAAGACTGAGTTGGATAAAAACGATCTTGATGTGGATTTATTGGCGTTCAAGGACTTGGATAAAAACGAACTAGACGAAAAGAAAGAGATCGATCGTAATGATTTAGACATTGATCTCCTGGCCTTGGCCGAAACAGACGAACTATCAGCACAGAATAAAACAGCACTGGGCAGTGCCTTTGAAAAAAATATCTTGCCCAATTATAATCCTGCCACCAACATCGGATACTATTTCAATGATGACAAAAGCAAGATCACTTTGTATCGTAGGACCGATCACATTGCCGAAGTCACTGTCGGCACCGAGTCCAATGCTGTGATCAACATAAATCAAGGCGGAGTACAAGTTAGACAACAAGTTAACCAAGGTGGTAACACTGCAATTACAATCGTACAAAAATAAACAACGTTTTTGTGCTGCAAATTGCAGTGCGATAACAGTGGTTTAGGGTAAATAGCAGTAACACGGAGAATACTATGAAACATTTATTGGCTAGTATTCTACTGTTGCCTGCCCTGAGTTTGGCCCAATCGGGACCTGTGACTGTAGACAAAAAAGTTATATGCGAAACACCCGAAGTTGCATTTCGAGCCTTGATCGAAGCCAACCCTACTGAACGACCTTTTTGGATTGGCTCAGGTGTCTCAAGTCGTTATGCCTTATTGGTGGACGAAAAAACTGGTGGGTGGACTCTTATACAATTTAACACCGACATGGTCTGTGTAATTGGGTTAGGAACTGGTCACACTACAAAAACAAAATAGACAAAAGCTGCTTTTGTCACGCAACTGTAATAATAATATGCTACTATTATTGTAAATACTTTTCACAAGGAGATTTACAATGAAAAAAATAGTAGCTGTACTATTATTAGCAGTATCAAGTTTTGCAGTATCAGCACAACAAATCACAGGTGCTGGTGCAACATTCCCCTATCCCATCTATGCCAAGTGGGCAGAAGTTTACAACAAAGAAACCGGCGTAAGATTCAATTATCAAAGTATTGGTAGTTCTGGTGGTGTTCGTCAAATCACCAACAAAACAGTAAACTTTGGTGCGTCAGATGCTCCAGTAGCAGGTGACACTTTGGACAAGCTGGGCTTGTTGCAATTCCCAGCTATCTTAGGCGGTGTGGTGCCAATAGCCAATTTGGATGGATTCAAGCCAGGCGAACTGCGACTAACTGGTGCAGTGTTGGCTGAAATTTATCAAGGCAACATCCTCAAATGGAATGATGCCAAGATAGCAGCACTGAATCCCGGCAAGCAGTTGCCCAATCAAAATATCACCGTGGTACATCGTGCTGACGGTTCGGGCACTACTTACCACTTTACCGACTATCTTGCTACAGTATCCAAGGACTGGGCAGACAAGATTGGCAAAGGCAATGCTGTCAAATGGCCCGCAGCCAGTTCAGTTGGCGGTAAAGGCAACGAAGGTGTAGCTGCTAATGTGAGACGAGTTGCTGGCGCCATTGGTTATGTAGAATATGCCTACGCTAAAAAGAACAACATCAAACATCTTCAATTGCAGAATCGTGATGGACACTATGTAAATCCCAACGAAGAATCCTTTGCCGCAGCAGCAGCCGATGCTGATTGGTTCAGTAAGCCAGGCATGGGCATAAGCATTATTGATGCCACAGGTGCTAAGAGCTGGCCCATTGCTGGTGCCAGTTTTATTCTAGTGTATGCCAAGCCCGCTGACCCAAAAGCTTCAGCAGAAGTCATCAAGTTTTTTGACTGGGCATTCAAGAACGGCAAAGCCTTGGCATCAGAGCTGGACTATGTAGCACTGCCTGACACGCTAACCGACCAAATTCGTAATAAAGTTTGGTCCAAGATCGCAAAATAATCAAGTAAACCGGGTACAAGATAGAGTACACACTGGAACTCGTAACCAGTAATTAGCCCCTTTTGGGGCTTCTTTGTGACTAAATATTGCTACTATGAGAATAACAGAAATTACTCAAGACCCCAATATATGGCGCACCAATTTACGTATAGGTCAATATTTGGATCCTAGCACTGCTGAATTTGAAAAAGCAGATGATTATCTAGATGCAGGCCTATTACACAACGCGGTGGAAGCACAGATAGCAGCCGGCGTCGAACCACAAGTAGCTACAGTAAATCCTGCTCAGTTGTTTGCCACACAAGACTGGCTCAGCAACTACGGTAGTGACGGAGCCTTGTTTGACGAATATGAAGATTTACCTGTGGTGTACAAAAAAGACCGCAGGCTTTATATATTAGACGGGCATCATAGAAGTGCTCGTGCCGCAAAGTCAGGTACACCAATACGTGTGTACGTGTTCAGCGACTCTACTACAAAATAAACTTATGATAAAAAAGATCTTGCTAAGTCCTTGGACTGCTGTTGTTACTTTGGCCTTGATTGTGGTTATTCGTGCAGCAGATCCTGCATTTGTTGAAAGCGTTCGCTTGAGATACTTTGATACGCTTATTGTTAATCAGGCTCCCACTGTTAATGAAATTTGGACTGTGGACATAGACGAAGCTGCAATCAATAAACATGGCCAATGGCCCTTTCCCAGAACAGTTTATGCTGAGTTGATCGAAGAACTGTATCGTCGTGATGCTGGGCTAGTGGTATTCAATGTACTGATGCCGGAAACAGATCGTGCCGGCGGCGATGCTGCATTGTCGTCTGTAATGCAAAAGCACCTGGTAATCTTGCCCAACATCCCAGCAGAACAAAATAAAAATACTCCACGTAGACCTGGATCTGCTGTGATTGGATCGCAATACTTGGATCGCATTGTGTCATATCCTGGCATGATCGCCAACATCCCAGAATTAGAACGACCAGCACGGGGAGTAGGCACTGTCCATACCTTGCCTGAATTAGACGGTGTCAATAGACGCATGCCGTTGGTGATTGCTGTGGGCGATCGCTTGTACCCCAGCCTGGCATTTGAAATCATGCGAGTGGCTGCATCCGATACCACATTCCAAGTCAAACTAAATGAGTCAGGAGTAGAACGCATACGTATTCCCAAGTTTGGCCCTGTTGCTACCGACAGCCTGGGCCGTGTATGGATCGACTGGAGCCAGACTGCACATTCGGCCACCATGACTGCATTGCCCGAATCGTTTGATGGTGCCTTGGTCATTGTGGGCCCAACTGCTGCTGGTATCAGTAATCCAGTGGCAACCGGTCTAGGTGCTGTTCATCCGCATGCAGTACAGGCCGCTGTAGTAGGTACACTGTTAAACGGTGTTGCGATTCAAAGACCTGACTGGGCAGATGGTGCCGAAATTGTAGCACTGGTTGTGTTGAGTATCATATTATTAATGTTAACAAGGTGGGTTTATGTTGGAATTATTTCTGCTGTTGTCGTGCTTGCTGGCAGTATCGGTGGTAGTGTATATCTGTTTTCTGCTTATAGTTGGCTCGTGGATAGTACTGCTATCGCTGTGGGCCTGGGTCTTGTTCTTCTGCATGCTTATGGTGTTAAGTTTGTAAGCGAGTTCCTACAGAAGCAAGCCATCAAGAAACAATTTGCTGGTTATGCCAGCCCTACTGTGGTTCGTCTGCTGCAAGAGAATCCTGACCTGATCAAGAAGGGTGTTAAAAAAGAAGTATCAATCTGCTTCAGTGATCTGCGCGGCTTTACACCATTAGGAGAAAGTTTCGGAGACGATGTTAAAGGCTTGACAGAAGTCATGAACGGCTACATGGATGCTATCACTCGACCAGTATTAGAAGCCAACGGTATGATCATCAAGTACATCGGCGATGCGTCAATGCACATACACAATGCTCCTATTGATGATCCCGACCACGCTCGGACTGCTGTGGCAGTGGGACTCAAAATGGTTCAAGCAGTCAAAGAGTTTAGTCGAGAATTAGAAGCTCGAGGTCGTCCAGGTGTTAAGATGGGTGCTGGTATCAATACAGGATTAGGCTACATAGGTGAAATGGGATCAACTGCACGACACAGTTATGATGTGTTAGGTGATGCTGTGAGTACTACAGCTCGCATTGAAAGCAAGTGTAAAGAATATGGTTGTGTACTGTTGGTTGGAGAGAACACAGTCAAACAGTGCGGAGATGCGTTCTTGTTTCTCAAGATAGATGACTTGGCCGTGAAAGGCAAGTCAGTTGGGGTTGGTATCTACACTGTGTTAAGTGCCATTGGTGATGCTACACTGCGACAGGTTAGATCACAAAGAGAACACGACGAAATGCACCGTCTGTATCGTGCTCAGAAATTTGATCAAGCAATCGAAATGTGTGAACAGCTGAAATCAGAGTTTGATGGTCGAATGACTGATTACTATACCATGTGGATTGAACGCTGCGAGTTTCAAAAGACACAGCGACTGCCCGGCGACTGGAACGGCGTGTTTATAGCACAAAGCAAGTAATCACTTGACCACGCTTAGTATCAGTGTACAGACCTGTACCAAGTGACGGAATGCAATTTCATTACCGGCGCAGACTTCGGCAGCACGAACGTCACGCATTTCGGATATTAAATGATGTCGTTCTTCAGCAGACAGATCACCGCGGGCATACGCATCCTCAATTGCTTGCATTTCTGTTGCAATGCCGGTAAACACCGGATCTACCAGTTTGAGTTGTTCTAACACGTCAATTGAATTTATCATCTTCCTTCCCATGCTGTTCGAGCTGCTGAAATTCTTCCTGCTGCTGTTTGCTTTCCCAGTTCGCAGAATGTTTTGCTACCACCTTGATTCATGCGTTCTACATGCTTATGTAGCCCTGCAAGATTGTCGGCCTGCGGATCTCGTCGCCAGGCTGTATAACGTGACAAAGCCTGTGATTGCTGCACAGCCGGTTGCCAATTGGGTCGATCGCAATCTACAGATTCAACTTGCAGGCTTAATACTACCAATTGTCCAAACATAACAGGATCATGTGCTCGCGGTAGTAAGCTACAGCCAGTTAAGGTTACGGCTAATAATGCTGCAGTAAGATATTTCATTTTTTATCTTCCGTGATTTTTTGATTGATTTCTTCTTCTGCTTGCACACGCTCGTGTTCGATTGTTTTGCCGCGTAAATGTAGCACAGTATTGACCTTTTGATTCAATCGAATCAAGTCGTTGTCTAACATACGAATGCGATCGATTAAGGCAATAAGAACTGTGTTGGCATCGCTGATAACCGGCTTAATTTCGGTTGTGGCCCAGGTCCACACATACTTGATCATCATGCCCATGCCTACTGCTGCTACGATAGGAAATCCGTACTTGCTAATTAAATCTGCTATGTCGCCCATTGATTTCTTCCTTTGTTTGAGTTATTTTTGTTTTTTCTACTATCATTTCCAGTCGATCAGCGTCGTATCTCATGCTGTTGGCAATGTGCGGCTGGCCAGCTAAATCAATGCGCTTTGCCAAGTCGCGAAGTTCGGCTATCCAATCTTCTCTTACCATGATCAATCTCGACGTGCGTCGTTCTTGCCGTCAGCTCGGGCAATACGCTCAACATCTGGTCTGAGACCCAAGGCATTTGATACCACTGCGTCAATGCGCACCACGTCGTGGTTCATAGTTTTGACACGGTTATCTAAAGCAGTGATGATGCCAGCCATGCCTTTGACAGCAGACAGTACACCGGCCAGTAACAGTTTAATAGTTAGATATACAAAGTATCCGCCGGCAATAGCAGCGGCAATGGGAAATCCCAGATCTGAAATCAGTTTGAATATTTCGTTCATATTGTTCTCTTTTTTTAAGTGCTCCACTAATATTTAGTCAACACAAGTTTGTCTTCAGTGTACATAGAAAACATCAATGTTGCCTATTAAAAAATACAATAGAAAAAACCTATAAAAATACATTGACTTATAGAGTTAAAATCATATATAATAGTTCAAGTCAGTAGTAATACTGATACACACATTTTATATCACAAGGAGTATTACATGTCAGAAAGTCTAAAAGGTAGTAAAACAGCAGAGTGCCTAAAAGAAGCATTTGCAGGTGAATCAATGGCCAATCGCCGTTATTTGTATTTTGCAAACTTGTGTGATGTAGCAGGTGCTCCTGATGTAGCAGCTTTGTTCCGTTCCACAGCCGAAGGCGAAACAGGACATGCACACGGTCACATGGAATTCTTGATCAACGGCGGAGCAGGCGAACCCGGAACAGGCATGCCAGGTACAACACCACAGGAAGCATTGGAAGCAGCAATTCACGGTGAAACACACGAGTACACCGACATGTACCCAGGCATGGCCAAAACTGCTCGCGACGAAGGCTTTGACGAAGTCGCTGACTGGTTTGAGACTTTGGCCAAAGCAGAACGCTCACATGCCAATCGCTATCAGCGAGCATTAGACGCATACAAAGCAGAAGCAGGCGAGTAATAGGAACGCAGTGTGCGAGTTTATGACTGGAATATCTGGTTAGAACAGCATATTCCTTACTATGAGGCGGATCGACTGAGGGCTCAATACTCAGTCGATCCGCCTCAAGTCTTATTAGAAATTGACATTTTAGACCGGCATCGACGAAATACAACCTGGGACGATGCCAACCAACTTTTAGAAAAATACAATGCCAAGCCGGTGTTTTTATCAAGAGACACGCATCAAAAATGGTATTGGGCATTTTGGGATAATAGACAAGCACTGATCGCTGTAATTATGTTATAATATATTTTTACGGGGACGATTATGCTGGAATGTTTAATATTAGGTGACTCAATTGCAGTAGGTACCAAACAATTTGCACCACAATGCGAACTAGTAGGCAAAGGCGGTATCAATACATGGCAATGGAATAACATGTATTCTGCTGCTAATTTAACAGCCAGTGTTGTTATTATCAGTCTGGCAACTAATGATCACAAATACATTAAGACAACGCAAGAATTGCGTAAGATGCGGGCTCGTGTCAAAAGCAATCGAGTCTTTTGGGTACTGCCAGCTGGCAACTTAAAAGGCAGTGAAGTACCAATTGAAACAATTCAAGATTATGTAAAGGCTGTGGCTGCTGAATACGGAGATACAGTTTTACCAATTCGCGGATTACAGAAAGACGGGATTCATCCCAGTTGGTCCGGATACAAGGATATTGTTGATAGAACAAAATAACAAACAACATGTTAGTTTTCTTTATTAAACCAATCATAAATAATTTCATAACACTGTTAAGGATATTCTATGTCACAATTATTGAAAATACAATACGAGAAAGATAATGCAATCTTTGTAGATGGCAACGAAGCGTATGCCAATAAAAATTCTTTATACCCAGCGGAACTAGAACTATCTGTAACAGAAGGCAATAATGCTGCACTTGCTGACGGAGTTTTGTTAGAGCCAATCACGTACGAGTGGGATCAGGAAACGTTCATTTTATCCATTAATAAGCATGTAACTAACGGCGATGAATATGAAGCAATAAGAGTGTCATATGGATACAGTGACAGTGCAGCTCTTGCTGCCGATGAAGCAGCCGGTTGGACTTATTTGGGTACTATTGTAACCGATACTGAGTAATAATGTTGTAAAAATGCAACAAAAATCAAGCCCCAAAATGGGGCTTTTTTTATTGACTTAAAATCGTGTGTTTGTTATACTAAGAACATGCTAAAAAGCACCTCAACAGCGTATGTTGTAATTTTGCCACACTTGTTTTAATGGGCGTAGCAGAGTTTTTCCTAGTTTTTATGTTGCTTTTTTGCATATTTTGGTAGACCAGAAAAGCCCTTTCGGTTATAATGTACTTACACTAACAAAACAGGAGCAGTAAATGTCTAAACTAATCTCTTTTGCAGGTTATAGCCGTGTAGCAGGCGAGCTCAAATTCCGTACTGCCACTGACGAAAAGCGCATTGAGCAGTTGGCCAAGTTAGGCGACACTGATATCAACATCATCAAGTTGGCTGTGCCAGTTTCTACAAAAAACGAAGCTGTAAAGGCTGTTATCCAACTGTACAGCAATGCCGAAGCAGAAGTTACTGCATTTTTGACAGCTCAGGTCAAGGATGAGAATCCTTTTGCCAAGGCTCCTAAAGCCAAACGAGAAGTCCGTGTCAAAGTCAAAGTAACCAAGTCTAAAAAGACGGCGGCATCAGAGCCACGTGAACTTACTGCCAAGGAATTGGCTGCCATGCAGTTTATTGCTTTCCCAGTTGGCAACGGCGGTATGGCCTACTACCCAAACCCCATGAGCCAGGTTGCTCAAGACAACGACGAAGTTGCTGTTTAATCTCGGACCAAGGAGAAATGTAATGCAATCATCAAACAAGATTGATTGGTTTAAGAGTCAATACAGCGATGCTGATCTAGCTGAAATTTTGTCAGACTATCATAAGTCTGTACACGGATTTCGTAAACGCATGGCTGGTGTAGGACGCTGGACCTTGGTGCGTGAGTTGGAAGCACTCGATGCTTACTCTGCCCGGTACGGATTTTACGAGCAGATGGTGTAGCGTGGACTTGATAGTGGCTGCGCTAATTGTGATTGCTGCTCTTGTAGTATCTGGTCTTGTTGCTGCTGTTCTTATATGGGCAGCAATTAAACTGAGTCAATAAAATGAAGTTGATAAAACTAAACAAAACTCACAGTCTGTACCGTGATGGTTATACTCATGCTTTTCGTTTCAGCCACTACAGTGTTGTGGCTGGCAATATGGAACGGACAATGGAACGCCATTTTGGCGGTCAGTACAGGCGAGATTCACCGTGGAAGTCAAAATTTGGTTATCGAGCAGCTCGAGATGGGTTTAAAGTTTATTGGATTGGGGTAAAGTCAGAGGCCATGGCAACCATGGCATTGTTGGCATCCAACTCAAGTAAAAAATAAAAGGAGGCAATCATGCCAGCAGTTTTTCTTGTAAGTGATACACATTTTGGGCATGCTGGCGTGTGTCGCTTTGTGCGCAACGACGGTGTGACTAAACTTCGTCCGTGGGACGATCCGGCAGAAATGGATGAAGCCATGATTGAGCGTTGGAACGAACGTGTGCGTCCAAATGACAAAGTATACCATCTCGGAGATGTAGTCATTAACCGACGAGCAATGTCTACACTTGCCCGTCTCAACGGCGATAAAGTGCTTATTCGCGGTAATCACGACATCTTTCGGGATGACGAATACAGACAGTACTTCCGCGAACTTCGTGCATACCATGTCATGAACGGAATGATTCTTAGTCATATTCCTGTCCATCCTGAGAGCCTTGGACGATTTGGTGTAAACATACACGGTCACCTCCATGCCAATCGTGTTATGAAACCGCGCGGGGTTGATGCTCGTACCGGAGAGGTCCTTTACAGCGATCAAATTGATCCTAGATATCACTGTGTTTGTGTTGAACAAACTGATTTTGCACCTATTCTTTTTGAAGACGCAATCAAACGTATCGAAGCCGAAGGTGGGGTAGTGGGTTTTAGGAACGGTAACGGCCCTGCAATGTAAAAATCGCAGTGTCTTAGTTTATACTTTGTATAACTTACTCCACGACGTAGGAAGAACATTCAAATCTTCCTCTTTCTTCTGAAATTCCGGGAAGTCTTTCATGGCTATTTTAATGCGTTCGCTTTGTTCGACCACGTATCTGCGCCATGCCTGGTATGCTTTCCATTCCGGCTGATCTGGGCTTATTTGATAAAACCAATTAGTAGTTTCAATTTTAACAATTCGAGCAGGTTTTTTTGTTTGCCAGGTCAATTTGTAATCTGGATAAACAATGTTGGCAACAACACGATTATACCAATCAGCATCACGAGATTTACGACTTGCAATCTTGTGTATATGTTGTGGATTTTTTAAAAACCATTTCTTAACTAGATGTACTTGTTTTTTCAATATGTCGATTGCAGCCGGAGTGTTGTCCCAAAAAAACAAAATATTGTTTTGATTGTTTTCGTTAAAGCACTGAAAGTTCACTGCATGATCTGGAAAAAATAGATAAAAATTGCCATCTTCGTAATACAGATTCGGTTTTTCAATGCCATATATGTTGGCAGTTGATTGGTCTGTTAGATTAAATGAGTTTTTGATCAAATTTAATCTAGAAATAATTGATGGTTGCGGTATATTCAATAAAGTGGTATCAAGCTTTGTGTTTGCCCATAATTTTAACATGTCGTCGCCTGTTTCCCAAGTTTCCCATTTGAGAGTGGGATCTAGTTCCAGCAAGGCCTTGTAGGATGGATAAGCTGATAATTTGCCTTCGGCATTTAAATTTTCTGCTCCTATTGTTTTGAAATCTTTTACAAATTCATACGACCGGTAAATCAAACGATCAATTTTCAATCCAGCAGTCAAGAATGAATATGCAACCTGCCAGCTGTCCGATCCACCGCTGTAGTGCAGGTACACACGACTGTGTTGTTCTCTGATTTCTTTTGCACGACGTTGATATAATACCGACAGAGATTCCTCTGGTTCAACAGACCAATCCACTGACGAAAAATATTTTTCATGGAAATTCCAATGAGGCCACCAGCCGTTTGGGGTAGCCTCTTCTATTGCCTGCAATTTGCTGGCGTACTGTTTACCAGCTACTTCGTAATATCCGTATTTCATCTGCTTGTTTTTGTAATTTGCAACACGTCGGTGATCAACGATTTAATCATTTTCTTACCGTCCTGTTGTTCTTTGTCGGTTGTGATATAACGAATTTTAAAACCAGTTGTGCTGACATCAACCGATGTGCTGCTTATTGCTTGTCTCACACGCAATAACATATCATGCGATAATCCAACTGCTCCTAACGCAAATGTTGATGTGTATTCATTTATTACTTTATCCCCTGTAGGGTGCAAACTGGAGAAATTCGCCAGGTCAGAAGATGTTGCTGTTGAGGCAAAGCATTTTATTTTTCCACTTGATATGTGTTTTTTGGCAGCAATAGCCTGCAACACAGCCACCTGTATATCTCGGGCCAGTAGGGCCATTGCTGCTTCAGTGCTGTTGCCAAAAGAAATAGATTTGTGAGTTGTGTGATTTTTGCGATTGTAATCGCTGATCCAACTACCAAATGGCGCTGCGCCGGTACTGCCAATGGTCAGTTGCTTTTTTTGTCTAAAAGAATCTCTATCCCGAATTGGGGAATCTGTCAGTGAGCACATCAAATACGGATCAGACACAGTGGCCACCCATTCAATTGAGTCCAAGTCGATGACACAAGCTGTTTCATTTTTTTGCAGACTGAGCCAGTAACGACCGCCTGAAAAATAAACTAATTTGGCAGCAGGATCAGCTTGGTAAGCGGTCATACCTCCGCAACCCATTCCTCGTTTGGCGGTGACCGAGATGCCTGTGGATTTCAGGCTATCAAGCCATGCATCCTGAATCAACACAGTGGGCTCAGTACGGGACGACAGTTGATAATAGGTTAGATCTGCAGCACCAACCACCGACGATGCTGCGATAAAAAACGCAATAATTAATTTTTTCATTGTAAAAATTTCCTTTTAATTTAATAATTGAACTGCTATAGACATTGCTGACAAGCACGGTTTAGCTATCATAAAAGCCAACACTGCCGGCAATGTGTCGATATTTTTCTTGTAACAAATCCATCCGATGGGTAACAACACCAACAAAGAAATAAAGTCAGTGTCGATTCGATATTGATCAATTGCTTGGTAAATTATGGCACCTACAATAATTACAACAACAGTTGAGTATATGTGTAAGAAAGAAATTTTGGATATTATTTTAATTATGGTTGATGCACAGTTCCAAGCCACAAAGGTCATAATAACAGAACCTATAACAAGACTGCATAACAAGATATCCAGGTTGGTAAAATTTCCAAATGCCAATGTTTGGAACCATGCATATCCAAACGACGGAGTACTGGTACTGATTACATTGTAAATTACCATTTCGGACGCAGTAATCGGAATACCAAATGCTACCAAAGGAATCATACTGCTGATTGCAGAAGAATTATTGGCTGCTTCTGCGGATGACAACTGTTTGGACTGCTGACGATTGATTCTTTTCTCAACAAACGCCGCAACATTGCTACAAATAGATGTGCCCACAGCTGGTATTAGCCCTAACAAAACTCCCATCAACGATCCTCTGAGAATGGATTGATATCGATTGACCGCAAGTTTTACTATCTGACGCATACTGTGTCTGCCGGGTAAATTAGCTGTGTTGAATTTGATTCGACCAAACATCAACAGTTGAGGCACAATAAAAATACAAAATAAAAAAACTGTTATGGATATCCCAGGATCCAAAATCATTGAATTGAATGTCATTATGGATCCAAAACTAGGATGATATCCAATCAATCCCGCGGTAAATCCAGTTGCTATCAATGCCAGATTAACAAGATAATTTTTGTTGTAAACGATCATCAAAATAATAATAGACAAAAATATAAACACTTGCACAAAAATACTGTAGAACTTGGCATTATTGTAAAATAAGTTTGCAATTGTTGGAACAAGAAAAACAGCAATCAACGATGCTGTTGTGCCACCAATAGCAGCAATTCCCAAGGCGTCAAATCCTTTGCCTTTTTTGAATAGTTTATGTCCAGATGTTGCTGCTACAGTGGACGATATTTCACCCGGTACTCCGGCCACAACTCCAATGACAGCACCGGTGTATTGTGCTGCCACCAGCATGCCACTGTAAAAAAGCATGATTGATAGCACATCAGTGGACATCAGTACAGGATAAAAAAGTATTACCAAAGCCAATGGTCCAATGCCAGGCAGAATCCCGGTTGCGATTCCTGACACTATTCCTGTTGTCCAAAAAACAAATGGCTCTATCATTGAATGATTTTATATTAGAGGTAATTGATAATACGATTTATTTTGTTGGCGTTCTGTAGCAACACTACAGTAAAGGCATAACGTGCCAGGCGTTTTGATATATTCTGCGTCAATTGCGATAATCGGCGCTAACAAATATATTTATAATCTGTTAGATAACTGTTGTTTTTTTACAACACTAAAAAGCTCCGCAATTTGGGGCTTTCTTTTGGTTGACCGGAAATACACCATTTGCTATAATGTATTTACAGTGAACAAAACGGAGCAGATCATGCTAGTAGAAAAAATTGAAAAGAACGATGTTATTCGTTCATATGATTTTAAACCCATGTACGGCCGTTCCGACTGTTTTGTCGAAGGCCGTGTGCTTGAGATGACAAATGAGCCAGGCTATGCTGCCGTCAAAATCCGTGTGCTGGTAGATGAGTTTGACGGCAAGCGATTTGAAGAACGCGGCTATGGTAGCCGCGTTGGCGAAATTGTGTTTGTTCCACTTAGAGTTTCCTACAACGACTATCCTGGGCGTGTTATTAATCTTACTCGTATCTAAGGAGTACTCAATGCGTCAAGCTCAAGTCACCGAAATCAAGCTAAACGAAGCTGTTGATCGTTATGAAGTGTCTATTGAAGTATTTGACCGTCACGGTGATATTGCGGTATTCACCAGCGCGGCTATTTTCCCCGACGCTGACTATGCCTTAGAAGCAGGTTATTCAGCTGTGAATACTTACAAGGCCACTGGTCGTTTTCCCAACATGTCAGACTTGTCAGTAGAGGCCTAATATGACACCGACTGGACTTGCCGAATCCATCCGAAATAATCTTTTTGCAGACCGTGCCTCCTTCGACGAAGCTTTGGACTATGCTTACAGTATTGCCAAAGGCACAGATAATCCTGCGGCTGTCATGACTGCGGTCATGGTTGTTGTTAATACGCTAGCCAACTACATCGAACAAACCGAAGTAGGTAAAGGTCTAGTTGACCAGTAATCTACGAAACGCTATAATAGTATTTCACTAGCAATACAGAATTTAATTTTATCCCTCTCCCTAAGGAAACACTATGTCAGTAGATACCCGTACAGTTACAGCAGTTGGTGCCCGCAAGAGCATTGTTAAATGCTTCAAAACCAAACGCCCTGTATTCTTGTGGGGTCCTCCGGGTATTGGCAAGAGCGAAGTTGTTGCTGACATTGCTCAAGAACTAGGAGGTTTCATGATCGATCTGCGTTTGGGACAAATGGATCCCACGGATATTCGTGGTATTCCTTTCTATAACAAAGAACTTGGCAAAATGGATTGGGCTCCCCCAATTGATTTGCCTGACGAAGAACTAGCCAGTCAGTACCCTGTAATAGTGTTATTTTTGGATGAAATGAACTCGGCTCCGCCCGGTGTACAGTCTGCTGCTTATCAGTTGATCCTTAACCGTCGCTGCGGCAAGTATGTATTGCCCGACAATGTGGTCATGATTGCTGCCGGTAATCGTGAAAGCGACAAGGGTGTTACTTATCGTATGCCTACTCCGTTGTCTAACCGCTTTGTACACTTGGAAATGAAAGTAGACTTTCCTAGCTGGCACGAATGGGCTGTGCAAAACAAGACTCACAAAGATGTTGTGGGTTACATAAGTTTTGCCAAGCAAGATCTCTACGATTTTGATGCTAAATCTAGTTCACGTGCTTTTGCTACACCACGCTCGTGGTTCTTTGTAAGCGAGCTGTTGGCAGACGAGGATTTAGATGATGTCACTGCTACCGACTTGATTGCTGGTACAGTCGGCGAAGGGTTAGCTGTCAAGTTCATGGCACATCGCAAGATTTCTAGTCGTTTGCCCAAGCCCGAAGACATTTTGTCGGGCAAGGTCAAAGATCTTGACGTTAAAGAAGTATCGGCCATGTACTCGTTGGTCACTAGTTTATGCTACGAACTCAAAGATGCACTTGATCGCAAAGAAACTGACGAAAAGTTTCACGAAATGGCCGACAACTTCTTTGCTTACATGATGAAGAACTTTGAGACCGAACTGGTTGTCATGGGTGCTAGGATTGCTCTTACCACTTATGCATTACCGTTCAAACCAACCAAACTAAAGAATTTTGACGAGTTTCACCAGCGGTTTGGCAAGTACATCTTGAGTGCCAACTCGTAAGAGTATAGAGGTGGATCCGACCAATTTCATCGAACATGGAACTACGTTGGATCCAGTACCGTCCCTTTCTACTATAAGGATCGTGTTCGATCCTTATAATTATTTAGAAGTTAGCCGATATCTAAGAGAAATAACCCGAGACTTTGGACCAGCCAATCGCGGTAGATGGTATTTCGAAACAGAATCTTACAACGAAGTAAACACCTGGGCACTGAAATTTTTCTTCTCTGATCCACGAGATGCAACCTTGTTCGGCCTTAAATACTCATTATGATGTACACTATACGGCAGATGGATCAACGCCACACGCACCATCAATATTTCAAGTATTACATTGGATTCTCGGGCGGAATGGCACAAAACGAAGGCCCCTTATTGTTTTGCCGAGCTCAACAATGGTTTACCAATACATATGGTTGGAGTGCCGAAGTCCGCTTGTATCGCAAGATACACGACTGGTATACCAACTATGTTGCTGCTAAAAAATGGTCTATTGCTGCACCTGTTGGCCAAGACTCGATACCTGCGGAATGCAACCCATTATGGTCGTGGACAAACGGGGTAGATGGAGAATACCGTATATATGTGGCAACACAACAGGAACTTACTTTGTTTTGCTTGGCACACCCGGTTGACCAGAAAAACCATTAATGCTACAATGTATTATACTGAAACAACGGAGTAACCATATGACTACAGCAACAGACACTTCCAACAAAGATGACGCCAAGCGGTTTGCTGAATTGATTGGTCCAACTGACCCCAAGCTTGATCGTGAAGTCCGAGAATTGCTGATCACGGCCAGAGTTGGCATGCTACTAAAGGCTAGTTTTTTTGGTAACTTAGCTACTCGTTTGAAATTGGTCAATGCCGACGAGTGGTGCGCTACTGCTGCCACTGACGGTCGAAACTTTTATTACAATACTCGTTTTATTAAAATGCTCAAAACTAAAGAAATTGAATTCTTGTTTGGGCATGAAGTTTTGCATGTGATCTACGACCATTTTGGTCGTAGAGGTAGTCGAGATCCTAGACTATGGAATATTGCTGCAGATTTCTGCAACAATGCTGATCTAAAGAAACACCGAATTGGCGACTTTATAACTTCGGTGCCTTGTCTATACGACAAAAAATATGATGGTATGAGTGCAGAACAAGTCTACGACGACTTGTACGAAAACGCTGAAAAAATCGACATCAATGATCTCATTGACAAGATGTTAGATGATCATATCGACGGCGACGATGCCGACGGGCAAGAAGGAAAAGACAGCAAGAACGGCAAAGGACGTCCACGACTAACCGAAGAAGAACGTGCTGCTATTCGCGACGAAATCAAAGAAGCCATGCTCAGTGCTGCACAGACCTGCGATGCCGGCAATATCCCAGCTGGCGTCAAACGCATGATTGAGACACTAACAGAGCCCAAGCTAAACTGGCGCGAACTCATTCTGCAGCAAATACAAAGTACAGTTAAGAGCGATTATACTTGGATGAAGAGCAGCCGAAAAGGATGGGAAATGGATGCTGTTATGCCTGGTATGCGTACACAAGATGCTATTGATATTGCTGTGTTTATTGACATGTCTGGATCAATCAGCGATGAACAAGGGCGAGATTTCATTAGCGAAATCAAGGGTATCATGGAAACATTTGAAGACTATCGTATTCATGTAGCCTGTTTCGACACCGAAGTTTATAATATGCAGTTGTTTACCAGCGATAATCTCGAAGATATTTCTAATTATGAAATTAAAGGTGGCGGTGGCACTGATTTTGATGCTATCTTTGACTTTCTAAAACGCGAAGATATTGAACCCAAGAAGTTGATTGTGTTTACAGATGGCTATCCCTGTGGTAGTTGGGGTGATCCGAACTACTGCGACACTACCTGGGTCATTCACGGTGATCGTAATCCCGATCCTCCTTTCGGAGTTTGGGCTTTGTACGAGTAAAAGTAATTTGTCCAAAACCCCGAATATTTTAATTCGGGGTTTCTTTTTACTGTTAAATATTTACATGGATGAACACCAAACACCCCAAATTACAATTAACGATTTAGCTGTGGTTAAAAACCTTATCAGCGTTGCATGCGAACGCGGCGCATTTCGTGCTGAGGAAATGACCACTGTCGGAGAACTTTACGACAAACTGACTGGCTTTTTAGAGCATATAGTTGCTACAGCCGAGTCCGCCCAACAAGGAGAAGCAAAATGATTAAACATATTGGAAAACACGGTGATCGAAAGGTTGCTATTGTATTTAGAGAAGTTCCCGGAGAAGATCATATGGCATTAGTTGTCTATCCTGACATCATGCCGGTACATATGCACGATTCGATTATGCGAGTAATCGAATCTGCCGAAGGACAAACTGCAGAAAACTTAGGCGATGCTTTGTTTCGCAATCTATTACCAGATGGACGTCCTATGTTGCAGACCTTACATACTGAAGGCATGATTAAAAAAGTACAAGCCAAACAAGTAACTGTTACTCCTACTCCCAGCAGTTCAGTTAATCTTGACGAGATGAATCAGATTATTCGTAAAATGAAGATGGGCGAATCTGCTATTCGAGAAATGGCCGAGCTGGATTCTAATCGTGGCATGACTGGTAAAGCACGACGACGTGATGATTACGGAAGAGAAGTTGGTGCACCGGCGCCACAACGATTGTCTGAAGTTGCTGGTTCTGATGCTGCTAAAGCTCTTGATGATGCTGCGTTAGCTAAAGATCGTCTGGCCCAGGCCACACGCATGGAAGCAGAAGCACGTGGCCTGCTGGCTGAAAGTGCCAGGCTTAAAGCTGAAGCCGAAGCTATGGCCGGCGGAGCACCTAAACCCAAACGCGGACGGCAGAAGAAGGTGAAAACTGTCGATGCAGCTTGATCGAGATTTCTTACAACGGTGGGAACAAATAGTCAACGATGTTGACAAAAATCATTGTCCAATCGAATGTGTTAAAAAAGTAGTTTTTAAAACTACCGATCGTAAACAAAAAACCATCAACTTGCGTCAATTACGCAAACAAGGATTCGACAACGACAGCATTGAACATGCAGTTACAACATATATCAGCGACAATGATGGACTAATTGCTTCGATGGAATTGGTATTGGATGTCGAAGCTGTTGCTGAGATTATACAACCCGAAACCGACAAACTTCTAAGAGGTATCTAATGCAAGTACGCCTAGTCTCAAGCTCTGCTCCCACAGTGGAGTTTGCTGACTTGGGAATTGACAACGTGCAAGAACTTATTGCATTTTGCGCCCGGGTCAGTAACCCATCAAATCAACTCAACACCGAAACAAGCGAAAAACTGATCAATTATTTGGTCAAACATGCTCATTGGTCGCCTTTGGAAATGGTTTCGGCCTGTGTTGAAATTACAACTACTCGAGATATTGCTCGACAAATCTTACGTCATCGTAGCTTTGCTTTCCAAGAGTTTAGTCAGCGTTATGCGGATCCCACTAAAGATCTAGATTTCGAAATTCGAGAAGCACGTTTTCAAGATACAAAAAATCGACAGAACTCAGTTGATCTTGACCTCGCTGATCCCAATCAACGTGAGTTGAATAACATATGGGTAGAAAAACAACAGGCAGTGATTGCGGCTGCCAAAGAAGCCTACACTTGGGCGGTGCATAATGGTATTGCCAAAGAGCAAGCTCGTGCAGTATTGCCCGAAGGTAATACCGTAAGTCGACTATACATGAATGGCACCTTAAGATCTTGGATTCATTTTATTGAATTAAGAAGCGCCAATGGTACACAAAAAGAACATCAATTGGTTGCGTTGGCTTGTGCAAAGGTTATTGCAGAAATTTTTCCAATGGCTAAAAATCTAGTACCGGTTGTATAAGAATGCCAAATGTGTTAACATAAAAATATGGCTTATACTAATCAGTTTCCTGTTAGCAACGTTCATGAAGAGCCGCAGTGGCAACTAGTAAACAGCAAACCAGTTAAGATATCTACAGTTGTCGTGCATGAATTCTCCGTAGGCGACGTTGAAGATCCCGATGTCTATGCTGCTGAACCTTTGCTAGCGTGGCAACATAGCGAAGCTGGTAAATGGGTTATGGAACACAGCGTAGAACAGCCGCAATGGCGTCGCTGTGTCGGTTACTACTCGTATCGGTACTGTATTACAGCAAGATTAACTGAACAACACGAATTATTTTTTAAATTGAAATTCAAATGAAAATACTAGTAACTGGCGGGCTTGGGCTTATCGGACACAATGTAGTGCAACGTTTAGAATCACAAGGACAAGAAGTTGTCATTGCTGACAACTTCACCGACTACGGTCTTATTCCCAAAGACGAAATGGACTACCTGTTTGCCGAACGTCGACAGAAAATCACTACTGGTCAGATTTATCGCACAGACATTGCAGCCGAGGCCATGAGCAATCTAATCGAACAACACAAGATTGACACTGTTGTTCACTTGGCCAGCTTTCCGCGACAAAAGGTTGTAAATGTAAATCCACAATTGGGTAGTCAGACCATGAGTGAAGGTTTGCTAAACTTGTTAGAACTGGCTACTCAACATCAAGTAAAGAAGTTTGTTTATATCAGTAGCAGTATGGTCTACGGCGATTTTACCGATCAAGTACGTGAAGATGCTGCGTGTCGTCCTCAAGGACAATACGGTATCTTAAAGTTAGCCGGAGAATGGCTGGTCAAGGACTATACTAGAAAAACCGGCATGGCACATGTGATCATTCGTCCCAGTGCTGTGTACGGACCATTAGATGTAAACGATCGCGTAATCAGCAAGTTCTTGTTGACAGCCATGCGTGGCGAAACACTTAATGTCAACGGTGCTAACGAAACACTAGACTTTACCTATGTTGACGATGCCGCTGATGGCATTGCGGCTGCTACCACGTTAGATATTGCCAACAACCGAACCTACAACATTACCAAGAGCCATAGCAAGACATTACTAGAAGCTGCTGAACTGGCAGTCAAGATTGCCGGAAAAGGGTCAATCAATGTGAGAGATCGCGACTTGGATTTTCCTAGCCGCGGTGCTTTAAACATCGATGCTGCCAGAGCCGACCTGGGCTACAATCCTCGAGTGGACATGGAAGAAGGTTTCGATATCTATTACCAATGGCTTAAGAATTCTTCTTACTGGCAACAGAAACTCAAAGCATGATCAAGTTCAACGGGTTAGATCGTCAGTACCTTTCATTAAAAGACGAAATCGATCCTGTAGTGGCCCAAGTTTACGCTTCGGGCTATCTTATGAATGGTCAGTATACTGAAGAATTCGAACAGTGGCTTGCAAAATACAACAGCAGTAAACATGCCGTAACTGTGCATTCAGGAACACATGCACTAGAAGCCACTGCTGAATTTTATAGAAAAAAGTTTCCATATACTCCTACAGTTTTAATTCCTGCACTTACATATCGCGCCACTGCCAATGCATTCATACGTGCAGGGTGGAACATACGTTTTGTTGATACCGACCGATACGGGCTATTGAATTTTGATTCTTTGCCCGAAAAGATCGATTACGAAGCTGTAGTCATAGTGGGCTTGTATGGTGCTAGTGTGGGGCACATGGGCTATGTGAAGCAATGGCAAGATTGGCTTTATAGAGATGTCATAATAATTGAAGATGGTGCTCAACACTGGCTAGCTGATAGCGGTAATCGTGTGGGATCAGCAACTGCTGTTAGTTTTGATCCCACCAAGAATTTGGCCTGCTACGGTAACGGTGGCGCTGTTGTCACCAGAGACAGTAAACTAGCAGAGTTTGTACGTCAATGGAGAACAAACTCTGTGACCAGCGGTACCACTGTAGGTACCAATAGTAGGATGAGCGAGCTGGATTGTGCGTTAATGATGATCAAAGCCAATCATATACACGATTGGCAAAATCGACGTCAGCAAATTGCTGCTTATTATAATAGTTGCTTCAAAGAAGCTGCAGTAAAGACCCTGATCTCAGGCGACATGATGTATCATCACTGCTTTCATAAATTTGTTATCGAAATCGACAATCGAGATCTGGTACAACAAGATCTTCTCACTCGTGGTATTGAAGCCAAAGTACACTATGCCAAGCCCTTACACGAAGAACCGCTGTATGATTATTATCAAGGGCCAAACTCATTGCTGAGTTGCTCTAGTGCATTAAGTCGCAGGGTTTTAAGCTTGCCGATCTATCCAGAACTAACCGATACAGAAGTAGAATACATTGCCGATCAAGTTGTAAGATTATTGAAATAGTCACGTAGCCAAGCCCATTCAAACGTCAGCAACAAGCTGTCATAATTTCCCGACACCGAATCATAATAATCCATAGCGTCTTGCGCTCCGCGTAGACTCCATTCGGCATAATCGCCTTCTGCACGTTTTTGCCATACATCTAGTCTGTACTCTGTTTCAACATCTGGCGTGGTTTTGTAATAGTGTCGTAGTTTAACAACTTCTCTAAATGCAGTACGCCATGTGCTCCAAGGATCACTGTTGTAATGTGCTACACCGCTTAGTATAGGTTCTACGCCGTGCGGCTGACTCAGGGTAAAATCTAATCCCTGTATTTCTTCAGTTGCTAATACCAACTTTTTATTGTAAGCAATCAGACCTTGGTGACCATACTCTAATCCATTTACTGGATTCCTGGAATTAAAGATGTAATGCTTGGCCTGTTGCATTCGATCTGGTTGCCATGTAAAATCAAAAGTAGGATCAATTTCCAATTTGGCAAACACAGAAAAGAACCAAGGTGTTTCGCTGGCCGCGGCTGCTGCTTTATATGCTGCACTTCGTCCATTGACACCGTCGATTCTTATACAACGATTGCCGCGGCCTGCTGCAATGTTTTGCAAGTGATGCCAGTTGGCACCGGCATTGGGTTCACCGTTACTTAGAAATACGATATCCAGCAGGTGATCTTCTAGTCTCCGATAACTCTTATCTATATAAGGATAATCGTAGAATTGTTGTTGTATTGATCCAATGGCTGTGCGTGGCACAATTACTGCTGTGCCTCCGGCATCGAGTGGCACAATTGTTTTGGTCTTTTCTCTCCAGAGATTAACAGTAGGTAAATCCTGTTGTTTTATTTCTCTGTTGCTGATCAAAACCAAGGGTGCTGCAACGTTTACTGTCTTAACAAAATCAACATGCGAATCCTGCTGATGTATAAAGACTGGCATGTCCCACCTAGGTACACACTGATCGTTACAGTAGTTTATAGTGTCAAACCAATCAAGCAATTCCAATTTTGTAATCTGATTTCGCAATGCTGCCACTGGCACATAAAATGTGTCACCAAACTTTTGTTCTTTACTAGGAAAGACATGCAGCATGTCTCGCTGCCATGCCTCTGGTTGCCAACTAAAATCAAATCTACTATAATCACAAATACTAGAAACTACCCATACATGTTCAGCAGAAACATCCTGTAATAGTCTTTTTAATGTGTCGAGATAATTATCAAAGTAACGAGCTTGCTTGACCACACGATAACGTTGCTGTAGGAATTCAAGTACCTGTTTGTTTTCCGAGTTTCCGTGATCAATAACGTAAATGTCAGCAGCATCAGCCGGTGCAGTTACTGTTTGATCCGACACAAAATTCAAATTGGGAAACTGTTCAATGCCCTTGGCCCATTTGGCATGACGTTCAAATTCCCATTTGTTAATTAGAAATGTGTCGCTCCATTTGTTCCATTGAGAACCAAAAACATGAGTCATCGAGCTCTGCCACGGTTGGGCATGCCACGCAAAATCAAAATTGTCATAGACATTTTCGCTGCCTATTACCCAAAAACGATTAGTCTTTGACTTGGATAAACAACGGTTAATTGTATCCATTATAGAATTAACATACCGTACTCGTTGAATGTGAGGATATCGCTCCTGCAAGTCCTGGAATCTAGTATTGCTCATAGCGTTGCTTCGGTCGATAAAAAACATATCTACTACATCAATTGCTTTTTTCTCTTTTGACAGTAAAGGAATTTCTCCTTCGAATTTCAATTCAGTTGCACCCGGTACAGTGTATGTTAAACCAACACTAACTTGATACTCGCTACCGAAATGGTGTATATAAGGGTCGTCGTTGGGGTGCGGCACCCAGCTGAAATCAATATTGACACGGTCGACTTCCTCAGGAATAGACCAATACTCAATTGATGGTAACAATTTTGCTGCAGGATAATCTAAATATTTTTCTTGTGTTGCTCCTGCAACATGATATTTCACTGTGGGCATTACTTCTGCTGAATACCACTGATTGCCGAATACGTAAATGTACGGCGGATCTCCAGGATCTGGAATCCAACTATAATCCCATTCGCAATCAATTACAGTTTCCCAATGGTTATCGTGCCTTTCGGGCAAACGAGCCATAGGTTGATCTATGTACTTGATATCAGTTGCGCCCAGCATGTTATATCTAACAGTAGGCATAATTTCGGCTGGCCACCACTGATTACCAAATACATAATCGTAAGGCGGTGATCCAGGATCTGGTTCCCAAGAGTAATCAAAATCACATTCATGCAGTGTTTCAAATTTATCTGGATCTGCAACTCGAACTGCCTTGGGTTCATCCATGTACTTGATATCAGTTGCACCAGGTACTACGTATTTTAGTGCAGGGCGTTGCTCCGGACTTAACCATTGATTACCAAATATATAGATGTACGGAGGATCAGTGGGATTCGGTCGCCAACTGTAATCAAAATCAATAATATCGTCTAATATCTGCCAATGAGACATATCCTTGGCTACCACAGCACTGATATCATCTATATATTTGATTTCCGTTGCTGTGGGTGTATCGTAGATCACTGTTGGTTCCAATACAGCCGGATTCCATTGATTTCCGAAAACATAAGTCATTGGCGGATCAAACGGGTTTGGTTCCCAACTATAATCAAAAGAACTCACAGCCAGATTGTGCCTAAATAAACCAGGTTGCGGAAGACGAACTGTTCTTATATGACTTATGTATTTTGTTTCCGTGGCTTCAGAAACATGATATCGAACACTAGCTTTATATTCGGGAGGATTCCATTGATTACCAAAATCGTAAATGTATGCAGGGTCCGACGCATTAGGATGCCACGACCAATCCCATTGTAAGTCATCTATTTTTTCTAGAATTTCCCAATTATCGTAAGACGGCAAACGTATTATAGTTTGATCTGTATGATAATTTGTTTCTGCGTAACCTAATTTTGGTACAAGGTAAGTGCCAGAATCTAGCTGGTGTTGACTGGGCCATGCATGTCTCTGATGGGATTGCCACGGCACAGGTTCCCAAAGCCAATCCCACCCTGTATAATCCGATAAGTAATCGACAATCCAAAAATATCTTGTGCGACTTAGCTGTTGTGCTTGTTCAATATTATCCACTGCTCTTTCGTGAGCAAACAAATTGGGCTTTTTACCTAGATAGAAAATATCAAACATGATTAGAATAGATGAAATTTACAACAACACGTTCTGGCCTTGGATTAATCAAAACAAAGACGGAACTAGAGTTTTCTTTTGTGATCCGCCAGGACGCAGTGATCCTGACAGTCTATTTAACCTAGGGCAGGACAATGTCATAGAAACCGATTATGTATTTTTTCACGACCAAGAACCTATTCATTTGGATTTGCATAAACCTTTATTTGATGATGTAATCAGAAGAAACAAAGACATCTGGGCCAAGCCTCAAGGACATGTAGTTGTTAGCGAAATCGGTGAACCGGTTGAACAATTGATCAAACAGTATGGATGGCAGCCGCATTATTACTTTTATCATGGTTGGGCTTGTCAGGACTGGTTTCGTGGTTACGATAAAACTTTTTTAATACCAAGAGCCAGAGACCGTGCCCCCACTCGCACATTTATGAGCCCAAATAGAATAGTTGCTGGTAAACGTGACCATAGAGTTTTGTTTTTGTATAATGTGTTTAAGAATAAGCTGGATCATAATTGGATTTCTGCTCCGAGAGTTTGTAGTTATGAAAATATAGATATTAGTGTTATAGCACAAAAATATTGTAACACATATAACGACATTGAACAAGTATTAAATCAAGCATCATTGCCTAAGTTATTTCCAGGAGAGGAACAACAGCACATGACTTCTTGTTGGCTTACTAACTTTAACGAAGCTGCCGATAGTCTAGTTTATGTTCCGACCGAAACTGTATACTTTGGACGTAGACTACACATCACCGAAAAAACATTTAAAGCCATTGCATTAGAAATGCCATTTGTACTAGTAGCTCCTGCTGGTAGTCTTGATTATCTACGAGGTTATGGATTCAAGACTTTCTCGAGCATATTCGACGAAAGCTACGATGAAGAAATTGATGATTTTCAACGCATCGAGCGTGTAACTACATTACTTAAACAATTGGATTCGTTATCTGTTAAAGAAAGACAAGCTATACATCGTGCATGCTTGCCAATTGTAGAACACAACTACAATCATTTTTATAATGGTGGGCTAACAGAAGTTTTGTGGACTGAATTAACTGGAATGTTAAATGAGTTCAAAATTTAATTTTGTAGTTGATCGGATTGTTCGAAATAAAGCATACCCTGCATTGACTACATGGCAAGCCAGACCATATACTGCTGCCTGGCGGGAATTTGGTCAGCACTGGCCACACACTGTTCCAGTTGAGTTGTTTGAGCACTGCCGTACACACAATTATCCATACGAGTTTCACTGGGTCAAAGAATCATGGCCGCCTGATTCGTTTTATTGCATAGGCCTGGGATTTTTTGATTTCGCAATTGATTACTTTGCTCTTATGCCTGCTGAAGTATCAGAATCACTTCGGGCAGAAAAATTAACAGTTTTATTTTATTATCACGAAGGCGATAGCCCTGCTGATATAAAACAAAGACTGGATCAGTTGTGTCAACAACACAAATTATCCAGCAATTGTTATCGCTTTGTTAGTGGCAATACTGCAGCGGCGTCGTTGAAAGGATTTGCCTGGTTTCCTGATCACGAACTGTTGTACTGGCAAAGAAATCAAAGTTCGACAGCAGCAGAAATACATCAGCGTTCAAGAAATCAGCAATTCACTGTGTTATCAAGAACGCATAAATGGTGGCGAGCTGTTGTAATGACAGACCTGCAGAATCAAAATTTACTAAATCAGAGTTTTTGGAGTTATTCAACAGAGCTCGGAACTGGGGAATCTGAATCTGACTGTCCCATTGAAATTGATACATTAAATATTAGAGATAATCTTTACAAGTTTTTGTCCAATTGCCCGTATTCTTGCGACTCGTTGAGTATAGATCAACACAACGATCATCACAACACAGTTTACGATCACTACACTGACTCTTATTGCAGTATAGTATTAGAAACTCATTACGATGCCGACAGTTCCAGGGGTGCTTTTCTAACAGAAAAAACCTTTAAGGCAATCAAACACGGGCATCCTTTTGTTATTGTAGGTTGTGCAGGTAGTTTACAAGCACTAAGAGAATTAGGATATCGAACATTTGATCATGCCATAGACAACAATTACGATACTGTATCTGATAACACCCAAAGATGGATTAAGTGTCGAGATTCTATTGCTAAACTGCAACAACAAGACATGCACAAATGGTTTGATTCTTGTAGAGATGACATAGAACACAATCAAAAATTATTTAATCAACGTAAATTTGATCGCTTAAATACCTTACTTAATAAATTACAATACACATGATCAATTCTTATACCAGTTGGCAACCTCTTGAAGAAGTTATTGTAGGGCGTGCCTACAGTCCGGATTATTTTGATTTTATTGAAAATCCTCAAGTCCGCAATCAGTTGCAGCAAATACTAGCCGAAACTGAAGAAGATCTCAACAATCTTCAACGAACAATCGAACAATACGGTGCTCGTGTACTGCGGCCGGATTTACCACCTAAAGATCAGTTTGTTTGGTTTCAAACCGAAGGCGGTGGTGCTCCGCTACCTCCACTGACTCCCAGAGACTGGCAAATTACTCTCGGAGACAAATTGTTACGTGTATTAGCTATGCACGAGCTAGACGAGATTTGCGGGCAATATACAGATCAAGTAATTAATCCACATAAAAGTGCATGGGATCAGGATTGTATATTAAACGGCGCCAGTGCTAGTTGTATTGTACGTGTAGGGCGAGACGTTTTTTTTGACAATAGCGATTTTCTTCGTCCAGATCAAACTCAATGGATTGTTGAAAATGTACTAGGGCCAGAATATAGAATTCACGAAGCAGTAACCGACGGTCACGGTGATGCTGTATTTGCTATACTTAAACCTGGGGTTATTTTATCTAGCAAGCACGATGTTAATCTGAATCTAGCAAGAGATTTTCCTGGTTGGGATGTGTGTAAAATTTGGGACAGTAGTATCTGGGCTGCTATGGAAATTGGTAAATTTAAATATGAACAAAGTCCTGGAGCATGGTACATTCAAGGACAAACTCCTACTCCAGAGTTTACTAATTACGTAAACACATATCTTACTAATTGGACGGGGTTTGTTGCCGAAACTGTGTTCGACGTCAACTGCTTGGTATTAGATGAACAACATGTTATCTTTAGTGCTTACAACAAGCAAGTTTTTGATTTTTGTCGCAAACACAAAATTGAACCGATCATTAGCGAATTGCGACACAGTTACTTCTGGGATGGTGGTATTAGTTGCTGTACTCAGGACTTGCGTCGACGCGGTGGTTTAGAAACGTATCTTTGATACGTTACGAAACTACTTTTACTCCATATAATTTTTCAAATCTATCAGCGTCAGCTCTATTGTTGACCATGGGTTCACCTCTGATGTTTAAGCTGGTATTTAACAACATAGGACATCCGGTGCGTGCATGCCAGGCTTCTAACAGTTGTCTGATTCCTGAGCTCGAGTCCGGAGCCACTGTTTGAACTCTACTAGTGCCATCCACGTGAACAATAGCAGGATATAAGTCAGGAGCCAGACAGCGGGCGACAGATTGCATATAAGGACTACTATCGAAACCGCAAGGAAGATCAAAGTATTGATCAGCATATTCTTCCAAGATGACAGGGGCAAAAGGTCTAAATTGTTGTCTACGTTTGATTTCATTTACTTGTTCCTTGATATCAGGGCCGCGTGGATCGGCCAACAAACTTCTGTTGCCCAGTGCTCGTGGTCCAAATTCCGCTGCGCCACTGGCTACTCCCACGATGCGATCAGCAAGCAAACAATCAACAGCAGTAGCAACAGGGTATGCGCCAGGTATAACATGACCCAGGTAGGGATGTTGCCAATTAAGGCGACGACCATGAGCCAGGGCAGCGGCACCGAGGCTACTACCAGCATCACCAGGGCAAGGCATAATCCAAATTTTATCAAAATAATTTCCAAGATTTCTATTGGCCAAGCAATTTAAAGCCACTCCACCCATGTAAACTAAATTATCGCTCCAATTAAACTCAGCAGCTCGTTGCATTACATTGTAAATCAGTTGTTCGGCAAGTTCTTGAGCACTAGCCGCAATGTCTTCGTTCTTTACAGAAGACATCCAAGATTGATCAATTCCGGTATGTAAATTATCTTTGAATCGAATAGCTGATTGATCTTGTAATAAATCATCGAGCATGGCTAGAGAATGTGTCGATTTCCCCCATGCTGCCATACCCATGGTTATGTATTCTTCGTCCAATGGATGTAGTCCGACTCGCTGAGTAATTGCACTATAAAAAAGTCCTATTGAGTGGGGATAACGCTGTCCCCAAAGTTTTCTATAAACTGCTTGACCCATCCGACTATAATCTGCTGCCCATATACTAATTGTGTCCCATTCACCGATTGCATCAATAACTACTACGGTAGCACGATCAAAGGGACTGGTTTGAAATCCTGCTGCTGCATGACTTAAATGATGATTGTAAGTTTGTAATTGACGACCATTGATTCTATTAAAGCCCAGCTGCTTCTCAAGAACTTGCCGAGCTGTTAATTTATTCCACTCAATGCCTTGACCGCTGTAGAGTTGACGCAGTTGCTTCATTGCAGGACGTTCGTAATAAGCAATAGTATCAATAGAAGACATGTCAATTTCGTTTAATAATTCTAACGAAATATCGGCATCATTCTTTTTCTTGCTGTATCGTTCACTGTGTCCGGCAAATACTATTTCTCCGTCTTTGCGAACTACAGTAGCAGCAGCATCATGAAATCCAGCACTGATTCCTAAGATATGTTTCATTTGTAGATAAACGGATCTCTTTTGCGTAGTTCTTTGAGTTTCTTTCTATATCGAATTTCTAATTTAATTTTGTCAATGATTTTACGCAGCCAATTCATTTGCTTTTCCTTTGAATATTATTTCTATTTGCCGTTCAACAAAATCAGAATCTGACCAATGATAATCATACATTGCAGATTCCGAATCGGTTTCGATGCTGTACACGTCGAGATATTTATAGAGCGTATTCCAAATGTGTTGATAATTTTCTGTGCCGAAAGATTTTTGCAAATTAACTTGTGCAATTTTCGGGTGCCCGATCGTTAGCATTTTGTCGTCTGGATCAAATCCGTTGTTGACTAACCATGTTCTAAAATCTCCTAGCATTTTTTGTTGCCAGTGGTATTTTCCAGGATCGTTGGACCATTCGATATCAAAATCTCCAGCAGCTTCAGTTTGAGGTCTCAATGATGTAGTTACTAATTCTTCTAATCTGGAATCTCTACCTTCGTCACAAAATACTTCCCAGTGATGTTTACCTACAGCTTTGTTTACTCCTATGTATACACCACCCAATGATCTATTGATTGTTTCAATCCCAAACAAGTCATAATCTTCGTTATCTAACACAAATCTCGGAGCATGTAACCAACACATCAACTGACTCATGCGTTGCCATTCAGGTGCGTGTGCAACTTTTCGATAGCTCAGTGCCCAGGATTCAAACTCGTGGCACAGCAAGTTCAATTGTCTAATATGCCATCGTGTTGTTGCATCGGCTTTGATATAGTGCGGCGATAAGTTACCACTTACTCCTTGAAGATCTTCAAAATATCTATGCAGCCAGTTAAACTTGTCACGAATAATTTTTCTTCCTGGTTTGCCATCACCTATTTCACCAGGTGCTATAGTGTTCGACATAGAAAAATAATCGTCAATGTGGTAGTCTAAATTAGACGCATTAATAGCTGCTATTGATTTATTAATCTGTTCTAGTATATAGGGTCCGTCACGTTCGTTGTCGACAAATCCAAAAAAACAATAATTTTTTTCAAGATGATAATTATTTTTCAATAATTGATTTAACGAAGCCATCCATTTTTCACTCAGTGAATTTTGGTAAACATCGATATAAACTGGTAATTTATCTCCGGTTAAATAATTCCCAAGCGTCATTTTAATTTGTTTTGACATCGTCCCACCATTGTTTTATTTCGGAATCTTCACTTAGAATATCTCCTAACGTATAACGATCCTTTCTAATGTGTTCTAGTTTTAATACTCTTTGTTTGCCTTTGACCAATCCATCGCGCCATTGATCGGGCCACTGTTCCTGGAACGTAGGTCTGGATTTAAGCTGTAACAATAAATCTTGCAAGGCACCTGCGGGCAATTGTTTTACCAGCTGATTGATTTTTCTATCTAATATGTGTCGAGGTAATGCCAGTGGACTCATGATAATGTCTGGACTAAAGCTGAATATAACCTTGGCCAAAATACCTACTCCCAATTGATCAGCAGCTGATTGCATATTAGATACTTCAAATAATCCAGGTAATGTTAATGTAAAATCTAATCTCATCTGACGAGGATGACGCATGTGATCAACACCTCGTTTGAAATTTTCTAAAAATACAGGCCATGATAATCCGGTACGAATGTATTCTCCGACGGCTCCTGTACCGTCGATACTGGCACAGATTTGCCAATCACGTATACGATCAAGTATGTCGCTGTAAAGATCAATACCGCGATACTGTACGCGGCTAAGATTAGTATTATACCTAGCATAAACAAGTCCTCCGTCGCCTTGATCGACAATCTGACGCATGTATCGCCAATGCTGTTCGTACATGAGCGGTTCTCCACCGACCCAATAAACTTCTTCTACTCTATGTTCTGCCACTGCTTGCGCAAATTCGGCTTCTATTTGTCTATCTTGAAAAGCAGTAATTTCTTGTTTAACTTCCGGTAGCATCCAGTTATTTTTAGGATTCGACCAGTCGATCATATTATTTTGCCGTTGCTCGCTTTCCCATGCACTGGACAACATGTCTCCACAAGTCCTACATTTAAAATTGCATAAATTACTAAAACGATAGTCCCAACTAACTGGTTTCATTGTAGTTGCACCAGTGTCGTCAGTTGAAGTCCATATGTCTTGATACTTGTGTTTAAACAAATGCCAAAAATAAGTTCTATAGACATCTGTATTTAACAGCTTATCGTTACAAACTTCGCACTCGGGCAAGATTTCTCCGGCCATCATTCTACGACGAACACTTTTCATGTGTTCGCTATTCCAGTGCTGATCGAGTGTGATTGGAATATAACGTCCAGTTCCTGCACTTGTATCAATGTACTGTTGAAAATTTTGAGCAGGCTCTCTGCTGGCACAGCACATACGTCTTTCGGTTTGCGGACTTAGATACGTATGAGTCCACGGTGCCATACATAGTGTTTCTGGTTTTTGCATGTATTATAATTTGTAATCAATTAACTCAGCAAATTCAGCTGCTACTTGTCTTAGATCTTGATTACGTTTATGATCTAGATCACGTATCTTCATTCGTAGTATTGATCCGTCGGTTGAAGCTCCTCGATTCATAAAATCGCAAATTCTCTCAAATTCTGCTCGGTATTGTATTGGAACATCTTGTTGACTGAGATGTTGAGTAATAGCAGATTTTGCCGATTCGGGCAAGGTAGCAATGCTAAAATACCAAGCGTCATGCATCATGTTCCAGTAAACGAAATTAAAATTTTGTTTTGCAGCCCACTTGGCTACTTCGGCAATATAATAAATGTTGAATATATTGACTGTGATGCATGCCTGTAACTGTATGTTGGAATTACGGAAACGCATAGCATCGAATTTAGCAATGTTGTGCTCAACTTCCGACCATACAGCATTGGTTCGTTGATATTCAAATCTATCGCCTAGATCGTCGATGCTGAAAGCGATTTCTACTGTTTTAAAATGCTGCCAAATGTTTTCAGCTTGTTCTGGGAACTGTGTGCCGTTGGTGTTGTAGTGAATTTCAACTTGTCCAGCGATGCCGCGATCAACTAAACGTTCCAGTAACTGAAAATGTTCTTGTATCATAAATGGCTCGCCGCCAGTGAATTCAATATATCGAATCTGGTCAACAACAGAATCCAGTTGATTCCAAAACTGTTGATTTTCTCTAGGCCATGCTCCTGCCTTTAGCATTTGATAAGCAAATGTTTTCTTTTTATCTTCTGCTGGATTCATGTGACCTAGTTCTTCAGCAGCAAATTGACTACTACTCCAAGAACCGCAGATACGACATTTTAAATTGCAAATGTTACCCAATTTTAAATCTAAAAACATAAGCGACTTGGCATCAGTTGTCCAATCCTGGTCTGGCAACATGTGTTTAAGTCTATCCAGTGTATGCATACGTTTACTAGTACGACCTGATCGTTCTTCATTCCAACACTTGCGACAAGTTTGTGGTTTTTGTCCGTCTAAAAATTGTTCCCGCAATTGACGCATGTGATTACTGTTCTGTATATCTATAAAATTAGCTGTGGCCAATTCAAATTTGTTACCGGCATTGTCAACGATTTCGTCGTCGGCTAAACAGCAAGGACGCACTGTACCTATCGGACTGGCTTCTAAGCTGATCCATGGTAGTACGCAGAATTTATCTGTAGGTAATTTCATTTTATCGGAACCCTTGTATCGATCGGTCTATGTTCAATTATAGCAGATAATTCTGGTACAACCGACAACAAACTTTCGCTGCGACTCCAGTCAAGGTCATTAACTGTTTTCCAGAATTTAGGCAACAGGTGTGTGTTGTCAGTAGCCATCATAAATTTTATTGCGCCTTCGAATCCGCCTACTGCACGTTCTATAGGATCTTGAGGACGTAACCATTCAATATGTTCTTCAAACTGTTGCTTAAATTGTAATTTTATCTCCATTGGCAATACGTCGATTCTGTAGTCATCGGGACCTTGAAGAATATTTAGATTAAAATCCTTGGGTTCAATAAACCCTCCTTCGATCATATATCGATGAAAGTTGACAAAATTCCATATGTTCATCATACTCAATGTAGGACTAATCATAAAATCGATATGTGGACATTCTCTTTTGAGATCACGTATGTTTTGTTCTACCTGTGTCCAGTCGGTACCAGATCTGATTACAGCAGCTCGATCGCCCATATCATCAAGACTAGCAGCTACACATACCGAAGGAAAATGTTTCCATAGTTCTAAAACGCTTTCTTTTTTGAATTTCAATTCTGTAAGATTTGTGTTATAGATTAATCTTACTCGTGTGTTGCCTTTTTCGATCAGCAGTTTAAGTATGCGATTATGTTCTTCCATTATCAACGGTTCGCCACCAGCAAAATAAATTTGTTCTAAGTGCGGAATGTGCTCTTGCATTTGTTCCCAAACATCTTCTTCGTGCCGCCCTGCAAATTGTACTCGCGGACGCAAAGGCTTGCCCCAAAGTTTAACATCATCATCATACCATCTGCTGCTAAAAATACTACCACAACTGCGACACTTAAGATTGCAAATGTTGCTGAATCTCACGTCCCAATAGTGCAATTTCATATCAGGTAAACTGCCGTCTGGTAATGTCTGATCGATTTCGTCAATGTAGTGTCCAAAGCTTTTATTACTGTTATTTCTCATACTCGAAAATCCAGCAGCTTCTTGCTCATAACAATCTCCGCATTGTTTGCAAGGCTTATCTGCTAGCATGTTGCGACGCATTTCTTTCATGGGTTCGTCGTTCCATATCTCTCTCATGCTTTTTTCTTTGAAATTTCCTACTGGATGTTTAGCCTGGCCCAGACAGCAAGGATAAGCACGCCCATCCGGCCATGCATGTAAATGTATCCACGGAAGCATGCAGAATGTGTCGCTATCGATTAATTTGTGTCGTTGATCTTCATTTAGTGAATCAATTTTTATATAATTAGGTATGCGATCCTTCCAGTTGTAATTACTAAGTTTGCTCATAGTGAATTGTACCATTCTTTTAGTTTAGGGAACGTCGTTGTAAAGTCTTTGTTTCTACGCTGATCGTATTGTGCATAAAATTGTTTGAAATCATTCAATAGCTTAGGCATATCAAACGTTTCTCTGTGTGGTGTTTTGACTGTGTCTAAGTAGTCAATTAAACGCTGCAAATGATTTAGTTCGTGTTCCTGCATGACAGGATTGTCTGCATTGTAATCTAGCCATGCTTCTAGGTTTTTACGGTAACGTGTTTTGATTTCGTCGGGCAAAATTAGGGGACTCTGGAAGCTAGGAAATCGTAAAATATTTAAGGTAAAATTAACTCGTTCACGTCCATAGATATTTTTTAATGCTACCAGAGATGATAAAAACTCTGGTAAGGTTTCCAAGCACAAAGCATTGATGGTGCACATGACATGCACTGCTCGAACAGAACTTTCTAACAACTTGATTACATTGTCGCACCAGGCAGGGTAATCAAGACCGTCTCTTATATATTCTGCATGGTTGCCGTAACACTCGTTGCTGGTGTACACATCTACTGCTAGTCCGTCGACACTGTTGATAAATCTATCCAGGTCAATATCAACACCTAGGTTACTATTGATGGCCAATCGGGTTGCACTTGCTCCGCGATTGTCTTTGAACCAATCAATTAGACGCCAGGTATATCCTGACATCAACGGCTCGCCGCCGGTAATTCGTAACTCGTCTAGTGTACGATGTAAGTCAGTTTCCCACCAACGAAAAAATGCTTCCACATAAGGATTTGTTTCGCCAAATCGATATAACTGTGCAGACTCGTGCGTGTGAGTAAAGTGATTGCGACCGTCGCTTACCAAATTGATGTATGCTCCGTGCTTTTTGATATCATTGACCCAGGTGCTGCTGAATGCAGGATTACAGTAACTACAAGCAAACTGACAAGTGCGATCAAACGCAATTTCCAGCGTTTTAAGATTGACATCTTGATCCACTGGCATTGCTGCAGCAGCTTTTAATTCTGCTATGGGATATATTTTGCTTTTATAAACACGGTCGCTGATGTTGTCACGTCCGATGTCTTCAATCTTCCAACAGTATTCGCAGCCAGGCGGACGTTCTCCCGCAATCATCTGCGCCCGATCTCTTTTTTTCTCAGGAGTGTTGTGCAGAGCCCGGGGATTGGCTGTCACTGCTTCCACACCGACTTTATGCGCCGGCGGATGGTGACAACTAGTGGTCATGCCGGATCCTAGCCAGATTGTAGCATTGTACCACTTGGCTCCACAAAAACTAGAACTTAGCGGATCAAGTACTTGCTTGCGGAATGTTAAATCATCCATGTTGGTTTATCGTCTTAAAAAATTTTTCTGGGAATTGCTGCTGAAGTTGCGGGATTAGTTCAATTAGATGCTGTTGATTGTATTTACAAATATTAAAACACTCTGCTAGGAAAGATTGCAAATCTTGTCGGCACAGATCTTTAACAATTTCAAAGATTCGATTCATTCGGTCTTGGTGATTTTCAATAGTATCAAAACTTTCGTCAATGACATTATCGAATGTTCGGAACCCCAAATTACGCAGGTCTCGATAAAATCCTGTGTTGGCAGCAACAATAAAAGGATGTCCTATTGCCAATGGTTTAGCTATTTTTTCTGTCCTAAAACTGTACGGATACTCAAACACTGTTTCTGTAACTAAACTAAAGTAAGTGTCGATGTAAGGAGCTGGTTCTAGATAGATTTCGCCCCATTCGTTTTTAAACAATTCGTGTTTGATAAATGTACGCTCAGGAGGACCCGGCACTATTTCATTTCCTCTATATGTTTGATATTCGTATTCTTCAGGTAACCATTTTAGAGGAGAAACTGTGGCCATTAAATTAATGCCATCTTTTTCTAATTTAAAAGAGCGACTAATACTGGGACGACTGTCTAGCATTGTCCAAATTGCACAATCTAATAATTCTTCTTCTTTGAATCGTTCGAAGAGATATTTTCGATGTGGTCTTGCTCGACCGTTTAGAAATAAAAATTTGTAAGGTTTGTCAGTTTTTTTAAAAATATTATCAATATGTTTGGTTGCTTGACTATTTTCTTCGTAGCGTAAAATACTAGATAAAAAATGCTCAAATTGCACATGCACATACGATGACTCAATATCTCCGCCGCCGATTAAGAATAATTTTTTGTTTAGTGCTAACTCTTTAAGCCCTAATGCTTGTAGCTGACTGATCAATGTCCAAGATCCTTCTGCTGCATTATCAAAAAATACAATAAGATCGTCGCGCTCTAATAGAGTTCGAATTTTTTCCGGATATTCAAAAAATTGTTTTCTGCTAATGATATAAACGGAATTGCCAATAATTTCGTGATTTGCAAAATCCCAAAAATCATGCGTCATCCATGGTTTCATTAAATTGTATACTTCGCTAAAAGTATCAACGACCAGGTTACGATTTTCTAGCATGCGCTTCGCACTCCTTCCACCAATTGGTCATTTCAGGAAATGATCGCAAAAAATCAGTGCCGCGCCGACGGTCGTGTTCGTTGAAAAATCTGTAAAAATCAGCTTTCTTCTCGTCCGTCTTTTCAGTCCCTTCTCGCATCCAGGCAATGTCTCTACGTAGCCGTTGAACTTCGTAATCTTTGAAGCCATGAAAAGGATCTTCGGCAGTTTCTAGATTTGATTCCATCCAGTCAGCTGTGCGATCTAAGATATCAGCGTACGATGGTGGCAAAATTTGCAGGCTTTGCCAGGCTGGTTGTCGCAGCAACGGTGTATCAAACCATACACGTTGATATGTTGTGCTGTAGGATTGTCGCATGTCCAATATGTCTTGCAAAAGTTTCCGTAAACCCAACACACCGAGATTATTCATTGTGATGATAAATGTGAGACTGTTGCGATAAGGAATTTCGGCTAGAAAATGATGTGAATACGACATTACTCGATCGTGGTTCATACCGTGTCTGATATATTCGGCGTGTCGAGCTATGCCTGAATCAAGACTGACATACTGCATGAAGTGTTCGATTTGTGTGTTGCACAATTGTTTTACATAACCAATGTACTTTTCGAACAAGCCAGTGTCTACACTAAAGTTGCTGGTCACATTCAAATGCAGATCAGGATTGGGCAAGGCCAGCACATAGTCAAATACCCGATAGGTGTTTTTGTCCATAAGCGGCTCGCCGCCGGTCATACGAAAATGTTTCAGTTGTGGATACAATGTTGGCCACCATCGCCAAAATGCTTCTACATAAGGATTGCTGTCCCTAGCAGGAATAGGCCGGTTACGGCCAGTGAAGTGACTAGGATCGTTGTGAATACGACTTGTAGGGTATCCGCCCATGCGGTTAATTTCTTGCTCCCATGTGGAACTAAATTGAGGACTGCAATAGCTACAAGCAAGATTACAAGCGTGGTTAAAATTAACCTCCACATAACTAGGAACGACATCTTCATCTCCGGTTGAGTTTTTAACAAAATTCAATGCATCAGCTGCCCAGGGCTCGCCAGATCGATAGTGACGATCACTTAGTTGGTCGTGTGCTTCGATGTTCCAACAGTAGCTACACTCCGCGGGCTTTTCTTGACGTAACATGATTTTACGCTGTTCTTTCTTGAATGGCGTGTTATGTAATGCACCAGGATTGTCAGCCAATAGTGTGGCATCAATTGCATGCAAAGGCGGATGATAACACGAGTTATTGAGTCCTGTAGGCAAGTGCAAACTGACTTGTTTCCATTTGGCTAAACATAATGCAGGACCTAAATCTTGCTTCATTTGCTCAGCTGAGCTCATGAATCGACTCTTGTTGTCAATTGATTCGTCGCCTTTGTTGTTTACCATCCTTCTTGTCTCCGAATCACATCAATTTCTCTGACCATGACACCCTGATTGTGCCAGTTGCTGCGATAATGATGCTTAAAAAATTTGCTTATTTCAGGACCGTGAATACACATAGGAAGATCTAATTGGGTACGTAATGGATCCTGGTATGCCATAATGATGTCAAATGGATCTCTGCCCTTGGTATCTTCCCATAAAGCTTCTAAGGCATCAAACCACTGCACTTCCCTGTAATCCCAATCACTTAACATGGTCTTATAAGTACCCATCCTAGCACCCGCAATGGCCCAGCCCCCTTGCTGGACATCTACTCCTACATTATGCCAAACAGTTAGATGATCAAGATTGCGACGATGCACTCGGGCTTTGAACTCAGACAGAGTTGGGCGACGACCCTTGTCAAGACACATTTTAACACCTTCTCTAAACCCTGCACGCCAAGCATGCTTGGGACTGCCGTTGGGATGTGTGGTTGAGTAGCAGTCGTGCATGGGCCAATATGCAGGATCAAAACAAAATTCAACTACAGTTTCATCACGGCCGTCGGTGTTCTCGTGAGTTTTCATGTTGAGCACAAAGTCTCGAGTCCAAGAACTAATGCCACCGTTGCCGTACATGAGACCGTTGATGTGGTTGCGAGCACGCCAGCGGTACACTGCCTTTTCGTATTCTGCTGTAGGGTATGACAAGGTTAAATTAAAAAATTCCCAGTCTGGCATGTTGTCGCCGTCGATGAGAACAAAGCGGTCAGTTGTGCTGACTTCAGCGGCGGCTTTGTGTGCCGCATCGGACCCTTTAACCCCGTCTACACGTTGCGCCCATGGGATTTGATTTTTTATTTTTACCCAAAATTCTTCTTTCTGCGGTTCATCATAACTGAGATAAATTACATCCAAGTCTGCTATGTCAACTGTTTTCATAATGAGTTAATTTCCATCTTTGAAAAATTTGGTTTTCGTCAACTACTATCGCTATGTTAGCGGGATCGCAAGGAGTACCTGTGTCAGAAGGTACCAGTTTAGTTGTTCTTGCAAATTGCAATTGAATGAGTTTGCCGTTTCGAACACGCACATGCGGGTCACTGGCGGCAAATTGTTCGGCGGTGATTTCAATATACTTACCAGGTCGGTCTTCCATGCTATAAACTACTGGTTCTCCCAATTCATTATAGTACAAACGATAAAACACAGGCACAGATTCTGGCCATGAATAATTCGCCCAAAATTCCTCAAAAATTTCATTGTTGTTCATTGGGTCTCCAGGTTTTAACAAGATAATGAAATGCGCCGTGTTGAGCAACAGTGTTGATTTTTAATCGTCCTTGATCAATTTCCCAAGTCAGCTCTTGTGTCCAATTATCTGTACGTGTGCCAATTAATCTGCGCTTCATGTGAACAATGCGAGGATAACTAGCAAATGGCATGGTAATTAATTCTGAGCCTATAATTTTTGCTGCCATAGCGTATACCACGTCAGTTGTTGGATCATCGTCGGGGAACTTTAATAAAGTCTTGAATTCTTCCCAATTTTTAAATATAGCACGAACTAATCTCCAGAATTCTACAGCAGTTTGACTAAGCCTCCAGTAAGTTACAGCATTGTATACATCAGGTAAATCGTTGGTATCAAATGTTTCACGATAGTATCTGTTAGTGACTAGCTGATCATAATAATCTCTAGCACCTGTTGAGATCACTATGTCTCGATGTTCTAGCATAGTCCACCAATGATCAATAGGACTAGTAATCAGCATGTCAGCTTCAAGTTTAATGGTCTGGCGAAATGGCGAGCAGAACCCTGCTTGCCAATCATTGCTTAATTTCCATTTTTTATTTGTAGATTGGTCGCCGTAAGGCAAAGTAACTGCCCAATCAAACAATCCGCATTGTCTGGATTGATAAGTTTCAGCTGTCATTAAACAAATGCGGGCTTCTGGATGCCAAGATCTAATACTCTGCGCCAATTGTTCTGCGCAGGCAATGTAATCAACATCCTCGGTATTGATAGCAGGAATCAAATATCCTCGTTCAGCTAGTACCGGCAATGATGTCTCCCAAGTGTTGTTTACCCATGGCGTGGAAATCTTGACCAGCAATTATAATATAACGCTGTTTGTTGTCGCTAGTACTGTATGTGATCTGAAACTTATCATCATCTAATTGAGTTAATCGATGTTCTGGTACTAGACTGGCCAATTGCCATGGAATGCTAGGCCAGCAACCTTGATGTCCGTGAAGAGTGTTTAGGGCTATGCTCAATGCATGGTCGTTGCGATAAGTAGCTCTAGCAATTCCATATAAATTTCGATAGTGTTGCCAGTGATCTCGAATCATTGACATCATGTCAAACACACTTTTACTCAACAGGGATCGACGAAATTTCATAACAGTGGCCCAGGCCATGGGCATACGCACATTGCCAAAAAAATTAAGATCATCAAATGTACGTGTACCAGTGATATCATATGCTGTAATCGGTGCTAAAAAATCTTGCGGTGAATCAAACAATAAATTTAACTGATCACTACAAACAACATAGTCCGCATCTAACACTAGTGTTTCATCATAAGGACTCAGATTATACACGTCCATCCGATTGCCATTGAACCAAGTTACGTTGTTGCCGATATCGGCAAAGTATCTGGTACCGCCCGACTCAGCAGTAGTTACAACAACATCTTCGAATACAGTCGAATTGGTTGGAGCAATATCAGTTATTAGTGTAGTTGGTAATCCTAAATGTTTAGCGATGCGGCCAGCACTCCAAGCAGCCATTGCTTGATAATCAATGTCACCACTGTTGTAAGCAAATATGACTACGCCGCGCATCATCGTAGTCGAGATAATTCTTCGTGTTCGATCAACCAGGCATTCATTTGTTCATTCCAGCGTTCCTGGCTCAGCTTCATTAATTCAGCGGAATCAACTTTGATTGGAGTTTCGTACAAATCTGGTAAAACAATTTCTCCCACACGCCCGCAGGTAAAAATCATTGTGTTCAGTTCGGGACCAGCTCTCCACATGCCACCGTTGTAAGCAAACAACATTTTGGCTTCGTATTTTTCTTTAAGAACTCGCTTGGCCGCTGCATGATCAAAACGGCTACGAGCCTGTTTAACAAGGTCATTATTATCCATCTTTTGATTATACAGTAAATGTAGATAAAAGTAAAGGACTTATCGAAAGTCCTTTACCAAAATTGCTTGATTTATTAATTAAGCAGTTGTAGCGGCAACAGTAGGTGTACCCCAGGTGTTGCTGAGATAAGTAGCCGAAGGAGGGAAATAAGTTACCACTGTAGCTGGCGCTGTACCAAACGAGATACCGGTAGTAGCAGTGCCACCAGAAATAGCGTCAGTTGATCCTGCGCCTGATCCACCGGGATCAACCCAGGTTGTAGTAAGTACCAATTGTGTTCCTGACCCAGCTGTTTTGGCCGCAATGTTGATATACTGTCCAGTGTAAGGTGCTGTATCAGCAAACTGTCTGTAAATGTTGGTATCCGACGTTGTAAGATCGTACCAACCAGTTGTAGTCAACAGAATGTTAGGAGATCCTGTTCCACCTATTTTTGTGGTTCCTGTGTACGATGTTCCGGCAATGGTCTGGGATCCTGTTCCTCCGGTGATAAAAATATCACCTACTAAGGTATTGGCCAAATCGTTCCACTCAGTATCAGCTTCTGTTGCATCTGCAGTTTTACTTGTTTCCCATTTGATTCTGCCGCCGGCGTTGAAAAAATATCTTGCTGCTGCTGCACTTGCCCAGGTAATTGTATGAGTAAAAGTAATTGTCCAAGCAGTAGTACCAGATCCAGTTCCTGTGGTTTTGCTAGCAGTACCTGTCCATCCAGTAAACTGTGATCCAGATGCTGCAGCGTTACCACGATTAGTAGTGAGATTAGTAAGATCGGTGTTGAGGTTGCTCAAAATAGTAATTGTGTTACCAGCAACTGGTGCCGATCTTGCAGTAATAGTAGTGCCTTGATGACTAGCCATAGAACTTATAGTATTAACCAACGATGCCCACTGAGTCGCTGTAATAGTTCCTGCTGCAGACACAGTAGACAATGCAGATTGTCCGTAACCACTGTCGGTTGATCCTGCGCCCCATATACCGTTAACGTTAGCGCCAACAGTATTGGCCACAAATCCATTGTAATCTGCTGCTTGGATTAATCCACCTAATGAATAAGTCATGTTTTGTTCCGTTAATTATTAATTGTAACTATGGCTTCGATTACGCCCTCGTCGTCGGTTGTCTTATTTTCTAATGCACGACCAATTACGTTGAACGCAGTTGCTTCGTTAGCACGAGCAGACCTTGCCAGACCGTTACCAGCTGCAACTAATCGATCACCTTTACGAATTATACCCGATACTCTTACTGGAACGCGACCTGTCATTGCGATAGGAGGATGAGTTGAATCTGTTCCTGCACCCGAGTTCATGAGATATGCAGCTCTAGTACTTATGACCCCGAATACATTTTCGCTCAGTTCATTGACCGCTTTGGTGATTTCTGCTTCTCCACCAATTTCAACCACGGTTCCAGGCATATACTCTTCGTCGGCTGCAAATCTTTCTGCCACGTCAGCATAAAGAGCTGTGGTAGCAGTAGCAAACACTGTGTTAAATGCTGCACCTGCTGCGCCGATGTTACCTACGCCGCTGGCGTTAAGATTAGTAATGCCTAATACGCCTACTTGGCTAGTAGCACCGTTAACTAATAATGCTGTTGTGGTAGAACCGCCGTCATTGACCTGAATAGCAATGTTAGCATCTTGTGTTTGATTCTGAATGTTGACAGCAGAAGTAACTGTGGAAACAGAAATCTTAGCATCTTGGTCAGCACCTACAGTCAAACCGGTATCGTTAAGTACACCAAGAGTACCAGTGGTAGTAGAATTGGTATCAGATCTTAAAAATGCAGTTCTTGCAACTCCGTCTAACAAACTGGAATTAGATGCAGTACCACGGAATAAGTTATTGCTGACAGTTGTACTGAGTTGCATACCGGGCCCAATGGTTGCAAAGCCCGACAGCGCAACTTGAGGAGTGAATGTAGCATCTTTTGAAATGATTGCAACAATTACGTCGTTTACAAACATTTTGATAACAACATGATCAACTGCAACGTTGTCTGTCACTGTGTCTACGATAGCACCTGAAGTTCCTTGTCCAGCACTGCTGGCAGGACCTACAAGAGTAAAACTAGTACCGTTCCAGACTTTCATCTGCTGATTGGTAGTATCCCACCAAATATCACCGGTGACGTTGTTGGTTGGCGCTGTAGCACTGGCAGTAGCTGCACTGATAGTTTTAAATGTTGTACCAGTGTAGACTTTCATCAGACTATTGGCTTTGTCCCACCAAAGTTGTCCAGTTAACGGAGCACCTGGAGGAACGGAGTTGGATCCATTTTCCAAAAGATGAATGAAGTTTTCATCTAGGAATTCACCGTAGCCAGCGTAGTTTTTACCAACTAAAATCATACTTGAGCTGGTGTTGATAGTACCATCTGCAATAGTAGCAAATATGGTGCCATCAGTTAAATTAATTGTATATGCCATTTTCTTTACTCCGTCCTGTCAGTATTTATGGTAGGTTTCTATACGCATATTTATGTCGCACTTAGGTTAGTAAGTGTTTGTATACGCACAGTATAGTCGATCTGTATTTGACGATTAAGGCTCTTTTGTACCGGGTGAAAAATAACATGAGTAATCAACATCAACTCACTTGAAGTCCCTTCCCAGGCTTTTAATCCCAGTTCATCAAATACATATTCACCATTAAAATTGGTGCTGTTATCAAATGCCTGTTGACCAGTGGGTTCACCATAATCTAACAAACAAGTTACTAAAACATCAGTATAAACTCGCCCCGATGTATGCAATACAGAAAGATTGTTGCGTGTAGGATCAGTATTTGCTGGGCTATTATCATCTACCACTTTAATAAAAGTTTGATTATAAAGATCGGCATTTTGTCCTGTTACATTCGGCGGCAAATAGGTAATAACACCAGTGGGATCCACACTAGATCCGCCGTTGCCAAAGGCCATGGCGTAGATGTAGCCTAGATTTTTATTTGCCAGGGACTGAGCCAATGCAATACTCATATTTTCATAATGAATTGCATTGTGTTTGTCAACAAAAATTTCCCCATTGTTTGGGTCATATATCTTTAAAAAACCTTCTATAGTCACTGGGCCTAAAGACATCATGCTCGTTTCTCCACTAACACTTCTTGAGTATTTGGGTCATGAATCTTAATAAAGGATTCAATATACACCGACCCGGTTTCGTTGGGCTTCGTGGCCACAGAATTTTGTGGTTTTGCTGGCTGAGAATTAGTATCTTTATTATCGTTCATGATATTATTTATGCTGTTTAATCACCACGGATAAACCTTGCGGCTGTAGTCTGCTGTTCTTGTAAGGGAACACCATCGCTAGCAGTACCTGGACCCGGAGTATACCAACTGACTCCGCGGCGCACTAATAGTGTTACTTGATAGTTGGCAGTAGGAGCAGTATTAAATGCAACTGCAACTGGAGCAACACTAGTTACCTGGTATCCGCCCGATTGCAACAATCCACCAACATAGACTTCTACAGCACGATTTTGTTGCGCCACCGTAAGCCCAGTTAACACAATATCATCAGTTACAAAAACTGTAGTAGTTCCGTTGGCTAGATAATCTTGTGATTGTATATAATCTTGATCTTCTCTAGGCAACAATTCTCCTCGTCCGATATCGTATACCTCGGCACCTGAAATATGACTGTCGGCAGCAGTTCCGGCAGTACCTCGACGCAATCCGCTTAAGGTGTTGTTTGCCAAATTTCGTGTACGATATGATATACGTTCGCCATTGATTGTTATTAATCCAAATAAACCTAGTTCTAAGTTAGGCTCGGCCAAAGCCTCAGCATTAACTACATAGATTATTTCATCAGTAGCAGAAAGAGGCTGTGCTAATTCTGTTGTGGCTAGTTCATTAATTCTATAGGTAGATTGCAGTCCTCTCATGTCTTGGAAAATTCTAAATCCAATTTCTCCAGGTACCACAGTTTGGGTAAAACTGGTGATAGCAACAATTTGAGCAGCACTGATTGGTGCGCCAGCAATGTTTACTATAGAACCGTTGACTGAATATCCTATACCTTCAAATAGATAGATGCCATCTAACGAAACTTCTAACCGAGACGAATTTAATATTTCTCTACCAGTATCAAACGAATTAGTTTGCGTAATAGTACCTTCGCTATAATCAAATGATCCTGGATCACCTGTGACTGTAGCAAGGTCAAAGTCTGTTGTATCGTACGGTTGTGTTATTTGTACGCCTTCTGAAGTGGGCCCGGCAAACACCTGCGTTAATATGCCTTGCTCTGAAGTATCATTCCATGTTGTAACAGAAATAATATCTCCTGCTACTGGAATAAGTGATCCAGAATTTTTCCAAATTAAGGTATTTCCTGACAGATAATATTGAGCAGCAGTTCGCACAGAAATTAGCACAATTGATCCAGCCGGAGGAGGTGCAGTTAGTGTAACTGTACGCGGAGTAACACCGTCCCACGGATCTACTACAAACTCTGTGCCTAATGTTAAGGGAGTATTATCGATATAGACTGTTACATCGTTGTCAGATACCAAGCCTTGACTATATCCACCTCTGGTCGGTAGATAGAATTGCAGGCTAGAGCCGTCATCGATATACTCAACACTTTCAGCAGGTCGGGCTCTGATACCGTTTTTCTCTACAATAAGATTAGCTGGGTTTGTGCCAGATAAACTATTTGACAAAGTATAGGCCAATTCTCCTGCAGATAAGAAATATTGAGTCTGCGGTGTACTCCATGATCGTCCAGCAATCGGTGTCGAAACTCCCAACACTGAAACAACCACATAGTCGCTGGCGGTATATGTATTACTGAACTCAACTCTTGTTTCATAAGTTTCATAGACAGAGTAGGTGTAGCTTGTTATCAGCTGACCGTTTACAAATATCACCATTTCATTAATCAAACTGGTAGCCACTGGCAGTATCAGAGAATTTCCAACCTCAACTCCGTTGTAAGAATTGTTATACAACTGATTGCCACCGCCCAATCCATAAGCAGTTACAACAATAATTTGTCCGTTGGACACACCTGAATTAATAGAGATACTGAGATTATTCCAATTAATAGAATAATTAGTAACAGGATTTAATTCAAACCCCAAAGTCTGATTCCATACTCTAATGGATACTGTATTTTCCAACAAGCCGTCAAAACTGTATGACAATGTAGCTGGAAGATATGTGAATCTCAAAGCAGCAGTAGGGAATCCATGACCGTCACCAACCCAATCAGAGCCAGGAGTAGTGAATACACGAATATCCAGGGTATCAAATATTGCACCCGGAACTAATTCTTCAGGTGCATGACTAGAATAAGTGTCTACAAATTCTCCGCCATCAATGTTAATAGCAGTGGGTCCAATACCTAAGTAAGGATCAGTGAATTCGCTTTCGTAAATAGCATCCAAAATAGCTGGATCGTAAGTGGGCAATCCTTCTGGTCCAAAAGCAATATTGTCGAAGGGATTTATATCAAAGTTTCCGACGTCAAAGCCTGTGTTCTGACTAAAGTTTGGACCTGCTACTTGTACGCCTGGATAATCAACTCCTGATATTAACAGTGCCAAATCAAGGCCTGGCTGATTGACTGTTGGCACGTAGTAGCCCATAGTACGATCAACACCAGTTAAGTTACCAGCAGGAACTAAAGTCCATTGCTGTGGATCAAATGAATCGCCGCTAACTGCCGAACTATCATCAGAACTAGCACTCCAAACTCGGTTATCAAATCGAACCAGTGTTCCGTTGTCGTAACTAACTCCGGATTGCCATGTTACAATGTCAGTTTGATATTGATAACGATCATATTTGATTGTGGTGACAATATCTCTAACCAATGGATTGCCCATGACTGCAACTGCTTGTGCCCCGGTTCCGTTACCGCCTTCGAGAATAATTTCCGCAGTGGTACTATAACCAGATCCTGGATTGACAACATCTATCGAAATCACACTGCCAGCACTGTTTATTCTAGCTGTCATTTCAGCAGTTACTTCTGCTTCGCCTACTACAATTACAACCGGTGGCACTGTGTATCCACTACCGCCGTTGACAACACTAACTGACTCAATGCTCAACAGATAGTTTTGATACCATTGATTCCAGGGAAATGTAGTCCAGATTGGATCAGTAGCAGCAAAACTGCTGGTGGTGCTTAAATTGCCTACATTATCTAAAACCGGACTAATAAACAAGTTTTGTGCAGGATCCCAGAATGCCGGCAAGTCAAAATCGTTTACTGTACCATTGTATTGATCGAATCCTTTATAAATCAAGTTGAATTCTCGAATCTGTACGTGATATGGTTTGACTTCTTTAATATAATCAACTACAAAATCTTGATTGTCTCTTCTATAATTCTGAAAAGGGACTAGGTCGCGAATTGTATGATCGACGTCGATCAAACTGGTTTTTGTCAGCCACGTCGGGGCCTGCTGTTCGCTCAAAATATAATTGAACATCAGGATCAACAATCGGTTTCTTTCAATCAATAATTCTCCGATAAACAATTCTTGATTAATAGCTTGTATAATCTTACGAGTTTCAATTACCGGTTCTTGATCGAAAAACTGTGCGTCAAATACCTCAGTATCGAACCCAAATCGACCTTCGATATAATTCCATAATGTTGACGAAAACTCAATTGTTCCATCCTGTAATGCTACACGAACCCATTCGTTATTGAGATACTGATAAATCTCGAATTTACCTTGTGCATTTGCAGTTACCTTAACGCTGCTACCGTTAGGAACGGAGATAGTGTCTAGTGCAGAATAAGTAGGAACTTCGATTAAAATACGTGTTAAGGGATTGTACCCAGGCAAGTACCAATCAATATAACTCCAAAATTGTTTGGTATCATAGTTTTGCACACGCACTAACGTCAATTCCTTGGATCCCGGAATTACGCCAGGGACAGTTTGATAGATGGTCCAAAGTCCTCGATTAGTGGAGTCGTTTGCTACCAAGTATCTGTACCCAAACGGAACTTCTGATAAGTTTTGATAAGTTAGTTCTTCATAGTTAGCTACACGGAAATCCCAAGCTCCGGAAAAACTACTAGGTTCTGGTTCTTGACTATTGAGTAGATTAAATCTACGAGTTTCGGCAATAGGAAACTGCTTTAGTACTGTATTAGAGCGACCAAGATAATTTCTTAGTGCAGCAAATCTATTAACAAACATGCTTTGTCGCGGCCGGGCCTGGACGCCGTATTGCTCACTGATGCTGAGAAAGGGATCTGGAACTAAGTTTCCTTGAGTATCAACTCCGCATAAACTGTCTTGCATTTTTAAATACAGGCTATCACTTAAAAAGCCGTCTTCTCGGTCTTGAGGTACCAACTGGTACTCAACGTGTACTGCATCGTCATTGATCTGTTGATCGTATTCGATGTGTAGCACTGTATCTTCAGCAGAAATATACGAAAGTCCGTTATAAATTGCCACGGTACTGGCATTGATAGGAGCAATGTAAGAAATTCCGCTGCTTTTAGGACTATTAATATATTGAGTTATAGTTTCAATACTGAGTGTTTTCTTGGCAGCTCGATTGACAGTACTGATACCGGTAACCCAGAAATAATATGTGGTTCCAAAAATACCTTGTTCATTTAACGACGTTGAAATTACGTAGCTAAACAAGTTTACAGGAACCCCTGGGCCAGTATATTCTGTTGGTGGTACCGAACTGGCAATCCACTGGCTGACTCTAACTACACTACCGGGGAATATCTGCCCCCAGCGTCGGCTGGCATAAACTACATCATCTTGATTGGTGTCAAGGAACCGAACAGTGGATATATCCCACCAAATTTCTCCCACACGTTCTTGTGTCCACGAACTTCCGTAGTTGCCAACAGGACCAACGTTATAAGCTGCTGGATCGACAGCACCTATATAGTCAATGTTTTGTGCAACTGCGCCCAGTAAACGGCCTTGTAATGGATCAAAGTAATCAAAATATTGTTTGGTGTTGTTGCTGACGCGGTCATACATGTAGACAGTGTTCAGCAAATCAATGTCTACTACCGGTTGCTGAGTACGTGTTACTACCCAAGCAGATGACTGATCTGGATTGATTAGCTCGACAATACGACCATAATTGGCTTGGCTGTCGCTGAAATCGCTTCCGGGTGATCCTACCAACAGTGTGCCAGTGGTATAATCAATGCTGGCTCCAAATTGGTCTAAAGAATTAATACTATTATCAAAAATCTGTTGACCAAAAACAAACTGTGCAGGATTAGTCACTGATTGCGTCGAAGATGGCAGGTAGTCGTATGTGTACACTACGCCGCTCTGAGGTACTGTATCAAAGAACGTGATACTGTCAGCATCAAATGTTGTAGTATCATTATCAAATGTATCGAACTGTATTGCTGTTCCATTCGGTGCACCTATTACCAAAGTAACTGTGTTGTCGCTGATGAAAATACTTTCGCCGAAGTGAGCAAAATCTTGTTCTACAGGAGAAACAATAGTCTGTTGCCATGCATAAATCGGCCAACCGATGTCAATAAATGCAGTTCCAGTTCCTGGACTAACTATTAATTTTGATAATGCTGGTGCTGCTTGAACATTCTTGGCTGATACAGTTATTCGACCACTGACAACCACAATACGGCTTCCAGATTCTGGTGCTATAGTAAATGTAATTTGTTGAGTTGCAGAACTGTAGTTGTAGTTAACTCCGCTTGTCTGTAAAACATCATTGACATAAACTACTGTAGTGTACGACTCAGCAGCAGAATAAATTGACCCAACATCAAAAGATTTAGTAGTTCCATTGGCAATTAATGTAAGATTTGGTGTAGAACTTGCTTGCACGTTAGGCAAAGCTGCATTATTGATATCTTCAACCAGCTGTTCGATAGTAGTACCGGTGATTTCTACAAAGAAGTTATTAATACGTACAAAATCTCCCGTAGTTAATGTTGGATTAGCAATTGTACTAGTTATAGTTCCGTAAAATCTAGATTGATTGATATTAAATTCAACCTTGCCTGATTCGGGCAACACAGAATCAGCAAACGGAGAACCCACGTATAAACTACAGTCATTTACGCATTGGTCAACCTTGTAACCAAACTTAGATCCTGCGTCAACCTGATCTGAACGTATTACTTGTACAAGATTAAACTGATTAGTTTCAACTGAAATAATATCGCCTACAGAAAGGCTAGCTGTAACAGTAACTGTCTGACCGGCTGTTGAATATTGTCCTCCGATAGATCCAGATGAGTTGATTAATGCAGCATTGTTTAACAATACTTGCGTTGGTGTTACCAACGGTAACTCAGTTGTGTAAGTTTGATCAGATGCATCTGTGACTTGAAAATTTTGTGCAGATCGGTCGAATACATAAACAGCCCCAGCTTCAACATAGACTTCGCTTGTAACAGGATCGGTGTAAGTACGATCTGGAGCACCTACTAGTAAATGACGTCCGTCTGTGGTTGTGCTGATGCTGTGCCCAAATCTGTCGGATGCCGACAAACCAGATGCTGTGATAGTTGCAACAGGCGTAAAATATGTTTGAGCGCGGACAAAAATTTCAGATTGATCAACTGGTGCAGCAACAAACACAAGATTTTTTGATCCGTCCACTGAGTAATCAGTTACCGGACGCTGTAATATGCCATCTACTTCAACAGACACGCTATAATCATTAGTAGCAGAATACAACATATCTAAATTAAATGATGTTGTGCTGCCGTCGCCTAGGAAGCTAGCAGAGTTTCTACGACTGATTGTAATAAGAGAACCAGCCAAGGGTGGCACAGGAAATGCTATGTTCTGACCCGATACCAGATAATCAATTCCCAATGTCAATAAAACTGTTCCATTGGCAACAACAATTTGATCGTCGATGTCGATCACAATATGATCTGTATAGTTGTACAAGTTTTGACTTGCACCAGCAATATATTCTACAGATTGTGTCTGATAATCTACACGGCCGTATGCATATACACGATTACCAGCTGGAGCACCGACATAAATCCAACGTTCGTCTTGGCTCATAGTTACTGAGTAGCCAAACTCGTCGGCAGCAGTTACTATACTACCAGAGTCTATAGACAAAATTTGCCACTGCTGGAATACATTAGAAGCAGGATTTCTATAAACTATCGAAGCATAGCCCTGACCGCTTAAACTGTCACTGGCTCCAATTATTGCCCATTGCTGATCTCCCATGTCGATGGCATTACCATAACCGGCAGTTCCTGTTGTACCTAATTGTAATATTGAATTTTGTTTGTAAGTATTGGCATCAGTTTTGACATAGGTATAAACAGCACCCGGGGCTGCTGCTAGACCACTAGGATTGTATCCCGGAGCACCTACCAATGAACTTAGATTTTGGAATCCTTGAGCAACACTAGCTCCGAATCTAGAATTTTCTACTATAGCGTCTGGGACCACTGTAAAAGGTGAGGTAAATGGATCAGTTTTTTCGATCACTGTCCAACGTCCGTTCCCGTTGTTGTCGACCCATATACGCACGCCTGGCGGTAATTGTTTGGCATAAGGTAAATTAACAATGTCAGAAGCCTGGGAGACTCTGGCAGTTTCTAAAGTAAATCCAATCCCAGTTCCAGTGAAGGTAGTTTGTAATCCGGTGAATACATAATCAATCAACAATGTTGTTATGCTAGGAATTGCACCAACACGATATATTCCGTTAATCTCGTCATTGAAAAACTTGATGACCAATAGATCGCCGGTTGTCAGTCCGTGAACTGAGTCAAATTCAACCAGTGCTCGTCCCTCAAGATTGTCAGAAACTTGTGTAATTCCAGCATTTACCAATTGAGCTCTGTACACATTCCAATCGTAATTATTGACCTTGGCTACCCAGATAGTAGTACCAACACCTATGTCACCTATTAACGCATCGCTATTTTCAACAGCAACTAAATCAAATGCTGTGATATCAACGTCCTCAAGATTGGGATAACCAGCCGATGGTAAATTACGGTCTGTCTCTGCAGGAACTGAGGTAGGTAGAATGTTAGGTGATGTCAACTTAGTCGATGACTTCCAGACGTTTTGCAGCAGTATTGCCTGATCTGCTGGAGATTCTTGTCCTGGTAATACTACTTGCACCAAACTAGGATCGCTTGGCAATAACGCTTGATTAAGTAATAGTTCAAAATAACTACGGTTGGCTGTGGCTCCGTATGCGCTGCGCAGAATAGCCCAATATTCATATATGTTATACTCAGCGGTTTCCTTGCCAAGGTCAGCCAAGCTGAATAATTCAGCACTTTGAAGTGTACCTTTGGACTTTAAGAATTGCTGATATAGATTGACCTGACTAACGTCGTCAAGATTCAGTGCCTGCATATATTCTCTTGGTCGGAATCCGATTAATCCGTAACTAAACAAGTCAACTTCGCTTTCGAGATTAGCATCGTACACGCTGTAAGCTGTGGATAATTGATCACTGGCATTAGCGGCATTAGGCAACAACCCTTTCTGTATATCTGCGTAATCGCTCTTGACCCACTCGTTGTAATTAAACTGCTGGCTGGGCTGAATAATAGTACCAGCTGCCCAATATTCATTTTTAAACAGAACAATTTCGCCCTTGGCATATTTTCGATTTGGTACCCATTCTACGATGTTGTCTTGATTGAGAATAAAGCCAGGAGCATTAAGTCTGCCGGTCCAGTCGCCACTGAGCCATCCTGACACTAGCACACGACTTTGTCTTACACCGGTCACTGGCTGATAAATCAAGTCAGCAAATATACTGCGGTTATCAATAACAACTAGATGTTCAAACGCAGTAAACTTTAATTGTATATAATTGATGGTATTAGAAGTTGTAGTAGTTACACGAAATAAGTTATCCAGTCTATCAACAATTAATTCAGATACCGGCAAGGCTTGACGATTCTGATTCAGAATAATATTCTCAGGGGTGTAGGTATTAATACTATCGACTACAGCTTGAGGCCTTTCAATCGATATACTAGTTGCTGCAGGATTTAAATTAATAATGGAGCCGACTGCCCAACCCTGCTGTGTCCAGTACAGAAATTCCTGGGCCATTTGCAACCAATTTAAAGTGTAACCATTTTCTCTGTTTTCAAATATCAAGCCTTGTTGTTCCAGCAGTTGTCCATAGCCGGCTAGGAAATCACATACACCAGTTGTATTAGAAAACTCAAATCCGTAAGGTATACGCACTGTGTTATCTGTATAATCAGTTGACAGTCTAACTGATACATTACCAGCGGCAATATCAACTGAGTTGGGACCAGGGCGAGACACTAATGCTTCAAAATATGGATCTTGATTGCTATAGCCCAAGACCACATAACCGGATTCAGTTTTTTGTACCACCACCGAACTGTAAATTATACGTTCAAACGGCTGATTTTTGTACAGTAATAACTGATAACTTTCGTCTGGCAGCACAAAACTGGTGTTTTGACTATCCGGGGCTGAACGTTCGGTTAGAATTTTCAAGTAGCGTTTGTCAGTGAACGAACCGGTTCTCCAGCATAATCTGACATCAATATTGTTTAATGTTAATGTAAGTTTGTTAGTACTGTTAAGTCCTAACTGTCGATTGTAATCGATAATCCAGTCAAGATAACTGGCTTTGCTGACACCATTACCGTACAAAGGTGTCAGCTTTTTGGCATCAAGACGGTATCTTCCGTCCCAGAGAAATTGTTCAATTGCTGGATTGTAAACATAACGATCTCTGTCGGCAAACAAACTAAAAAACTTAGCAGGATTTGTTAATGCCAATAATCGCATGACAGCAAAAGGCCATGCGCTGGAAGTGCGCCAGGCATTTTCAACTGGTCCGTCGTCGCCAAACACCCAACTTCTACGGAAGCTGGTGGCATCAAAATTACCAACTGTACAATCCAACGGATTCAACAGTTCTCCTTCGGAACCTACCGGCAACACCGACAGCAATTCTGGACGCACGTATCGAGGATCAATATATGCTCCTTGCGGATCTCGGATGATACCGGCAGCAAGGTCGTCCCAAAGAACTGTGTTACCACTGGTATAAGGACCTGGACCGTATTCTTCCTGCCACCAACTGGGTTCTTCTGCCAGTCCTAGCATTTCCCAGGGTGTTGTGTTGGGAGTATAGGTATCGTAAAAATAGTTATAAATCCCTCTCCATGCGCCAATCGATGGTGCTTTTGTTAAAACATTGGCACTCTGACTATAGTTATAGGTAAAAGGATTATTTTCCAGATACGTCTGCGATGTATAATCTAGCTTGTTCCATCCAATCCAACTTAAAAAATCCGTAGACAGAATCTGGTTGATTTCAGTTAGTGTATAATCTGTTGTTCTAAATTGGCCCGGTGTAACATCTGCAGCAACCAATGGCACTGTCGATTGTATCTTTAAATTATTGAATATTCTAGTTTCAAATTCCAACAGAACCTGATCTCTTACATCTGAAAATGCTACGGTAATAGACCCGTCGTGTCCTCGAATCACTGCACGCGGAGACAGGTAAGTTTCGTCTATGTAAATAGCAGGTTTAAATGATGGATACAATCCTATCTTTGTAGGAGTGTTGGGTACATAACTGCCGTAAGTTGTTGGATATTCTCTAATTCTGATGGAGTCTCCAATGGCCAATGGCGCTGTAATAGTTAATGTTGGTGAATCATCTGATACGATATATTCATAATCTTTAGTTAATAAGCTGCCGTTAAGGAAGACCAATAAACCTTTGAAGTTTGAACTTTCAAAATCGTAAGTTTGTAGGGTGTCGAAAACCGGAGTGCTAATAACTGAATAGGTGTAAGTATTTTCTGTAAAAGTTTCACCAGCTGGCAGCATGTCGCTCCAGTAAAATGGTGACAACTCACTGCGGCCCAATGAGATTTCCTGCAACACAATGTCCAATATCTGCGTTGGAGTAAAGTTTTCAAAATCTCCGCGTGTGGTAAGATCCAACAAAAGATTTTTAAACTTGGCATATTCTTGATTGTTAAAATCCAGTGCTGAAAATAATTCAAACTGTTGTTGACGTAAAAATACACCGGTCAACGCCACAGGAGAAGAATTTTGTATAATAACATCGCCGTATCTGAGAATGTTACCAAGATCTCGACTGTTGTTGGCTCCATTGATAGGACCTTCGATATTTCTTAAATTTTGTCCAATGCTTTCGTAATGAGTGCGAATAGTACCTAGTGTAAATGAATCGCTGTTTTCGTTCAACGGGTTATTTTCTAAGTTAGCAGGAACCTGATAGAATCCCACAGTACTAGCCTGATTGCTGAGAGCTTGTACTTCAATAACAGTGCCAACAGGTATGTCCAACAACAGTGTTATAACAGTGGTTGTGGCAGTTGTTTCGTATACATAATTCTCTGGGTCAATAAAAGTCCCTTCAACAAAAATCTGTAACGGTGTGAATGTTGTGTTTGTATCAACTGCAATGTCTAATTCCAGCGGCAATTCATCGTAGGAAAATTTAAATAGCTGTCGACTCTGTGAAGGAGCTGCGGCTGTTTGCCAGCCAATTTCGTCTGTAAAAGTTACTCGATCAATGTATTGACGAATAAAACCAGAGCTAACTGCCAGTTCCTCGCTGACATTATCCTCAACGTACAAAAAAGAATCAGTGTAGAGATAATTTTCAAAAACAATATCTCCTACGTTATTGATGTTTAGATATCTTAAAGGAAATCCAAGTATATCGTCAGTACGACCAGTGCCTATTGCATATCCAAAAAGCTGGCTTCCGTTGAACGTTGAACTGGGATAGACTGATAAATCACCAAAGCTGTTTCCATCGTTGTCAAATACATCAAACAATGGAGGTTGATTTATCTGAGTTTTTTCTTGAGCTGGTTGCCATACAGCGCCATCAAACCAGTAGCTCTTGCCCTGTTGTAAATTGCCGCTAAGAACTACCACAGTTTGATTTCTTAGTGCCAGGCCGTTGACTACAGGCACAAGATCTATGATCTTTATACCTGAATTGTTTGGATCAATGAATGTTACTTCCCAAATTTGATTTCTAACCGCAGGATCAGTATCAGCTGCAAAAATTACACGACTACCTTGTAAAAAAGTATAGCCATCGGTGCTGTAACCTAACTGTCCATTGATCGTGCTGAATGCATCTGTAACTGTAAAATCAACAACGTTAACTGGAGTTTTTCCTTGAGTTCCAAAATTATAAAGATTCAATCCGGCTCTAAACTCAATAATAGGACGCTTGGCTCTGAGAGAATTATCCAACACCAGGGTTTGATTGTTATAATCTGCTGTTGCTCTGATTACCTCAATATGGAACCATCTGTTACTGCGTGTCCAGGCATTAAGGTCTCGGCCGGCGCGATTAATAGTAATATAATCTGAGTTTTGCGGTGCATTAAGTCTGGCATCGTAGGGTGAGGCATCGTAAGGTGTACTGTCGTAAGGAATGGTTGCACTGCGAGTATACTTTTCCGGAGTAACAAATTCAGTGACAGGTAGTAATTTTATGCCGTTGCCGATATTGGCGCCTAATTGCCCTTGTGTTGCCAATGGCGCTCCTTCGGGTGCTCCGGATCCTACGTTAACTAAACTTTCTTCAACTGTGTCGTAGATATATTGTTGGAAAACTAAATCAGAATGCACATTTCCGGTCATGCGTCGACCTTGATAAATGTGCGACGGTCCAAAATAAGCTTCGCCGTCGATGAACCCAACTCTAACATCAATACCGGGTCCAGTACCAACACCTTCTACATAATATTCTAAATTTTGAAACTGCGCCGGAGCAACTTCGCCACGAAACTGCACCTTTAATCCATTGGTAAGAGTTACACCATTTGGACTAGTGTAGTTTTTTGCTCCAACAATATCATTGGCATCGATAATTAATTCTTGCCCAGCGTCGACTAATTTAATTCTACCAAAAATTTCTGGGTTGGTTCCATCTTGATACCAAAGGGTATCAAGCACTGCTGTCAGTAAAGGAATTTGTTCAAAAAACCCTGAAGCATTTTTGTACCATTGAGTACTGGCATTGACGGTCCCGAATAGCACAGTAAATTTGCTAAGATTAGGAACCAATCGAATACTACCCAATTGCATGTAAGCATTACCTTGGTTATCAAGTACATACTGTATCTGCCACACACTATATCTCTGAGACTGATTAGTGATAGCGGTTGTTTGATCAAATAACTCTACATCATAACTGCCAGGAAATCCATTCAATGGATCAGGCTGATCAACCGGAGCAGTTCTAACCAATGGATCAAATTGAGTAGTAACTTCCCATCCACCGGCTTCAGCATCGGCAATAGTATTTGTAAAAACTATTGTTCGACCGTTGAGGTCGGAAATCCCGTCAATACCATTGGGGTACTGAGCAAAAAATTGATCTACATAAACATTGTTGATTTGATTGAATTTTAAATCTGTAACAAGATCAACTTCGCCGATGCTGGACAAAGAATAATAAAAATCTTGGGCAGATTTTAACGGCACATTAAATTGAACAGACCCTTGATCTTCGCCGTTGTTTATCACTCCTAAAACATCCCTACTGCTGATATTATTAGCATAAGGCATTTTACCATTAATTCCTGGTGCTGCTTGAATCCAGAAGTTGTTTCCAGGCTGATTAACATCAAACGTGTAATTGCCGCCGCGAACTAGCGTCAAGACTGGGTTTTCTCCGGCAATGTCGCTGAAGGTGTACCCGGTGTCAATGCGTGTTATTTCCCATGAATCTGTTAAGGCAATCGGGGTTCCAAAAATATCTACAGAATCCGGACCGGCAGGTAACCAGTAGTACTGATTGTAGTTTACAAACTTATCTAAATCGCAAAACGGATCCCAAGAATAGTATTGACTTTTAAACAGTCGATCTTGTCTGGTAGTATCTGCACCTTGTAAATTCAGTGCATCTAACATGCCAGGGTAAGTGATTGCGTCAATGGCACGAGTAGTTTCTGGCTGCAGAAAAATTACACCGGGTTCAAGCTGATAATCAGTACGGGCGGCTGTAGATTCGACTACGTAATTATCAGCAGGATTGACACCGGGTCCAACACGACGGCCCACATAACCTTGAGTACGTATCAAGTTAGGTTCTTGTGTCAACTGATCAAGCGTTGCTCCTAAGAACTTGCGATTGGTATCAGTTCTAAAAATCTCGGGTAGTAAATCAACTGTACGACGTGTTGCCATTATTAATATTCGCCTGTTTGACTAAGACTGCTGCCAAGACTGCTGACTGGATATAATCCCGATACAGGAGTCTGACTACGTATTGCACTTTGAGTAAGAGCATCGATTACTTCAACATCATTAACTGTTGCTGCACTGACAAAAATTTCATTAGGTGCAGAACGTATTTCATAAAGATCACCAAAACTCTTTAAAGGGTTCAGAGGTACCAGTACCACACTGCTGATAATAGATCCCAGTCTTTCATGTAAAAATGCTGCCAGCTCTGAGAAAAAGAAATTATCACCAAAATCCCATTTATCAATAGTAAAATAGTCGTTGATGTTGGCAATTACCTGGCTCTTGATTTCACTGATGCTAGCGGTTGTTTTTGGAGCACGCACTACCTTGATAGTTGCACGCAGTTCTGGTGCTGCCTTGGCACCAAACAAAGGCTTAAACACCACGCTGTTGAGAACCATATTGTCAGAAATCATTTTATAATCATTGAGTCCCGAATAAGCCAGACTCAGCTGACTGATCGACGGTGGCAGAGGTTCTGCCACCGTACCAGTTGAGTCCTTGATATAGTTCTGGTAGGCAGTATAGTATTCTTGATTAACTATGTACAAGTCAATGATATTGGTAGCGCCAGGATCAATTACATTAGTCAATGGACTATTATGTCGGTACTGAAAATATAAACTCTGTCGGCCTACACGACTTAAAAAGTCTAGTCTTGGATTGAGCACACGCTGTATTAATCCATTAACATTGGATATCACTAACTCATAAAATTCTTGAGACTGATAAGTGTAAAACAACTGTCCGTTGATAAATTCGTTTTTAACTAATTCAATAGAATCTTTAGTTGGATATGAAGCATTTATTATCCCAGCTGCTACAGGAAGATAAGTTTCAGTGTCATCAAAATCTGTTGTCAATTGCAAGAACACATATTTTGTTGTAGGATTAACTGTGGGCGCAACTATTTCGTCAAAGAAATCTGGATTATCAGCAACTCCGTCACTGTCAGAATCTCTGTAACTAACCACCACTTGATAATCGTCAACATAACCGTCGCTTTGTACAGGCTGTGCAATAATTTCCATAGTTATGTCACCCGGCAACGGTTCGTTGCTGTCAGGACGAGCATTCGTCTTTAATACTCTCACAAAGTCGCTGATTACTTTACCAGTACGACTGTCATAAACTTTTTCACTCCCGTCAAAGAAAAATCTAGTTTCAATAACGCTGGCAAAAATATAATCAAGACCCCGAGAAACCACAGTATAACTTTCTCCGTCTGTGACAAATTGTATCAACCAGGAAGCGTCAAGATTAATACCCTGAGTGTTTTGTGCATTTGCTAGACTAAACGGTGCATCGTTGGCAAGATTAGTGCTGGTTATGATATACCACGTGCTGTCGTTGTTGTCGTACCCTAGGCCGAAATCTCTAAACAATTCAACCTGCTGTAACATACTTTGTTCAAGTGTAGATGGCAAATCATCTACAAACTTAGGTATCACTTGCAATGCAAGGGCTCCAGTGGGGACAAAAGTATTAAGCACTACAGGGCCGGTGCCGTTATCGAGATTGCCGACACCCAAATTAGTTCCATCTAAAACCACTGCCGAAACTGTTGCCCAAAGTTCTAGTCTTTCGTCGGCTCTGACAGGAATCCCGGCCACCAAACGATTGTTGGCGTCAAAAAAGTAACCAGCTGGCGGAACAAATTTAATTAATGCACCTCGCTCGATGTACTTGGCATTGTTGCTGGCATAGACGCCAATGGGCTGCGGAGCTTGATTGAGAGTATTATAAAAATATCCAGTGGTCTCGTTGACCAGTGTTGTACTCTGCTGCCATGCCAAATTTAAAATCTGCAGACTTGGACGGTTAAAATTGGCATAATAGAACTGCAACATACTGCGGCTGCTCAACAACGGCTCAATAGAATTAGTAATGACGTCAACAATGTCATTGCGATTTACCCAGTCAAATTCAAAACTAGGCAAGAGATTTTCTCTGTATAAAACGCCGTCACTGCTAAAAATGTTAGTGGAAGAATACTTGCCAGTAACGTCATTGAGATCAATGTATCTACTAGTTCCTGTGGCACTGCGAGCCACTGCTTTGCTTTTAATAATGTTGTTGTATTGAGTGAACGGAAAATTATTGTAATCTTCGCCGTTGACCATTCTATTTTGTGTGTAGTAACGAGCAGGCGCACGTTGCTTGATTTCTTCAATTGTTTCGCGAGGCTGTGCATTACTGACAGGGTTAGTAATACCGCAGTTAAAAGTAATAGTTTCTAATCGACCCACACGACTAATGTAACTGATTGGAATCAAAATACTCTGCATTTCTTCAGGATTGATAATATACTGTAATCCGTTAGAAGCTCGAACATAACTTCGAAATATTCCCACCGGTACTTCGGCAAATACGCCGTCGCCAAATGTCAATGTGATTTGATCGTTGGCTCGGCTAGTAATTGAATAAATTTTTCTCTGCTCTGGCGATAGCTGTTCAACTGCAGCAGCATAGATGCTTTCACGATACAGCCATTCGCTTTCAATCGAGCCTACATTGTCTAATTTGTAAAGCCAGTAATCTTCGTTGTTAACACCTTCAATATTGATGTTGACAGTACGATTTGGAATAGCTTCTGCTAAGTTAAAGTCCTGGTTTTGCAAGATACCTTGCTTGAATAAAAAGAAATAGCCAGTGTTGTCGCTGCCGAAACCCAACTGATCATTGCGGTACAGTACATTAAAAATTCCACTAGGGCGCGGTGCCGGTTCGTAGACATAATCACGACCCTGACTGGTGCTACTGACCGCTTCAAAAGGCATGCTGACTCCATCAACAATGCTGTTATATCCCACAATAGGCAGGAATCCTGGTACCAAATTTAAAGCATATTCTTCGGTTCTTACTCCTAAAATGTCTTGACTGTTACCAGGACGACCAAATTTTTGACTGTCGACCATGGCTGCATTGACAATGTAAGTAAATTGCTCGAGCCAGTTGGGATTAGTGGGATCATTCCAGTTGACCGTGACATTGGACAAGTTAATACCGTTAAAGTCAGTGATATCTTCGGTTGTTGTTACTGAAAAAACTTTAAGAAATCCTTGCGCTGCTTGATTGCGTTTGGGAGTATAACTCACCAAGTTGGCTAAGCGCACAACACTGTCTCGGCGTTCTGCGGTATCTAGGAAGTTTTCACGTGCATTAAGATCATTACGGAAGGCCAAGGCCTGGCCCATAAATGCCATAACATCCAGAAGAGCAATAAATTCAGAACTTTCGATGTAGTCGTTAAAAGTTTCTGGATAGTAAAGACGTAGATAATCAACAAAACTCTTGCGTAAGGTTTCAAAGTCGTAACTTTGGAAATCAGCCTCTCTATAGGTCTGATATAGACGCTTCCAGTCTTCTACTCCGAATATTGCTGTTTGTCTCGTAGTCTTGGCCATAATGTCTCGCTGTTCTTGTATTTATCGACAGAAATATCATGGTACTTTTAGATGAAGTTGGCGCTTTGAGTTTCAGGGTCTAAAAATAACGAAAGACGCTGTGCTTCAGTGCTGGGCACAACTTGAATTGTCATTTCTATGCGTAGACCGTTGTCTTGGGGATAAACCTCGGCATTGGCTACATATAATCTGGGATCTTGTGTGGCTACCCGTTGAATTTCGTTTAAAAGAGCAGTTTCCATTTCTGGACTCTGATTTTCAAAAATAAAGCTCCAGAGAGTAGTTCCGTACCCAGGCAATCCCGGCATTTCTCCTTGTCTGATGTTTAGTGCGTTAAGAAAATCTCGTTTGACTAATTCAAAATCCACTAGAGTGAATTTTTTATTTTGATTTATTGTGTTGAATCCAATGAAAGTAGCCATGCTATATTTAACCTTGTTATATTGTTACTCTACTCAGTGCAGCAGCACCTACATTGTTGCCAACAGCAGCTGATATATTTTGTGCTTCTGCCTCTGACTTGCCTTCTTTGCGAGCTTGTAAATACGCAGCAACTCTTGCGTCCTGCTGTTCGGCACGTATATCAATTACTGTGGTTCTATCCTTGGGTGTAAACTCCGGAGCAGGAACCTTAGGATTATCAATAACATTAACCACCGCAGAGTTCACTACGTTTCTGCTGACAGTTTGTGTAACACCTGTAATGGCAGCAATAATTCCACCAAAATTGCCTAGTCCTAACTTGGTAGTAACCACACTAATAGCCTGTTGAGCATTTTTTGACAGTGCATTTATTTGATTTACAATCTGTTGATTGGCTTGACCACCGACCCACTGAGTTACTGCCCCAGGACCAAATTTTACCGTCGACTGAATCAACGGTGCTACAGTGTTTACTGGCTCAAGTCCTTTGAGTACTCCAGTTTTTTGCAATTGAACATATCCTTGTCTCATGAGATCCTGTTGTATGAGTCCTTGTAAGTTAACATTGTCAAGAATACCGTTGATATTTGTAACGTTGCTCTTACCGGTCCATACTGCAGGGCTAGTCAAAACTGCATTAAGACTGTTGGCATTGCCAAGATACTTGGATACTGTACCAGGTTTAAGGAATCCCAGTTGTTCCAATTGTATGGGTGCTAGCCCAAATTTTCCAATACCTTTATCCACACTGAATGTATTAAAACTTTGACCCACACTGGCTGCTGCGCTGCTCATCAGCCCAGTAACTTCTTTAGTTGACAAATTCCCAATCCCAGATACAGCAGGAGTTTCTTTTAAGACCTGAGCAGGATTAACCGGAACAGTAACTGGTTCGGTTGCTAGTTTTGCTACTGCAGTTGTGGAAGTAGACGGCGGTTCCACTGATGCAGCAGTGGTAGGTGTTGCTGATGCGGTCGTGGCTACAGTGCTGCCGCCTTCGTCAAGTGAAACTCTTGCTTCGACTCCACGGTTATGATACGGATATGGTTCGTGAGTAGGTGCTCTGGTTACGATTGTGGTTAATTTTCCTTCTTCTACTTTCCATCCTACTTGATCCTGAAATATAGTATCAGGTAATTCTAAATCATCAATAAGTGTAGGCTTAGATACCTTTCCTGGGCCGCTTCCGCCGTTGAGATCGATAGTACCACCTTTAAAGTTCAAGGAGCCGCCACCATCCCAGCCGCCACCTTCACTTTTCAGTCCTAAAGACCCTTCGCTTGATAAGCCGGCGCCGGCCTTGCCATAAAGATTTAATTGTCCAGTTGCAGCAACATCTAAGTCTTTATCGCTGTTGATTTTAACTGTTTTGCTCTTGATGTTAATACTTTCGCCGGCATACATGTTGATGTTCTTGTCGGCATGTAAATTAATTTCTCCTTCGGTTCTCACGTTAACTGAATTGGTAGAGTACACATCTACAGTACCTTCAGTTCCTAGTTCAATCCAACTCTGTCCGTTGGCATGTATAATGTAAAAGCAGTCGCCATCATCACTCATGGTAATCTGATGACCTTTGCTGGTACGAATTCTAATTAAGTTATCAAAGCCCTGGAGATCACCGTCGTCCATGACAATGCTGTGCCCACCTCGACGAGAGATGATTTTAACATCTTCTAGACGTTTGGCATCACTGTTGGTTTTGTCAACAATGTTTTCTTTGTTCTCATTTAATCCGGCCTGGTATACCGGGCGTCCAGGCGTGCTGATTCCATACACTGAGCTGGGGCTTTCTCTTTGACTGTTGCTGGTAATTGGGCCGCGAACAGTGTCGTCGATCAAGCCTTGTTGCAGCATGATACCAGCCACATACGAGTGTACCGGTTTCTTCTGATCAAAGAATCTAGGATTCTTATCAATCTCTTCGTTTTCCACATTGATTTCGGTTACCGGCAACTGCTTGGCATTACTAAAATAACTTTTGTCTTTGCTGTCACCGAGATCGAAATTCTTGCTGGCACCAATAGCCGGAATCATGTGATTTACACTGGCATCCGGAATACAACCAATGTAGTATCCTTGGTTGGGATCTCCAGCAACAAAAAAACAAATTACCAAAGTACCAATGTCAGGAGGAGTAAACCACATGCCGTAGCTTTGTGGATTGCCGACATAATCACCTGTCCCGGTATCTGTGCCCGACTGCATGACAGAACCGTAAAACGGCGGTACATAACTGACTGTGCGCCAAAGACTCTTATTATCGGGATCTTCGCCACCGAACTGTTCGATATAGACCTGCAATCTACCAGATCTATTGCTGTCAACGTTATTCTTAACTTCCCCTACAAACGGACCAAATTCTGCTGGATTGCCACCTCGGTCAAATTTATAACCTTGGCCGCGACCTCGACTGCGTTGAATATTATTTGCCATTATGGTTCCCTACTAACAATTTGTGGTGCCCGAGGTACTGCGGCGCCTTGTTGTGCTGCTGGACTTGTAGTGCTGACAACAGAGCCAGCGCCGGCTGCTTCAATCTGCGGAGCAAATTGTTGTATAGTTTCAATGCGACTTTGCTGTTGAGCTGTAGTCAGTGCTTGTTGTGCTATCAACTCTCGCTGGCGTGGTGATATTGAGCCATTGTTATTTTGATTAGCTTGTGCTGTTAGTTTAGCTGTTTCAGACACAACAAGTTCTTGTTCCCTGGCTTGTTGTGCTTGACGGAATGCAGCGGCTCCTGCAGGATCTCGTTCACGAAATGTTGCTTCGCTAAACTGTGCTGTTAGGTTAGTCGTTACCCGAGTTCCACCAGACTGAGCATTAGTATTGTTAGCGGCTGCTGCTGTACCCACTGGCTGTCCACTGCTGGTAGGAGCTCCGGCTGGAGCTACAGGGGCCGGAGCAGCTGGATTTTGTCCAGCCGGAGGTGTAGTAGTAGATGACGGTTGTCCTGGTGCAGATGTAGATTGTGTTAATATATTTGCAGGGCCTCGAGCAGCATTGGCTTTGTCGAGATTTGCCAATAATCTTTCAGTTTCTTTTTCAGTTTCAACATATTGTGCATCAACATCATCGTTGGCTTTGATTGCACTGCGGGGGAAAGTTACTAGTACTCCTTCGAGATCCTGTGTAAATCTACCGTTGGCAAATGTACTGACCACACTGATTGCACGATAAATGTAGCTTTGACTTGCCAGCCCGTTACCGCCATCCCCAGTGACATATCTGTTGGCTCCAAGATAAGCACTGCTGACTTCCATGCGCCCAGATTGTAAATTATAATCCACTGGCTTGTTGAAACCTATTTCAAACAATGGTTCTTGTATTTCGGTATTGATAGTTCCGTCGGGGAAAAAAGGAGCTTGCGCATCTGCTACATCGGTGGCACCAAACCACAGTTCATTTTGGTGTATCCATGCTGGGTCACCCAATATTGATAACTTGGCTCTAGCCAAGTCACTAGGGCTATACAATTGATCTGCTGCATTGGCACCAGCATCATTGGTTTTTCCTGGCAGACCTTGGCTGCTTTCGTTACTGGTAGTTTGATAAGCACGTTTGGCGTCCTCACGAAAATCCAGTGACAACGACGGCAGCGACTGGCCGCTGTTAATTACAAGGTAATAAAGATAATTAAAATCTTGTTCATAACTTAGCACTTCAGAATTGAGACCTGTGTACCAGTACAGATATTTTTTATGTGTTCCTTTAAACTTTGTAGTAGGAAAATAAGGACCTTTAACTTCGTTCACTTGATAAGGACTCACAATGTAAGTGATCTTATAAGCATAATCTCTTCGCTTGGGATCGTATTTTATAGGTTCTGTTTTAAGGCCAATTCGATACCAGTTTATACCTTGTCCAGTATCTACTACGTCTGTTTCGACTTCGGTGCCGTCGACAGTGACAAGTTTTAGCTGCTGATCATATATGTACTTGCTGTTGCGTATAGTCTGATCTAAGAATTGAATTATACTAGTACCAGCTGTGGCACTAACAGTCTTGGAATTAGCAGCACCAGTTTGTACTGCACCGTTAACCTGTTGATTGGCTGTTGTTGGTTGCAAGGTTGCGCCTTGAGATTGCGGAGCACCGCCTGGCGGCAAGAGGGAAGCATTTTCGATTGCAGAATCTGTAAATATAATATCGTAAACATCGGCTACAGTAAACGGGGGTTCTCCAACAGCATCAGAAGATGCACCTATTAATTTTTCTTGGTACTGATTTAAGGCCTGGACCAATCCCGACACAATAGTTGGCTGCGGTGCTGTTGTGGCTTTGGGTGGTGCTTTTGGTGTTGCTGGGCCAGCTACCGGAGCTTCGGTTTTATAACCGGCATCGCCGCGCAGAACGTCTCGCAAAGTTGGTGCATTTACTTCCAGGTTGTAGGGAATAATTCCGCGCATCTGGCCGGTTGCAATAGTATTAGCTACGCACTGTGCAGAACATTCGTATTCGGTTAATTTATTGGCAATACGAAACTTTATTCCAGTAAACTGAAAAGGAATCCACCGTTCGACCGTGGCGCTGCTTCCAGCAGCGGTTTCAAGTCCTTGTGCCAGTACCATTTTACCAGTTTCGTCGTAACCGTAAAATTTAATCAACATCAAAAAATTTTGCGAAGCGTAGTTTTGTTTTTTTCCTATGTAAGCCTGTGTTGCAGCATACAAGTTATCTAAAAACGTAATCCCATTGGGTTCAATAATTTTAAAATTAAGTGTTGTGTTGGAATGCGGACTTCTAGTCCCTTTACCGGGTTGCATGGTTGTTAATTTTACGTCGTTAATATAAAAATCCAATGGAAAAAATTGGTTACGTCCGGCGGAAGCATCAGCCTGCGTCTGCGAAGTCACTCCGGTAACTCCAACATTTCCTCCTGCAGGACCGGTACCATCTGGAGAAGTATTAGGTGCTCCGCCGCTGCTGATCAATAATTGAGACCCGGGAATTTTGAATTTCTTGGTACGTACTATTTGATTATAATCATCAGGAGACATTATGTAAATGCTGATGTTATAGGTATAAGATGCATACTGAGATAAAATGTTGTCTTGTGGAATGATTCTTTCTAAGTTGCTGTCGCGAACCGCGCGAGATACCTGGGACTGAACAGTGTTGTCGTCTTTGGCTGAATTAGCAGGATTTCTTGTTGCTGCGTTGGTGCCTACGTTAATATTGGGCACAAACGGTACTGGTAGGGAATTAGCCATTGTGCTAGAATCCTAGTATTGTTTGTAGGGTTGTTATTTTTGGAAGATAAATCGAACGTCCTGCTTCAAAGTCCCAGGGAGGAGCAGTTAAGGTATTGGGATTACGCTGATAAAATACCCACCATAAACCGGATTCTTTATACAAGTCATAGGCCAGTAGATCAGGTCTATATTGATAAGTTTGTGTTATTTCAAACAATGTATCATCTTGCTCCTTGGGTAGAGGACGATCAGTCATGACATCCAAGTAAAACTGCACGTAGTTTGTTAAGAAATACGGACTAGTTGTGTTGTAAGTGGCCATTTACCAAAAACCTCTCTGAACCAATGAACCATTGGCAAAATTTTCCATACTAAACTGTCGACTAACTTGTGAACGTGTCTGCATTGGCAATAGTGTAATTTTTATATCCATTTTAGTTGGAACATAAGTGGGTTGCGCTCGTCCTAAATTTACCGGCGGTGGGGGAGGACGTACTCCGCCTGGTGCCAAACCTGCAGCAGACATTCTGCTGTTGGATGGATTACCGCCACTGACAGTAGTAGTCTGTCGGTCTCGGCGTTGCAGTAGATTTGTACCATCAATGTTAGGTGCGCCAGCACGAATGTAATCTACATCGGCTGGCAAGCTATAATCAAACATTTGTACCACACAGGGGTTTAGATTGAATTGAAAATCGCCATAACCTTGTAAGAACACCAACGGGGGAGGGCTACCTCTAAAGGCATCCTGCTGTCCATAGAACATTTTGGTCACGCTTTTAAAAAACTGTATTACTGCCAACAAATAAGCTGCTTCATTTGAGTCTTGCGCAGTGAATGTACCTTGTATGTTTAGTTCTCCTACATGACTTCCTTGATAAAAGTAACCGCGATAGTTACTGTGTGTAAGATCGTAGCTGTTGTATTGAGCTGTGTAATTTGTGGTGATAGTGGGCGTATAAGGAAATATTACCCCGTCTGTCACTTGCAATGGTTGTAGAATGCCAGGTTCTGGGGCATTATAGAGATAGTCGCTACCAGGAGCCAATCGCAGTTTAAGTCTCCAGTCACCGCTGGCTGCTTGAGACTTTTGTGCTTGCAATCTTGCCTGTGCTCGAGCGTTGTCTTGAGTATTTTTCTGCTGTACTGCTCGTGCAGTTGGTAACGACGAAATGGCCAAAGGCGATACTGGTGCAACATTTACCTGTCTAATACCTGTAGCAGCACCACCAGCATTATTAACAAATTGCGGTTGCGTAGTTGCTGTTGGTGTTTGAGGATTGGGAGGATTTGTTGCTACTGACGGACTTCCGGCATTTACTAATTGTGTAAATGTCGGAAGTGCGGTAACTGCACTAGCAGAAATACCAGTTTTATTTTGGGCGCCGCGTACTGCGCGATCATAGGCCTGGCGTGTCTTGGGACTATTATTCCAAGACTGGTAAAAAAAATCTACAAAATTCTGCTGTTGTTGCGCCGTGGCCATAGTGTCAGTATCCTATGCATTATTTATCGAAGGAAAAAACGGCTAAGTTTATAAAAATATTCGTTGTTTTTTGACAACAACGTGCTATAATAAGTAATCTATCAGGAGACAGATGTTGTCTACAACAATTCCGCCAACCCCCAAGGCAGTGCCCGTAAAAGCGCCTGGACGAGTTAATTATCTCAACAATCGAGATTTACTAAAGCAAATTCATCTAAGCAAAAATACTTATTGCTCTTTTCGCGATCCAAAACTGGATCACCAATACGATATTATTTTACCGTCTTTGGATAAAATCAATCAACGTACCATTGCCGAAGCCAGGCGCAATCGTGCCGATCGCATCAAGAGAGAAACAGGCGAAATTGTCAACGACAAAAAGATACCTAACACAGATCTGGTGTTTAGAATCACTTGCTGGGATCACATACCGTGGGCACCCAAAAAAGAACCCAAACCGGTGGGTAAAAAGAAACAACTCAAAGACATGCTGGAGTTAGAAGATCCGGTAGAAGATCCCTTGGCCGGAATTGTGGATGAAATTGTGTTGGATCCCACGCATGTGCGTGTAAACTTTCCTCCTTTTTATCACTATCGCATAACCGAAGACAAGGAGTCGTTTCTTGTGGGCAAGAGCCACTGGAAAGGAGACTTAGAAACAGGCGAATATTCTAGAGATCACGGTGACATGACAGCTGAATTGGCTAGAATGTTTTTGAAGCTGTGCGAACGTTATGCTACCAGAAGCAACTGGCGTGGCTACACCTACAACGAAGAAATGCGTGGACAAGCTCTACTGCAGCTAAGTCAGATTGGTTTGCAGTTTGACGAAAGCAAGAGCCAAAATCCTTTTGCTTACTATACTGCTGCTATTACCAATAGCTTTACTCGTATCCTAAATATCGAAAAGAAAATGCAGAACATTCGCGACGATATTTTGGAAATGAACGGACTTAATCCTTCGTGGACTCGCCAGAATTCAGGAAAACCGCATCAACAACCAGGACCTGTCACTGTACTTGATCCAGCTGATTTCCAAGCTGACGAAGACGCTCGACAATAGACTCTAACTGATTGACTATCGGAATGTACAATTGTTATAATTGTACAATTCCTGATATCTGTCATTAAAGGACACAATGAGTAATCTGTTTAAAAAAGCAGCAGTTTGCACCGATATACACTTTGGTCTCAAGAGCAACAGTCTGCTGCACAATCAAGACTGCGAACAATTCGTCGACTGGTTTATTGCCACTGCCCGAGCGAACGGTTGCGAAACTGGCATGTTTCTGGGCGACTGGCATCATCATAGAGCCAGTATCAATTTACAGACATTAAACTTCAGCTTGCGAGCTTTAGAAAAGCTGTCGGCTGCATTTGATCGATTCTATTTTATCCCTGGCAACCACGATCTCTACTACCGAGACCGGCGCGACATCCACGGTGCCGAATGGGCACGACACTTGCCCAATATTGAAATTGTCAACGACTGGTTTCAGGAAGGCGATGTCATAATTGCTCCGTGGTTGGTGGGCGACGATTACAAGCGCATTCCGAAGTTATCGTCCAAGTATGTGTTTGGACATTTTGAATTACCGCATTTTAAAATGAATGCCATGGTGGAAATGCCCGATCACGGCGAAGTCAAAATAGACAGTTTCGGCGGCATTGAATCAGTATTCAGTGGACACTTTCATCTGCGTCAGCAAAAGAAAAACATCAACTACATCGGCAACTGCTTTCCGCACAACTTTGCCGACGCCGGCGATGACGCACGTGGCATGATGGTGCTGGACTGGGGATCGGAGCCGGTGTATCATGCTTGGCCGGGACAACCTCTGTATCGAGTTTACGGGTTGAGTCAGGTGATTGATAATGCAGCCAATCTATTAGCGCCTGGCATGCATGTTCGTGTGCAGCTGGACATTGAGATCAGTTACGAAGAAGCCAATTTTATCAAGGAAACATTCGTCAAAGACTACCAACTGAGAGAAATGGCCTTGATACCCAACAAAAATGCTGCGGTTGACACCGACATGGCCCCGGGCGAGATCAAGTTTGAAAGTGTGGATCAGATTGTAACGGATCAAATCACTGCCATCGAAAGCGAGTTTTACGATCCAAAACTCCTGTTGAAAATATACCAGAACCTATGATTAATATAAAGAATTTGACAGTACGAAATTTTATGAGCGTGGGCAATGCTACGCAGGGCCTCGACTTCGATCGTCGTGATCTTACTTTGGTTCTAGGAGAAAACTTAGACCTAGGCGGTGATGGCAGTAGAAACGGCACAGGCAAAACCACAATCATCAATGCACTCAGCTATGCTCTTTATGGACAAGCTCTAAGCAATATCAGAAAGGACAATCTTGTTAACAAGACCAACGGCAAAAACATGCTGGTCAGCCTGGACTTTGCTGTGGGTGGCCAAGAATATCGAATCGAACGTGGTCGTAAACCCAATGTGTTAAAATTCTATGTGAATCATAGAGAACAAGAGATCGTCGATGACTCGCAAGGCGACAGTCGAGAAACACAAAATGCCATTGAACATACCCTGGGTCTCAGTCACGACATGTTCAAGCATATCTTGGCTCTCAACACTTACACTGAACCGTTTCTCAGTTTGAAAGCCAACGAACAACGTACTCTAATCGAGCAACTGCTGGGCATTACCTTGTTAAGCGAACGTGCTGATCGTATCAAAGAACTGAACAAGACTACCAAGGATGGAATACAACAAGAAGAATTTCGTATACGTGCTGTGCAAGAAGCCAACAAGCGAATTGAAGAACAGATCGAAAGCTTGTACAAGCGCCAGCGCATGTGGACTGCCAAACGCAACGAAGATGTTGAAAAACTCAACTTGGGTATCTCTAGTCTAGAACACATTGACATTGATGCCGAAGTTGCTGCGCACCGCGAACTGGAACAATTTCACGCCAAGAAAAAATCCATCGACGAACATACCCGCTGGATCAGAAGTATTGAAAGTGATGATGCCAAATTGGAAAAGTTGGTTGTCAAACTCAAAGCAGAGATTGCTGCATTAGATGCGCATCAATGCTATGCGTGTGGACAAGGCATACATGACCACAAACAAGACGAAATTCGCAGCAGCAAGCAGGCTTCGTTGCAAGAAACTGCGCTGCAATTGCTGGCCAACAACACACAACACATGGAACACGAAAACGAGTTAGATGACCTTGGTGACCTAGGTACAGCGCCAAGTGTTTTTTACGATACATTAGAAGATGCACTCGACCATCGCAACAGCTTGGAAAGCTTGAGAAAAGAACTAGCTACCAGAAGTCAGGATTCAGATCCTTATGCTGAACAGATCGAAGATATGCAGCAACAGGCCTTACAGGAAGTCAGCTACGACCACATGAACGATTTGACAAGACTACAAGAGCATCAAGAGTTCTTGCTCAAGTTGTTGACCAGCAAAGACAGTTTTATTCGCAAAAAGATTATCGAACAAAATCTCAGCTATCTCAATTCAAGACTCACACATTACCTGGATCGCATTGGATTGCCGCATACAGTGGTGTTTCAAAACGATCTCACTGTCAGCATCGAAGAACTGGGCAGAGAATTGGATTTTGACAATTTGAGCCGTGGCGAGCGTAATCGATTAATCTTGAGCATGAGTTGGGCATTCAGAGATGTGTTTGAAAGCCTATACCAGCCCATCAACTTGTTGTTCATTGATGAAATGATTGACAACGGACTAGACACACAAGGTGTTGAAAACAGCTTGGCCTTGCTGAAACAAATGAGCCGAGAACGACACAAAAGCATCTGGTTGGTCAGTCACAGAGACGAGCTGGCCGGACGTGTAGAAAATATTCTACGTGTTGTCAAAGAGAACGGATTTACCAGTTATAATACCGATGTTGACATTGCTTGATACTGTACGAGTTTTGCATTTAGAGCCTACTGATGTATGTCAGGCGGCATGCCCGTTGTGCGCAAGAGAAACTGATATCAATTTTGACAAAGATAAACATCATTATCTAACAGAAGAGTCTATCAGGCAGTTGCTTGGCGAATTGACAATATCTCAGTTAGACAAAATGTTCATGTGCGGTAACTACGGCGATCCAGCTGCTAATCGACAATCAGTTGACATCTTTTCATATTTTAGAAGTATTAATCCCGATATTGTGCTGGGGATGAACACCAATGGTGGCTTACAAAATACTCGTTGGTGGAAAGATCTAGCAGATATTTTAAACCAACCGCAAGACTATGTAGTGTTCAGCATTGACGGGCTAGAAGATACCAATCATATCTACCGTCGTAATGTCAACTGGGATCTGGTTATGAAAAATGCAGAGGCATTTATTCAAGCCGGCGGGTCAGCACATTGGGATATGTTGGTTTACAAACACAACGAACATCAGGTCAACGACTGCGAGCGCCTGGCTCGCAAAATGGGTTTTACTTGGTTTCGTGCAAAAGTCAGCAAGCGCCAGTCTACCGTTGATTGGCTATTGCCGCCAAAGAGCTGGACGCGACCAGCAGCCGATTTGGGCCCAATCAATTGTTTCAGAAACAACGACCAAAGTTTATATCTCAGTGCCCAAGGAGTACTACATCCTTGCTGTTGGCTTGGCACTGGAAAAGAAACAATCGACAATTTTGATCAAATACAAGCCAACTGGAATACTGATAAATGTAACCCTGTATGCAAACAAACTTGCAGCACTGTTAACAATCAATCAAATTTTACCAATCAATGGCAAAGAAATATACAATTTACAAATTGATTTTTTACTTAAAAGAAAGAATCTATAAAAATGTATTTCATTATAAGGCAACAGATAAGTATGTACCATGACATGGTATTATCAAGGAACTGCTGTAAATGAATTACCCGACGATTGTGTGGGGTTTGTTTACCTGATTACTAATAATGCCAATGGCAAAATGTATGTGGGCAAGAAGCTCGCAAAGTTTGCAAAGACCACCTATCGTGTAGTAAAATTAAAGAACGGCAACAAAAAACGTAAAAAAATTAAAACTAAAATAGATTCAGACTGGCAACAATACTGGGGATCATCTCCTAATCTCACAGAAGACATCAATCAGCAAGGCACAGGCAATTTCCATCGCGAAATATTATACTACTGTCGATCAAGATCCGAATGCTCGTACATAGAAGCCCGCGAACAATTTGCGCGGCGAGTACTGGAATCAGATGACTACTACAACGGTCATATTCAGGTACGTGTACATGGATCACATATAAAAAACAAACTGTAATACTCAGGCAACGCTACAGCAGTTTATTGACCAGCACCAGTCTACATCGGGTGCCCTAAACCTGGACGAGAGTCACAGGGACGGAAGTCTTCGCGCTGCACGAAGCACTCAATCACTACCCGAAAGGATGAAGATCGCTTTGTAAGCCCTGCGATTTGATTGTTTGAAAAAGATATAAAAGGCAAAAAGAGAGGAGAAAAACCTCAGGTTTGCACATACGACAGCGTGTGTGTTGCAGACTACCGTTGTATATTAAGACGGAACGAGCAGGTACCGGACAACCGCCTGTGTTAGATATCATGTTGATATCTTGTAGTTCTAACGCTAGTGTGGTAGTAAGAGCTCAGATGAGGTCACCATTTCTTAACCCTGTGTGGGTTAAGTGTGGCCGTTGAGTCTAGATGAGATATCTTAAATGCTTTAAAAAAATGTTGATGAGCGGTAGCGAAATCAACAGAACTTCGCAGAAGTTCTTACTCATACAGTACAATAATCTATAAGTAAAAACACTATGCAAATCATTGTTAACGAATATCTCACATGGGAACGTGCTCTACTACCGGATGGTGTTCCTGAGTCAATGTGTCCTGCTCCAATACAGCTTCAAGAATCAAGACCAGAGTGGTTTCGTCATTTACCTGGTAATCTAAGACATGCTCAATTGCCTACGCAAACGTCAGATGATGTCAACATGTTGAGTGCTCACGGCTGGCGCAGTGTTAAATTCTGTGAGGGCATTAAAGGTGTAAGGAAGTTAGGTTATACTATGCCAATTAAACATTCATTAGACAACTGGCGCCATATGGACACTAAACCCAAGGGCTGGGCTGAAGCATATCTTCATCCAGAAATGCTGCACGGTACCTGTTGGGCAGCCAACGATGGTGCAGGAAATTACGAATGGTCCTTTAAGATAATGGGTTTTCCTTGGCGTGCAAAAATGCCAAAGGGGTGGAGACTTCTGGTGCAAGCACATCCCTTGCAGTGGAGTAGAGATTGGTTTTGTTTCAGTGGTTGCGTTGATGCCAATTATCAACTGTCGCCAGACGGACACAACATTGGCAGTTTTTGGGCCTGGGAAGAAACAATCGACACTGCGTATAATTATTTTAATGTTGAAACAGTGGTGGCTCTTACTACCAAAGGTGGGTTATTTGCAGAGGTTGTGCCGGCAGAAACATTTTTGTTTAGTCTACTGCCAGTATACGATCCAGACTATGTGGCTTCTGAATTTAAGGGATATCCCCAATTCACCTAGAGTTGATCGGGCCAATCCCTAAACAGAGCGTGTTGTATGTCACCAGCAACAAACTGATTGAAACTCTTGTGCTTGTTTTCTAGTTCGCCTTCTAATGGAGCAACACGTTTAAATGCACTATCCATCTGTGCCATGTCCCGGAACTCCATGAGTATCATCCATTCGGGCATGTCGGCAATGCTGCGAAATCCCATCTTACATCTAGTGATTCTATAGCTTTCCATACGTCCTTCTGAAACCAGATGATCAAAGAATGCTCGCATGCCTGTGACCCATTCTAGATCTGATATGTCACCTTCTTTGTTTGCCCAGATTGTGTAGATGTCCATAATTATTCCATAGGTCCTAAAATTTCAAATCCTTCAATTTCTTGTTTGTATAAATGTGCTTGTTCTAAGTAAAGATAACGAAAACCTCTTTCTCTGTAAACAGCACACTCGGTCTTTAGCGTTTCAATTCCTAGACGCTGTCTAGGATTATGATAAGTCCATGCAAATTGATCGCATAAGGCATTGTGTTCATCAAATCGACGTATCAAGCTCCAAGCCACTAATCGATCCTGATCGTAGTAACCAATGACATCGGCCATGGGATCTAAAAATCTGCTGACAAACATTGGCATAACAGATCCAAAGTGTTTGTATATGCAGTAAGTTCTATAAATTTCCAACAGTCTTTCCTGTATAGCAGGATCATTGGTATCTAGATAAGCCCATTGTACTGCAGGCTGATAACTGTTTTTTGAAAGATCTACTCTGGCAAATTGATAAGTCACAGTCTAGGGTCCTCGCGGCCAGCAAACAGTACCTGTAGATAATCCTCTGGCCATCCGTTGTAAAATCCTTTTTCTGCTAGTAAACGAGCATGAGAATTAAGCTTTCCTAAACTTTGTAAAAAGCAAATAGCATAAGTTCCTTGATTCATTGTAACACCATTGACTGTTTCTATATCTGCAGGATGATCCGCTAAGGCAAACATATCTTTATTTTTTAAATGCCAAGCATTTAGATTATCTACCATTTCGTTAAATTCTTCTGCTGAAAACCGAGCTCTGTCGTAGACGTAAGCAATTACATCGTAGTGCTCCATCTGCTGAAATGCACCATCAGATATGGGATTTATTTGTCCAACACGTATATCAAACTTGTTGTCAATTCTGGCTTTTCTAGCATAAGGACACGGTGCCCAGCCGTTTAACAAAGGATTGGACTTTTCTACAAAATCCATTGCCCACTGTGTTATATCTGCTTTGACTTGATTGATGTCCATGATGTTTAAAAAAATGGTAATCCGCTTTTCTTTGTTGTTTCTAAATTTTCTTTAATGAGCTGACTAATCAGCTCACGTTCTTTGATACTGAGATGCATGGCTTCGCTGTAAGTTAATCCACCACGCATGTACCAACACAATTTCAATATTTCTCCACGTAACGAAACAGCCTCCTGCTCCATGCGATCGATCATTTTGACGATCTGGTCAGAGTCTGAAATCAGGAGGCGGACACGAAAAAATTAGACATATCCAAGGTAAATGCCTGCTGATATTGGTGGCTGCAGGACGGACAAGTAATGGTCAACGGTTGCAGTTCACTTTCTTCGCGATTTTTGATTACTTTATCTCTAATGGTATTGAACATGTTTCTGTCGCAGTTGTTGATAAACTCTTCGATGTGATTTTGATCTTGAACAACACCGTTTGGAGTTCTAATCTCTACTATACTCTGCGAAATTGCCTTGACAGTGATGCCCACTAGTTTTTTCATCATGTCATTGAGCTGTGTGACTTTTTCAGTCTCGGGGATGTTTTCGTTGGCATTTACTGACTGTAGAATTCTCTGCTGTTCGTATTGGAACAAGCTGTTGTCAGTCATTTCTCTGTAGTTCAAAGGTCTAAAATAAAAAGTCAGATCATTTTGCACAAACTCTTTGTCAAAGTTGCTGGATTTTAAATTGTCAATTATAGTGCGCAAATCCAAATCAAATTGATGTTCTTCGCTGCAGTTTGGACACGTGGATTCGATTTCCATATTGTGACCGTAACTGGCGATTCTAATAGCAACCAACAGAGCATCTAAGTCGATACTAGGACAAGCCCAAGCATCGACAATGTTAGGACAACAGCTTTGAATAACACCTGTCACAGCTTCGCCATTAAACAGCGCATCTGGAGTACGATAAACCAGTTCGTCGATGGCAGTCATTGGCAAAATTGGCATTTCTCCGTTGACCGGTAAGTTTAACGAACCAGGGCGCCAGCCTTTTCCGCCGCTGGGTAAACGAACATAGATCGAAGGTTGACGAAAAAACTTTGACAGTGGATTGGAATTCATGAAAAATCCTTAGGTAAATATATCTGTATACTTACCGCGGAATATATGGCTGATCCAAATAATTCAGATGAACTAAATGCTAAAATCGACGAGCTTATTCGGTCTTTGTCGGCGTTAACCGACAGCGTTCGAAAATCCTCAGAAGCGTCAGTATCTGCTGCAGAAGCAGCCGGTAAAGCGGCTACAGCCGCGGGTAAAGCAGCCACAAATGCCGGTAAATCAGCCTCGACGATCAATAAAACATCCTCTGCAAATAATACGCAAGATAACACAAAAAAAGTTGCTACTTCTTTAGCTGGAGAAATTGCAAATCAGATTCAAAAAGCTGCTGCTGTTTACGGAACTAAGCAAGCTCGCACAGCAGCATCAACAGCGAAAAAATCGTCAGCAGCAAAAGGACAGCCGCCGAGTGTACAAAGTGCAGCTGGAGTAAAAGCATTTGCAGCCGCCCAGGCAAGAAACTCTGCGATACTTGGGCAAGCAAGTAAGTCTGCAGCAGAATTAGGAGCAAGCTTTGGTAAATTAGGTTCTTTAATAAGACAAGGATCTGGCGGTGTTGGCGACTTTGCAGAAAATATAGCCAGTTCGTCTAAACCTGTGCTGGATTTTGCAGCAGCAGTAGGCGGCCCAGCTACAAAAGGCGTGGTTTTTTTTGGTAAAATACTCTTAGATTTAGGAGTAGCAGCAGCTAAACAAGCGCAGAAAGAATTAGCAACATATCAAAAGTTATCAGCTGCTGGTGTTGGTGCCGTTGGCAGTCTTGATGGTTTAAGAAGTTTAGCTTTTCAACTTAATTATTCAACTGAAAACCTAGAACAATTTTCAACTTTTCTAGCCAGTAACAGCAAAAATCTAGCTATGTTTGCTGGTGGGGCTACAGAAGGAGCAAAAGTATTAGGACGCCTTTCATCTGACATTGAACAATCTGGCATAAGAGATAAGTTTTATGCGCTAGGACAAGGATACGAAGCGCAAAATGCAACCCTAATGAATTTTGCACTTAATGAAACACGCATGGGCAGAAGCCGTCAACTGCAAGAAAAAAATGCTGCTAAAACATTCGACGAATACTATGCAAATCTTGTCAAAGTCAGTAGACAAACAGGCGCAACTGTAGAAGAACAACAAGAAGCTCAAAATCAAGCAATGGCTGTGGAACAGTTCCGTATTAAGTTGGAACAAGCCAAAGCAGCTGGTGATCAGCAAGAAATAGAAAGATTAACACGATATCAAAAAACTGCTGAACAACTCAGCAACGTTGGTGCTAAAGATGCAGCATCAGCAATATTGGCTCAGGCCGGCGGATTCATGGGAGGTAAAGGAACACAGGGTATAAACATATTGACCGGTGGTGAGGCTTTTCAAACTATGGAATCTGGAAAAGGCATTGATCCTCAGGTACTGGCACAAAAGGTATTGACTCAGATAGGCAAAGGTTTTACTGAAAGACTAGGAACACTAGGGCAAGTTGGCGGCGCCGAAGATCTTACAGGGATGAGAGTTGGTCCAATATTTGATGCACTCGAAAAGCTTAAGAACGGTCTAATAGTTGAAGAAAAAATTAGAACCGACATTGCAGGCAAACAAGACAAAGAATTTGAAAGAGAAGCAGACAGAGCTGGCAAAGCACTTAAACAATCTCAGAATGTTTCTGACTTTTTTGGAAAGATAATACCTGCTGCTACCTGGACTGTACAGAAGTTCACTAATGCAATGAAAGGCCTTACTGACATGTTGCCCGGAGCCGGACAACAAAAAGATGAGGAGACCGGCAAAACACAGCAAGAGTTAATGAGAAATCTGTTAACTCCGGGATTTGCATCCGGGGGTATTGCAACAGGCCCTAACAGCGGCCATATACAATTGTTGCACGGAACAGAAGCTGTAATACCGTTACCCGACGGAAAAACAATTCCAGTTAAGATAGATGCTGGCTCATTAGGTAGTTTAGCTGGTGGCATGAATGCCGGTCCGGTGTTTAATCCAGCCAATGAAACTAACTTTTTGATAGAAAAAAGCAACGAAGAACTGGTCAAGTCCAACGTTACTTTGGACAAGATACTGACAGCTATAACTGGTGGCTCTGGCTTAATGGGCGGTAGTACAACTGAGAGAGTTGCTCAAGAAGCTCTAGCCGAACATGATCATGCACATCCGCACGAACCAACCGCTCCAGTAGATCCAGCTCTTGCCAAGCAGATTGGTACTATTGTTAATCCCTTGGAAAAAATGGTTCAGACCAGCGGCTTTGGCAATCGCATGATGGATGGCAAAGTGCAAGGACACGGCGCTATCGACTTAGCTGGAAAAATCGGCGACAAGATCATGGCACCTATTTCGGGTGTAGCTAGAGTCCTAAGTGAAAAAGAGTCTGGCGGCTACGGCAACATGGTTGAGGTCACTGATACCGTTACAGGAGTCAAGCACATGCTGGCTCACATGGATAAAACCATGGTCAAGACTGGCGATGTTATTAAGGCCGGTCAACAGATTGGAACTGTAGGCAATACAGGTAAAAGTACCGGTGCACACCTGCATCACGAAATGCGTTTAAAAGATGGAACTAAAGTTGATCCTAGTCAGTTTTATAACATGCCGGGATTTGGTACTACAGCTGGCGGCGCTGCTACTGGTAATCCTAATATTGCTAGGCAAGGTCGTCGATCAGGCGCAACGCAATATCCTTCTATAGGAATGATGTCAGACAGCCTTGGTAAAATGTCGGAAAAATATGAAACCGGCGGCCGAGGCAGCGGAACAGTTGGCTGGGATAAAGTCGGCGGCACCAGTTACGGAAAATATCAAATTGCATCTAAAGTAGGTGCAATGAAAGATTTTCTAAAGTTTGCAGAACAATCGGGTCGTGGAGATGTTGCTAAGAAGCTAAGAGAAGCCGGAGCTGAAACTGACACCGGCGGTACTAGCGGTAAATCTGTAGACGTTTGGAAACAAATGGCTGCTGCTGGAGAGTTAGGTGACTTAGAGCATCAATTTATTAAAAAACGCAGCTTTGATCCTGCAATGGCTGGATTAAAAGATCCTAAACTCAAGAAAATGATTGAAGGCAACAAAGGCCTTCAGGAAATGATGTGGAGTACTTCTGTGCAGCACGGTGGCGGCGGCGCATCAGGTATTATGAACAAAGTCTTCAAAGAGGGCATGAGCCAAGAAGATCTTGTTAAAGCTGTTTATGCTGAACGCGGTACTAGATTTGGTGGCAGCACCGAAGAAGTGCAAAAGAGTGTCAAAAATAGATTTATAAGCGAGCAAGGCGATGTAATGGCCATGTTGGGCATGCCAGCTGGCAAAGGCAGCACAATGACCGCTGCAGCACCGGGAATGCCAGCTGCTGGAGCAATACCTGGAATGACAGCAGGTGCAGCAACTCCCGGCGGTGGCGGATTAATAGGCATGCTGGGTGGTATGCTTGGAGGTGGTGCGCCTGCCGGTGGCGGTGGATTGATGGGCATGTTGGGTGGCATGCTCGGGGGTAGCGCAACGACCCCCTTGGCCGGAGTCACTGCTGGCGGAGCTCCAGGCGCTATTGGCGGCGATATTTCGGCAATCACACAAGCTATGCAAGCACAAACCGAAGCAACTCAAACAGCCATTACTAGCGGAATGGAAAATCTTACCAGTCAATTAGTCAGCAAGATTGGTACCGGTGGCACCAATGATCCTGCTGTACCTGCATTATTGAGCGAAATGATTACAGCACAGCGCGAACAAACAGGTGCTATCAACAGACTAATTCAAGTCAACACTTCATAACGAATAAGTAATACAAATGAAATATACGGATTAATACATGGCAGATTCGCAAAATAACAGTAAGAAAGGTTGGCGCAAGTACTTTAAAGTAGCCAACGTTGGCGGAGAACTTAGTCCTCTCAGCGGCAAAGGCGCAGACGGATTGCCTGGCTACGGTCGACAAGACGGCAGAGACCCCATGCGTGGACATGCCGATATTGCATATCGCAATTATGCTAGTAGACTTCCAGAAGTATATTCTGGGCATCCTAATAGAATTGAGAGATACAACCAATACGAAAATATGGATTCAGACAGTGAAATCAATGCCTGTTTGGACATCTTGGCAGAATTTTGTACTCAGACAGTCAAGGGAGAAACAGTTCCTTTTCAAGTTGTTTATAATGATGATCCCACTGACCATGAAATTGACATCATAAGAAAGCAGTTGCAGCAGTGGTGTAAACTCAACAAACTAGATCAAAGAATCTTTAGAATTTTTCGTAATACGTTAAAGTACGGCGATCAAGTCTTTGTCCGTGATCCAGAAACGTTTGAAATGTATTGGGTCGACATGACCAAGGTTGCTAGAGTTATTGTTAACGAAAGTGAAGGAAAGCGTCCTGAGCAGTATGTGATTAGAGACATTAATCCCAACTTTCAAAATCTGAGTGTGGCAGTAAAAACCACCACGGATTATCAATCGACACCGCCGTCGGGTGCTTATGTAGCTCCGTACAATTACACTGCGCCCAATGCTGGCGCAGGCGGACAAGGTTCAGGCGGCAGTAGATTTTCAGCAGCAATGAACGAAACTGTAGTGGATGCCAAGCATGTAGTTCATTTGGGACTTAGCGAAGGATTAGACTACTACTGGCCGTTTTCCATGAGTGTGCTGGAAACTATTTTTCGTGTGTTCAAACAAAAAGAACTGTTAGAAGATGCTGTGTTGATCTATCGTACAGCACGAGCACCTGAGCGTAGGGTATTTAAAATTGACGTGGGCAATATGCCCAGTCACCTGGCCATGGCCTTTGTTGAACGTGTCAAAAACGAAATTCATCAGCGCAGAATACCCAGCAACACTGGTGGCAACGGTGGCGGACAACACATAATGGACAGCAGTTATAATCCACTTAGCATCAACGAAGATTACTTCTTTCCACAAACAGCAGATGGACGAGGCAGCAGCGTAGAAACTTTACCAGGCGGCAGTAATCTAGGCGAAATTGACGACTTAAAGTACTTCAACAACAAGATGTGTCGTGGTCTACGTGTGCCTAGCAGCTACTTACCCACTGGACCAGACGATTCAGACCGTCCCATGAATGACGGGCGTGTTGGAACAGCACTGATACAAGAATATCGGTTTAATCAGTATTGTGAGCGTTTACAGCGTTTGATTATTGAAAAACTTGACGACGAATTTAAGATGTTTATGCGTTGGAGAGGTTTCAACATTGATTCTAGCCTGTTCTCTATAGCGTTTAACCCACCACAGAACTTTGCTAGCTACAGAGAAGCTGAATTAGACACCACTAGGGTCAGTACATTTCAGCAGTTAGAACAAGTTCCATACATGAGCAAAAGATTCTTACTCAAACGTTATCTAGGATTGACTGAGGAAGAAATTCAAGAAAACGAAAAACTCTGGCATCAAGAACGCACTGATCCAGAAGCGCCGACAGCACAAGGCGGCGACTTGCGTAGTGTTGGTGTAACTCCGGCAGATTTTGAAGGTGACATTGCCACCGGCGGAGAAATGGCTGGTGTAGGCGAACCAGGCGGCGATGAGTTTGCTAATGTTCCAGCTGGTCCTGCTCCAGGATCACAACCAGCTGCAGGAGCAGCACCAGGCGGAGCTGTTCCTGCGCCGGCGGGCTAAATATCACTATGATACTGACAGAGCTTTATCAACGATCGCCAGACGCATATCAAGACTTGGCACAAGACAATTCGCAACCTGCATTGGGACAATTGCGAAAAACCAAGCTGACTTTACGTCAACTCAACAAGCTGAGAAAAATGAACGACGTTCGGGCTTATGAGTTTAAAGAAAAAATAAAAAAAGTCAAACAACAGTATGCACCACCAGCTCAGCCCTTGGCCTAAGTAAAAATTACAAAAATCGTCAAAAATCTATCAAAAACACCGGTAATCTACTGTGTTTATTTCGTTTGGCTTAAATATCTAACAGAGCCATTACATTGGAGGTCCTCATGAATAAATTTGAACAACTCATTGAATATGTAATCAATGATGAAGAAGCCAAAGCCCGTGAATTATTTCACGACATCGTAGTAGAAAAAAGTCGTGCTATCTACGAAGAAATGATGCAGGATGAAGAAATTGAAGAATCCGAACACATGGATGAAGAAGCAGTTGAAGAAGGAATCGAGGAAATGGGCGGCGATCAAGCCGACGATCTAATCGACGATATCGAAACTGAAGAAGAAGGTATCTCCATGGAAGGTGAAGATGACATGGACGACATGGATTCTGATCATCACGACGACGTAGGCGGTGACGAAGAATTAGAAGATCGTGTTGTTGATCTCGAAGACAAGCTGGACGAACTCATGGCTGAATTTGAAAGCCTTATGGGCGACGATGAAAGTGACGACGAAATGGACATCGAAATGGACGACGAGATGGACACACCCGACATGGACAGCGAAGAAGTTGTTGATGACGAGTTAGAAACCGAAGGCATGTACGAAAACGTTGATCTCAAAGCTGCTCCTAAGCCAGTTACTTCGGAAGAAGGTTCAGTCAACAAAAAAAGTACAGTAGCAGCTAACGCTGGTGCCAAAGGTGCACAAGCTCATCCAGTCAAAATGACCGGTGACACAGCACAAGGTCGCAGTGCGCCTGCTGTCAAAGACATGGGCAGCACAACAAGCCCTAAGCAAGCACCTGCAACTAAACCACACCTAGCCCAAGCCACAGGTGTCAATACTAAAAGTGTTATCCAATAAGGAACCCAGGTAAATGGCTCTTTACCTAAGAGAAAACTTGACGTTCGACGCTGCCCGCATGGTTGTGGAAGGTGTCGACGGCAAGGATCTTTATATGAAAGGGATTTGCATTCAAGGCGGAGTAAAAAACGCCAATGAGCGTGTGTATCCTGTTTCAGAAATAGAGCGTGCTGTTGGCACCCTTATGGAGCAAATCAAAGCAGGTAATTCAGTTCTTGGGGAACTGGATCATCCAGATGATTTAAAAATTAACTTAGACCGCGTTTGTATCAACATGATAGAAATGTGGATGGACGGCCCCAACGGCTTTGGTAAAATGAAAATATTGCCAACACCCATGGGAAATCTCGTCCGCACACTGCTGGAAAGTGGTGTGAAATTGGGAGTTTCGAGCCGAGGTAGCGGTAACGTTAACGAAGCAAACGGACATGTCAGTGACTTTGAAATAGTCACTGTGGATGTGGTTGCCCAACCATCAGCGCCTAATGCCTATCCAAAAGCCATCTATGAAGGCTTGTTGAATATGCGCCACGGGCATCGCATGCTAGAAATGGCACGCGAAGCTGGGTCGGACAACAAGGTACAGAGATATTTGAAAGAGGAAGTAAAACGCCTCATCAAAGATCTCAAAATCTAGGAGAAATAGATGTTTGATGCTATTAAACCACTGCTAGATAGCGGACTCATTAACGAGGACGTGGGACAAGAACTCAACGAAGCTTGGGAATCTAAACTCACAGAAGCTCGCGAACAGTTACGTGCAGAACTCAGAGAAGAGTATGCACAACGCTACGAGCAAGACAAGACAGTAATGGTTGAAGCCCTAGATCGCATGGTAACAGAAGGTCTGACCGCAGAAATTCAAGCTGTTGCTGCTGAAAAGCAAGCACTGGCAGAAGATCGTGTCAAGTTCCAAGGCAAAATGAAAGAAAGTGCTGTAAAGTTCAACGACTTTATGGTTTCTAAATTGGCCGAAGAAATTGGCGAACTGCGCAAAGATCGTCAAGTTCACTCAGAAGGCATCCAGAAATTGGAGCGTTTTGTTGTGGAAGCACTAGCCCAGGAAATTATGGAATTCCAACAAGACAAGCGTGATGTCGTTGAGACAAAAGTTCGTTTGGTTCGCGAAGCCCGTAGCAAGCTGGAAGCTCTCAAGGCTCGATTTGTAACAGAATCTGCTGCCAAGATGAGTCGTGCTGTTGCTAGCCATCTAAAAGCTGAAATGTCACAGTTGCACGAAGACATCCGAGTTGCTCGCGAGAACAATTTTGGACGTCGTATTTTTGAAGCGTATGCTGCAGAGTTTGGTTCGACATATCTCAATGAGAATGCCGAAGTCCGCAAACTGCAGACATTAGTCAGCGACAAGAATCGTCAGCTAGAAGAAGCTACAAGAATCGTCCAGAAGTCAAAGCAACTGGTCGAAACTAAAGAGCGTGAAATTCGCATGATCAAAGAATCCACAGCACGTGAAACTGCCATGGAAGAATTGCTGGCTCCTCTCAACGATGAGAAGCGTGAAGTCATGAAGAATTTGTTAGAAAGCGTACAGACCAGTCGTCTGAAAAACGCATTCGAAAAGTATCTACCAGCTGTACTTAACGACGCTGCTCCTAAAACTCGCAAGAGTCTTACAGAAAGCGTGGTTGAAGTAACTGGTGATAAAACCGTCAAGGCAGTTGAAGAAGACCGTTCCAACGTGATCGATATCAAGCGCCTGGCAGGTCTTTAATTAGAGGAGACTTAAATGTCACAAGAACTGTTAGAAAGCCGTTGGGACGAGACCAAAGAAGCCCTTATGGAAGGCCTCAAAGGTAGCCGTCGTAACACAATGGGCGTTATCTTAGAAAACACCCGCAAGTACCTGAAAGAAAACGCAAGTGCAGGTTCGACTGTAAGCGGCAACATCGCCACACTAAACCGTGTGATTTTGCCTGTGATCCGTCGAGTCATGCCAACTGTTATTGCCAACGAGTTGGTTGGTGTTCAGCCAATGACTGGCCCAGTTGGTCAGATCCACACTCTGCGTGTGCGTTATGCAAGCACAATGACAGACCAATCAGCAGCAGCAACTTCAGTTGTAGCTGGTGAAGAAGCCTTGAGTCCATTCAAGATCGCCACTGCTTACTCAGCCGGCGCTCGCGGTGCTGACAACGCAGCAACAACACAGACAGCAGCACAGGGTTACACCGGTGCCAACACAGCTACACTAGAAGGCAACGGCGGACGTCAAATCTCTGTACAGATCCTGAAGCAAGCTGTTGAAGCTAAAACACGTAAGTTGCAGGCACGCTGGACATTTGAAGCTGCTCAAGACGCACAAGCCATGCATGGTATCGACGTAGAAGCCGAAATCATGGCAGCTT